ACTAATGGAACATCGGGAACTAATGGTACGAACGGTACTAGCGGTGTTAATGGTATTTCAGGTGGTGCTGTTTATTTCTTTAACGAATCAGTAACACAAACCCCTTATAAAGAATTTTCACCAATACCGACATCAGGGTCGCAACAAACAGTTACGGTTACTATTGCGAATGGTGTAACATCAACTATTCAATCATATTTAACACCCTCAACTTATCCGAATGTATCAACCATACCTGCGGGAATTTGGTCTTTCTTCTTACACGCGTATAAAGAAAACAATAATGCAAGTTTTGATATATTCTGTGAAGTTTATTCAAGAACAACAGGTGGGACTGAAACTTTATTATTTTCAACAGACCCAGCACCTGTAACAACAAATTCACCAAACCCATCAATGGTATTATCTGATGGATTTCAAGGAGGATTTTCAATCAATACAACAGATAGGATATTTGTTAAAGTTCGAGCTACAAATACCTCAAATCAATCACATACAATTACTTTCGTAACCGAAGGTACAACTCATTATTCATATGGTCAAACTACGTTAGGTGTAATTAATGGAACAAGTGGTTCTTCAGGAACTAGCGGTACTAATGGTACGAACGGTACTAATGGAACCTCAGGTACGAACGGAACTAACGGAACTAGCGGCACTAACGGTACAAATGGAACTTCAGGTTCAAGTGGAACGAGCGGAACAAATGGAACGTCAGGAACTAATGGTACTAGCGGTTCAAGTGGAAGTAATGGAACATCAGGAACTAATGGTACTAACGGAACTTCAGGTTCATCAGGTGTAAATGGTACATCCGGAACAAACGGGACTTCAGGTACGAATGGTTCATCAGGTACTTCAGGCTCAAGTGGTACAAGTGGTTCTTCTGGAAGTTCGGGGACTTCAGGAACAAACGGGACTAGTGGTACAAATGGTACTTCAGGTACTAATGGTACTAGCGGTTCAAGTGGAAGTAACGGAACATCAGGAACTAACGGAACTTCAGGAACAAACGGAACATCTGGCTCAAGTGGTTCTTCAGGTACAAATGGTACTTCAGGTACTAATGGAACAAACGGAACATCAGGGTCTAGTGGTTCTTCAGGTAGTTCAGGCACATCTGGAACGAACGGTACTTCAGGAACTAACGGAACATCGGGTAGTTCAGGCTCCTCAGGAACATCTGGTACAAACGGCACATCAGGGACTAATGGAACAAGTGGTTCATCAGGGTCTAGCGGCACTAACGGAACATCGGGTACAAATGGGTCATCAGGAAGCTCAGGCTCAAGCGGAACAAATGGTACTAACGGGACAAGTGGGTCTTCAGGTTCCAACGGAACATCAGGTACTAACGGTACAAATGGAACTTCAGGTTCAAGCGGTACTAGTGGAACAAATGGTACTTCAGGTACTAACGGGACAAGTGGGTCTTCAGGTTCCAACGGAACATCAGGTACTAACGGAACTAGCGGAACAAATGGTACTTCAGGAAGTTCAGGGTCGAGTGGTTCGTCAGGAACTAGTGGAACAAATGGTACTAACGGAACGTCAGGAACAAATGGAACTAGCGGAAGCTCAGGAACATCAGGTTCTTCAGGGTCTAGTGGTAGTAGCGGTACGAGCGGTTCATCAGGGACAAGTGGGTCTTCAGGCTCAAGTGGAACGAATGGTACATCAGGGTCTTCGGGTATCTCGGGTTCAAACGGAACAAATGGAACATCGGGCTCAAGTGGGAGTAGTGGGTCATCAGGTACTAACGGGACTTCAGGTACTAACGGAACAAATGGGACTAGCGGCACAAATGGAACATCAGGAAGCTCAGGTTCAAATGGTTCGTCAGGGACTAGCGGCACAAATGGAACATCAGGAAGCTCAGGTTCAAATGGTTCGTCAGGGACTAGCGGCACAAATGGAACATCAGGAAGCTCAGGTTCAAATGGTTCGTCAGGAACTAGCGGAACTAATGGAACATCGGGAAGCTCAGGTTCAAATGGTTCGTCAGGAACTAGCGGAACTAATGGAACATCGGGGACTAATGGTACAAACGGAACATCTGGAACCAACGGTACTTCAGGTTCATCTGGCTCTTCAGGGACTAGCGGAACAAATGGAACATCAGGTACTAACGGGACTTCGGGGACAAATGGAACTAGTGGTTCTTCAGGAAGTAGCGGTAGCTCAGGTTCAAGCGGAACTAATGGGACATCAGGAACAAATGGTACTAGTGGAACAAACGGTACATCAGGAAGCTCAGGTTCAAGTGGAACATCCGGTACAAACGGTAGTTCAGGAACAAGTGGGTCTTCAGGGTCTAGTGGTAGTTCAGGTACAAATGGTACTAGTGGAAGTAGTGGTTCATCAGGCTCAAGCGGTACTAGTGGGACTAACGGAACTTCAGGAACAAACGGAACTTCAGGAACAAACGGAACATCTGGCTCAAGTGGTTCTTCAGGTACAAATGGTACGAGCGGAACTAATGGTACTTCAGGAACTAACGGAACAAACGGAACATCAGGGTCTAGCGGCTCTTCAGGAATAAATGGAACTAACGGGACTTCGGGTACGAATGGAACAAGCGGAACAAATGGAACATCAGGGTCTAGTGGTTCTTCAGGTAGTTCAGGTACATCTGGAACGAACGGTACATCGGGTAGTTCAGGTTCCTCAGGAACAAACGGTACGAGCGGTTCATCAGGGACAAGTGGGTCTTCGGGTTCAAGCGGTTCATCAGGAACTAGCGGTACTAATGGTACATCAGGAACAAACGGAACGTCAGGTTCTTCAGGAAGTTCAGGTTCAAACGGCTCGTCAGGAACTAATGGTACTAGCGGAACAAATGGAACATCGGGCTCAAGTGGGAGTAGTGGGTTATCAGGTACTAACGGGACTTCAGGTACAAATGGAACATCAGGCTCTAGCGGTTCATCGGGGAGCTCAGGTACTAGTGGTACTAACGGTACGTCCGGCTCAAGTGGAAGTTCGGGAACAAGCGGTTCATCAGGTAGAAATGGAACTAATGGTACTAACGGAACAAACGGAACATCAGGGTCAAGTGGTTCTTCAGGAACTAGTGGTCTTTCAGGTGTAAATGGAACATCAGGAACAAATGGTACTAGCGGTTCATCAGGAAGTTCGGGGACTTCAGGGACTAACGGAACAAATGGTTCAAGTGGAACAAGTGGTTCAAGTGGTAGTTCAGGAACAAGTGGTTCATCAGGTTCAAGCGGTACAAGTGGTACAAATGGTACTAGTGGTTCATCAGGAAGTTCAGGTACAAATGGTACTAGCGGAAGTAGTGGTTCATCGGGTTCAAGTGGTACTAGTGGAACTAATGGAACTTCAGGAACAAACGGCACTAGTGGAAGTAGTGGTTCGTCAGGTTCAAGTGGAACTAACGGAACTTCAGGAACAAATGGTACGAGTGGTACTAACGGAACATCGGGGACTAATGGTACTAGCGGAAGTAGTGGTTCAAGTGGTACTAGCGGAACAAATGGTACTAGTGGAACAAACGGCACATCAGGAAGCTCAGGTTCAAGTGGAACATCAGGAACAAATGGCACATCAGGGTCTAGTGGGTCTTCAGGTACTAATGGAACATCAGGTTCAAGTGGGTCTTCAGGAACTAATGGTACGTCAGGAACAAACGGCACATCGGGCTCTTCAGGTAGTTCAGGTTCAAGTGGTACGTCGGGGACAAACGGTACTAGTGGAACAAATGGTACGTCGGGGTCTAGTGGTACTTCAGGAACTAACGGTTCATCAGGTACTAGTGGTAGTTCAGGGTCTAGTGGCTCTTCAGGAAGTAGTGGTACGTCAGGTTCTTCGGGTTCAAGTGGAACATCAGGTTCGTCAGGGTCTAGTGGTTCTTCAGGTACAAGTGGCTCATCAGGTTCATCAGGTAGAAATGGAACGAATGGAACTTCAGGAACAAACGGAACATCAGGTACTAATGGGACTAACGGAACATCAGGTACTAATGGGACTTCGGGTAGTAGCGGCACAAACGGCACTTCAGGGACAAACGGGACATCAGGTACCAATGGTACTAGTGGCTCTTCAGGAAGTTCAGGAACTAATGGTACAAGTGGTTCTTCAGGAAGTTCAGGTACCAATGGTACTTCAGGAACAAATGGTACTAGTGGAACGAACGGTACTTCAGGTTCAAGTGGTACAAATGGAACATCGGGCACAAACGGGACATCAGGTACTAACGGTACAAGTGGAACAAACGGGACATCTGGAACGAACGGCACTTCAGGTTCATCTGGTTCTTCGGGCACTAGCGGAACAAATGGTTCTTCAGGGACTAGCGGAACAAATGGAACATCAGGGTCTAGCGGTAGTTCAGGTACTTCAGGTACTAATGGAACGAGTGGGACTAACGGAACTTCGGGGTCTAGTGGTAGTTCAGGTTCAAGTGGAACAAGTGGTTCATCAGGGAGTTCGGGAACAAGTGGTTCATCAGGCACTAGTGGTAGTTCAGGGTCTAGTGGTTCATCGGGTTCTTCTGGAACTTCGGGTTCATCAGGTAGAAACGGAACCAATGGGACAAATGGAACTTCGGGTACAAATGGAACTTCGGGTACAAATGGAACTTCGGGTAGTAGCGGAACAAACGGGACATCTGGAACCAACGGAACTTCAGGTTCATCTGGCTCTTCAGGGACTAGCGGAACAAATGGGACTTCAGGAACTAACGGAACATCAGGTACAAATGGTACTAGCGGAAGTAGTGGTTCGTCAGGTTCAAGTGGAACAAACGGTACTTCAGGAACTAACGGAACTTCAGGAACAAATGGTACTAATGGGACTTCAGGAACAAATGGAACTTCGGGGTCTAGTGGTACTAGCGGCACTAACGGTACTAATGGAACTTCAGGGTCTAGCGGCAGTTCGGGGTCATCGGGAACATCAGGTTCAAGTGGAACAAGTGGAGTAAGTGGTGCTTCGGGTACGAGTGGAACAAACGGTACATCAGGTTCAAGCGGTAGTAGTGGGACATCGGGGTCTAATGGTTCTTCAGGGAGCAGTGGAACATCGGGTTCAAGCGGTAGTAACGGAACAAGTGGTACTAATGGTACTAATGGTACAAGTGGAACAAACGGAACATCAGGCTCAAGTGGTACTTCAGGTACTAACGGTACGAGTGGTACAAACGGAACGTCAGGAACTAATGGTACTAGTGGTTCTTCAGGAAGTAGCGGCACGTCAGGTTCTTCAGGAAGTAGTGGTACTTCTGGCTCATCAGGTTCAAGTGGAACAAGTGGTTCTTCAGGTAGAAACGGAACAAATGGTACTAACGGAACAAGTGGAACAAATGGTACAAATGGAACCTCAGGAACTAACGGTACTTCGGGTACTAATGGAACATCAGGAACAAACGGAACTAATGGAACTTCGGGAACAAATGGAACATCAGGGTCTAGTGGCTCTTCAGGGATAAATGGTACAAACGGTACGAATGGAACTTCAGGTACTAACGGAACATCGGGGACTAATGGTACTAGCGGAAGTAGTGGTTCTAGCGGGACTTCAGGAACAAATGGAACCTCAGGAACTAACGGAACTAGCGGAACAAACGGTACTTCAGGTTCAAGTGGTATAAATGGAACCAACGGGACTAGCGGTACAAATGGTACAAGTGGTTCTTCTGGTAGTTCAGGAACTAGCGGCACTAACGGAACTTCAGGGTCAAGTGGTAGTTCAGGTTCTTCAGGGACTAGCGGTTCTTCAGGTTCAAGTGGGACATCAGGGACTAGCGGTTCTTCAGGTTCTAATGGAACGTCGGGAACAAACGGAACTAGCGGCTCAAGTGGTAGTTCAGGTTCTTCAGGAATAAATGGAACATCAGGTACTAACGGTACGAGTGGTACAAACGGAACGTCAGGAACTAATGGGACAAACGGTACGAGCGGCACCAACGGAACGTCAGGAACAAACGGTACTAGTGGTAGTTCAGGTTCTTCAGGTACAAGTGGTACTAATGGGACTTCAGGAACAAATGGTACAAGCGGCACTAATGGAACATCAGGCTCAAGTGGAAGTTCAGGTTCTTCAGGAACAAACGGTACATCGGGAACTAATGGTACTTCAGGAACAAATGGTTCATCAGGAACTAGTGGGTCTTCAGGTTCAAGCGGTTCTTCAGGAAGTTCAGGTACTTCTGGTTCAAGTGGTAGAAATGGTACAAACGGTACTAATGGAACATCAGGTACCAACGGAACTAATGGAACAAGTGGGACTAATGGTTCTTCAGGAACAAACGGCACAAGTGGAAGCTCGGGTACAAATGGAACTTCAGGGACTAATGGTACAAACGGAACGTCAGGAACGAATGGTACTAGCGGCACTAACGGAACTTCAGGAACAAATGGAACATCGGGTTCTAGTGGAACATCAGGGTCTAGTGGTTCTTCAGGAATAAATGGTACTAGTGGGACAAACGGTACCAACGGAACATCAGGTACTAATGGTACATCCGGTTCTTCAGGTTCAAGTGGTACTTCGGGTACGAATGGAACATCAGGTACTAACGGTACAAGTGGAAGTAGTGGTAGTTCGGGTTCAAGTGGTACTAGTGGGACAAATGGTACATCAGGAACAAATGGTACGTCAGGGTCTAGCGGTAGCTCTGGTTCTTCAGGTATGAAAGGAGATTCAGGGTCGTCAGGTATATCAGGTACAAATGGTACTAACGGAACTTCGGGTACTAATGGTACAAATGGAAGTTCAGGTTCGTCAGGTATAAATGGCACATCAGGAACTAATGGGACATCAGGTTCTTCAGGAAGTTCAGGTACTAGTGGTTCTTCGGGTTCGAGTGGGACATCAGGGTCAAGTGGTTCTTCAGGTAGAAACGGAACAAACGGAACAAATGGTACCAACGGAACAAGTGGAACTAATGGTACTAGCGGCACAAATGGGACTTCAGGAACAAACGGTACTAGTGGTTCATCAGGTTCATCAGGTTTAAACGGAGCTAACGGTACTAACGGAACTAACGGAACATCAGGTTCTTCAGGTTTAAACGGAGCTAACGGAACAAATGGTACTAACGGAACTAGTGGTTCATCGGGTTCAAGTGGTAGTTCAGGCACTAGCGGGTCATCAGGAACGTCAGGTTCATCAGGTAGAAATGGTACTAACGGAACTAATGGTACTAATGGAACTTCAGGTTCAAGTGGTTTAAATGGTGCAAATGGTACTAACGGAACTAATGGAACATCAGGTTCTTCAGGTTCAAACGGGACATCCGGTTCTTCAGGTTTAAATGGAGCAAACGGAACAAATGGTACTAACGGAACAAACGGAACAAACGGAACTTCAGGTTCTTCAGGCTCAAGCGGATTGAATGGAGCAAACGGAACAAATGGTACTAACGGAACTTCAGGTTCTAATGGTTCATCTGGAACTAGTGGGTCTTCAGGTTCTTCAGGAACTAGTGGGTCTTCAGGAAGTTCAGGAATAAATGGAACATCAGGTTCTAGTGGTTCTTCAGGTATAAATGGTACTAATGGTTCAAGCGGGACTTCAGGTTCTTCGGGTTCATCAGGCACTAGTGGTAGTTCAGGCTCAAGTGGCACATCAGGCTCAAGCGGTTCTTCGGGTATTAGTGGGACTAGCGGTAGTTCAGGTTCTTCGGGTACTAGCGGTAGTTCAGGTTCTTCAGGTAGAAATGGTACAAATGGTACTAATGGTTCTTCAGGTACAAATGGTACTAATGGTTCAAGTGGAACATCAGGGTCAAGCGGATTGAATGGTACAAACGGTACTAACGGTTCAAGTGGAACTTCAGGGTCAAGTGGGTCTTCAGGAACATCAGGTTCATCTGGTACAAGTGGTAGCTCAGGTTCTTCAGGTTCTAGTGGGTCTGCCGGAACCTCAGGTTCATCTGGTTCAAGCGGAACATCTGGCTCATCAGGTTCTGCAGGTACAAGCGGTTCTTCAGGTTTAAATGGGACAAACGGAACTAACGGTACTAACGGAACATCAGGAAGCTCAGGTTCAAACGGGACATCAGGTTCTTCAGGTTTAAATGGTGCTAATGGAACTAACGGAACTAATGGAACATCAGGTTCTTCAGGTTCAAACGGGACATCCGGTTCTTCAGGTTTAAATGGTACAAACGGAACTAATGGAACATCCGGTTCTTCAGGTTCAAACGGAACATCCGGTTCTTCAGGTTTAAATGGAGCAAATGGTACAAACGGAACTAATGGAACATCCGGTTCTTCAGGTTCAAACGGAACATCCGGTTCTTCAGGTTTAAATGGTGGAAGTGGAACCGATGGTAATGATGGGTCAAATTCAGGAAGATGGAATTATCGTAAATCTTTAGCTGGGTTTCCAGGATATTTTGATACAAACTCATCTACAATATCCTCAATAACCTCTATTGACATTAATAATCTAGACATTAATTCGACTAGTTATAATACTTGGTTTTCAGGTATTGATACAATACAGGCATTAGGAAATCCTGTGTATTTACAGATTACTAAAGTTGGGTCAAATAACATAATTGGTATTTGGACTGTTAGTAATATAACATTCTCATCACCTGTTTACACCTTTACCGTATCCAATGTCGTTGGTAATGGTTCTTTAGCTAATGATAATACTTACACAATATCTTGGGTTTATAATGGATTAAATGGTAGTTCAGGAACTAGCGGTTCTTCAGGTTCTTCGGGTTCTAATGGTTCTTCAGGGTCCAGTGGTTCTTCAGGGTCCAGTGGTCTTAATGGTCGTGACGGTTCAAGTGGTACGAGTGGTACAAATGGAACATCAGGAACTAACGGAACATCAGGTAGTTCAGGTCTTAGTATGGTAATTAATAATAATCAAAATAATTACATAGTCACTGCGACGGGTACCGCAAACACCATACAAGGAGAAATTGGTGCACAATTCGATGGTGTAACTATGACTTTAACTAAAGATAGTCCATTCCCTAATATGTCATTGAGTGATACCGTTGGAGGTACTCAGGACCCATTTATGAGATTTATACCATCAACCGCAGCCAACTCATTTGCTCTTGGAGTTGATAATACAAATCAGGCATTTACGATTTCTTATGGCGCTAGTGCAGTCTTAGGTACAAACAATAGATTTTCAATTTTTTCAGCAGGAGATGCCGCAATTACCAACTTCTTACAAATTAATAGTGCTGGAGCACCTACTTATCCTTTGGATGTCACTTCAGGGGCAAGAGTTACAAACGCAATTGCCGCTCGTATTGATAATAATAATGACGAAGGTGTTTTATTCTATCCGTATGTAGGAGCATCAGGTGGTAACAACAACAGCGTTCTTGGTGATACCGCAATGGTTTCAAGTGCCGGTGAAAATTTAATAGTTGGTGCTGGCGGACAAAATGCCGGTTTAAGGTTTGCAGGTGGAACAACAACAACTGTCGGTAATTTACATGTAATAGGTAGTAGTCAAACATTAGGTTATAGTACAGGTGCTGGAGGTTCGGTCTCTCAAACCGGAACTAAGGCAACAGGAGTTACCCTAAACAGACCAACAGGAATAATCACTATGACTGGTGCGACATTGAATGCCAACACAACGGTATCATTTACTTTAACTAATAGTGTGATTTCAGCTACCGACATTGTAGTTCTTCAACACACCTCTGTTGGTTCAAGTGCGTCTTACAATTTAAACGCATTTCCAGGTGCTGGTTCTGCAGTCATTTCAGTGAGAAATGTTACGGCAGGTAATTTAAGTGAAGCAATTGTAATACGATTTGCGGTGATTGAATCAGTAAGTACGTAAGATTGTTTAAAACAATAATTAATTTCTAATATAAAAGATAACTTCTTGGTAAAATTCTATAAAGTGTTCATTCCATAAATCCCACTTTATATTAACACCATCAACAGAATAGACTTCGTAGTTTTCAAATTGCGGTAAAATGTTATCTCTAAAATATCTAAATCTAACTTTATCTTTTTGACTTCTTAGATGCCATTCACCAGCAATTTTTTTAATGTTTTCTTTTATAAATTGTATGTTTTCTTGTTTAAAAATTTCATACTCTCCTCCCTCGCAGTCAGTTTTTAAAAAGTCAATTTTATTTAATCCGTAAAGATTAACCAACTTATCAAACGTCATAGACTCCATATGTGATTCCCCACCAAACAATTGGTCACTTTCAACTATACCATTTGTATCTGAAAGACCTTTATTAATATGAGTGACAGGATTACCTATTGTGTTTTTAATAAGTGTTGTAAATTCACTTTCACTTGGTTCTACGCAAAATACATGTTTAGGTTTTTTATGTAAAATAGAATATGTGAATGGTCCGATACTTGCACCAACATCTAAAACCACATCACCTTCTTCAACCTCAAAGAATTTTTCATAAATATTATTATTAAAAATTTCTTCAGTAATTGCTCCCTTATGAAATTCGGCTAATTCCCTATCCGTATCCATCCAACCCCAATCAAATACAGGTTTGTTAATAACTTTTTCTTCAACAACCACAACTTCAGGTTTTTCTTTATTAATGATTTTTTCAATTTGTTCAATAACCATTTCAGATGTAATCTCTTTTGTACATTCAAATTGTCTTGATGTTCCTTTGTGTTTTGGACACCAATTCCAATCACCAGCATCTAATCTATCCCAATTAAAACAGCCATGACATACGTTTTCATTAATAACTCTATATGTGTCTAATGTGGTTTCAGACCATTTTTCACTAAATCCTGAAATTAACACAACGGGTAATTCACAAGCCCATGCTAACCAAGAAAGTCCTGAACCTAATCCAATAAAAAATTCACATGTTGATAAATCATCTATGACTTCTTGAACTGAACCTCCTTTATATTGTGTGACACCTTTTGGGTAAAAATTACCCATATATCCATCACCTTCTTTTGAGTATATCATACACTCATACCCAAGATTATTTAAATAATCAACAACTTGTTGCCACCCCTTTTTGTTGTTCCAATATTTTGATTGTGCGGTTGAATGAAAACCAATACCTACTTTCTTCTTTTTTTCAACTTTTGGTAAATTTAATATTGGTCTTATTTCAGTGTATTCTAAACCTAAAATATCAGATGCGGTTTGTTGTAATGGTAACGGTTTAAAATCACGAGGATGTTTATTCAAATCCAACTCACCATCTTCTTTATAAAACCAACCTATATTATATTGTGCATTAATATCATATACAACACTTCCTGGTTCAACAAATTCTATTTCTGGATATTGACCTTTAAAAAGGTAGTTCATAAACGTTGATACTACCACATGGCAATTATGTTTTTTTCTAAATTCCTCAACATAAGGAAACCAAGATAAAGTATCGCCCAATGATTTTGAGCCAAATGTGATTAATACCCGTTTGTTTGTGTGGTCATTTGTATTTTGATAAATTAATTCATTATTTTCTCTTACCTCTACTCTCCAATTTGTATAATACTCCTTGTTCATTTTAACCCAAGTATTAATTGATAGGTCACTTTCATAAGAAAGTTGGTCATTATCAAAAAACTTAACGTTTAGTTTATTATCTGTTGTCCCATTTATTTCTAAATAAGGATTTACAATATAATGATTTGAGAATGTGTAATCATTATTTATTTGGTTATTTTTTATAAAGTCCATTTTTAAAATTTTGTAATAAAAATCACGTAATGATTTACCTAAATCAAAAGTCTCATTTAATTTATATGTTCCTTTACTTTCAATTAAAGATAAAAGTTTATTGGTTGATGAATTAATATCGTCATTTTCAATTTCAGTGATATATCCATCAAACATACCAACATATTGTGGAAGATTTCTTGACATTACTTTCATTCCATAACTAATCGCCTCCCTTAAAACTAATGGGTTGCACTCATTAATTGAATTAAACATAAAAATATCACAAGCCGTCATAAAATCAGAAACGTCATTTCTTTCAAACCAAACGGTAACATTTGGTGGTAAATTTTCCATTATTGGTTTCCAATAATCTTCAAAATTGGGCGCCTGATTTCCTATAAAATGAAAATGAACGTCTTTATTTTTTTCCCAAACCTGTCTTGCAATTTCAACTCCCTCACCCTGATTTTTTCCTGATGTCCAAAGACCAACATTTAATACATGAGTTTTAAATGGGTCTAAACCTAACTTTTCTCTTTTTGCAATTTTTTCTATTAAAGGAACACTAAATTCATCATTATAAATTTGATGTTTTTCTTTAATTTCTGACACTAAATCTTCTAAGGGATAAACGTGAACCTCTTTATATGATGGTTCGTTTTTAAAAGTTTTTTCTAAATGAAATGGTGTCACTAATGAATACGCATCTGGATGTAGTTTTCTATTATTAGGGCTAAACCAATTATTATGACAAGACTCGACAATTTTCCATGTTCTATCGTTTGTGTAAATTGAATTAAGTAATGATTTTGAAACTCGGTTAAAACTTTCAAATGCTTCACTGATTTCTTCAAAATGAACTACGTCTATATTTTTTTCTTTTATAATGTCTATTAATCTTTCTTTCTTTTGTTCTTGGTTTTCTTCACCTAAAATACTTAAATTAATAAAATGTTCATCATCTAATAAATTTATAATTTGGTCTCTTTGAACCACATACGTGTGACTAAACCTCGAAAACTCAACAACAAAAATTTCTATTTCATCTTTATAATTTTGTAATTCTTTAATTCTCTTCAATAGAAATTGAGGCATTCCACCCGTTGAAAGGTGTGGTGTAACGTATAATAATTTCATTCTTTTATCTGTTTTATTTTTATTTAAACTTTGCCAATACGCAAGTTCCATATCATCTTCATAATCTTGGTCTCTACCTTCTGAGTCCGAAAAACTTGGACCTTGTGTAAATAACATTGGTACGGTGATACCAAAATCAAATTTCTTGTGTCTATCATTATGTATAAATCTGTAAGTTTCACATGAACTATCATTTAAAAACATATCAACAGCACACATATAAAATGGACTTGTTGGTGTTAAAAATTCTGTCATAATTGACATCCAATGCTCAACAAAATGTCTTTTGTAAAATAAAGATTGGGTACACAACATTTCTTCAAATGAGCCGTGAGTTTTACCATTCAATTTAATTTCACTTCTCGGTAATAATTTAACGCCTAATCCAACAACATCGTAATGATTTACGGTTTCAACCCAATTATCAAAAATTTCATTTATTTCATTTTTCGATACTCCATTCATTAATTTAATATCATCCTCAAACACTATTACATTTTGTGCGTCAGTTGATAAGAATTTTGAAAATAGATTTACGTAAGCGGCATTACAACCCATTTTTCTATATTTTGGGTCATCTAAAATTACTCCGTCTATAAATTCATATCCTGTAATTTCTAATTCATTAAGTAGTTTGATTACACTTTCTTTTCTATCTGTTCGATGAGGTAAATTTATTACATAACCTGCATCTGCGATTTTTTTATCTTTGTAGTATACACCTGTTCTTAATTTTTCAATCATATTATCAATAATGTTTAATCTTTTTTCACCATGTATAAAGAATAATTCTTCTCTTTTTGATGGAACTAATAACCAATCTTTTATGTGTCTTGGTTCACCTGTAAAGGTAGTATTGTCATTTATTAAATCAATTGTTTCTAAACTTCCATTAACATAAACACTTGGTAATCCTCTTGAAACTTTGTGTTTCCATAATAAACAATTAACTATTGTCTCTTCGTGATATGCTGCGTACTTAACCGTATTTGCTTTGATAATTGGATTTAAACACATATCAAACCATTCAGTTATAAATGGTATTGTGTTTTGACCTGCAAGAAAATAACCCGTTTGTCTGTATCCTGATTGGTATCTAAATGATTGGTCGATATTATATAATTCACAAGTGGGGTGTTCTAAAGTTTTGGTTAAATCATCATCAATACCGCCAACACCATCCCAATACATAAAATCATAAACACCTTTTGTAAAATATGGAACAACCTCACCATTAGGATATAAATCAAATATCTTTTCTAAATTTGGTAAACAGGTTGTGTCAGCATCTAAATAACATACTATATTTGAAAAATTCTCTAAAACATCTTTTGTGATTGCAGGTCTTTGAATTAAAGTATCATAAATTGCAACCCTATTTCTATCTATATAAAAGTTACCGTTATCTTCGACATTAAAAAGTTCTTCGTTTTGATTTCTTATAGTACAAAACCATTTTTTAACAAAGACATTTTTTTCATTTATTTCTTCATGGTGATTTAATAAGTAAACAAATATTGGTAAATCTGAAAAAGACCTAATGCTCTTGATTGTTTTTTTTATGATTGGTAAATAATTTTTATCCCCATATAGTAGAAATGACCTATCAAATTTTTTCGTATTTTCCATTTATTAAATAATAATAATTTGGAATTGTAAATGAAGTATTTATAGAATAAAATGCCATTCCCTAATAAAATAAAATATTCCACATCACTTACTGCGGGTACCATTAAAGCGGGAAACTTTTTAATCGGAGTAAATAGTGATGTTACATATGGTCCGACTTCAGTTACAGGATTCTACCAAAGTATCACTCCCGTAACAAGTGGGTTTACTATTCATCAAAATAAGGCAACTTTAGGTCCTTCTACTTTTAGACCAAATAACGATAGTGAATTTATAACATTGGCGAAAGCTTTAGGTGGAAATGTTACAGGAGTTACTGATAGTATCGTGTATTTAGAATCACAATCAGATATTGTTGTTCTAAATAGGGATTATGAGGATATTGTTACAAGTGGTTTATCTATATGTTTAGATGCTGGTTACACACCTTCATATCCTAGGTCAGGAACAACATTTTATAATGTTGCTAATAGTAATAATACATTGACTTTTAGTTTACTAAATGGGGTAACATACTCTTCAGAAGTGGGAGGTTCATTAGTGTTTGATGGTGCCGATGATGAGGTTGTTAGTAATGATGTATATACTATGGTATCGGGAATGACTTGGGATATATGGGCTAAAAGGACTTCTGATGGAAATATTTTTAATATGATGATGAGTAACTTTTTACCATATATGGCATTTAGAGGGACTGGTAGCGGCTCAGACATAAATAAATGTCATGTCACATACCGTACATCCACAGGTGGTACGACAACTCAAAGAAATTTATATACAACAGGCGCAACTTTTAGTAATAACATATGGTATAATTTTACTTACACTTTATTGTATGATTTACAAAATCAACTCGCTACTGGAAAAATTTATGTTAATGGTACATTCAACACGTCCTCTTCAAATTACACCGATTCAGTTTACCAACCATCTTCAGGTAGTAGATTACGTTTAGGTAATTATACATCAAATCAATTTCCATTTCCGGGTAATATTGCAAGACTTTTAGTTTACAATAAAGTATTATCGGACGCTGAAGTCCTTAAAAATTACAACGCACAAAAATCAAGATTTGGTTATTAACTAATTATTCTTTTTTATTTATCTTTTCATATCTTTTAATATATGAAAGAAATATGTTTAGATATCACAGGATGTAGGGCGTTAGGAGATACCTTATGTGTAACACCAACAATTAGAAAATTATATAAGTCGTATAATAGAAAAGTTTCAATTATTACAAATGTTCCTGAACTATTTGTCACTAATCCTTATGTTGAAAATATTTTTGATGGTGATGTTAATCGAGATGAATTAAAAGAAACTTATGATATTTTTGAAACTTTCGATATAGGATATAAAGATAATGGTGTTTGTAATAAACATAACGCGATGGACATCAGACAATTTCATGCAATTTCTTTGGGATTCATGTTAAATAAAGAGGAAATGACTTTAGACTACAACCCATTATACACGCCGATGATACCTGACCTACCTAAAAAATATGTTTTAATTCACTCAGTTCAAAATTGGAATTCAAGGACTTGGAGTTTAAATAATTGGAAATTTTTAACCAAACTATTAAATGAAAAAGGTATTGCTGTCATTTCTGTTGGTAAAAACTCCTCAGAAACGGGTGGGTCAAATGTTGATAAACCTGTATTTGATTTTGAAATTGAAAATGGTTTGAACTTGGTAAATAAAACTAGTTTGGATGATACTTGGTATTTAATTCAAAATTCACTTTGTTTTGTCACTATGGATTCAGGATTATTACATTTGGCAGGAACAACAGATGCAGAAATTATCCAATTAGGTAGTTCCATTAATCCTGAATTTAGGTCACCATTTAGAAATGGTTCACAAGAATATAAATATCATTATGTTATGGGTGGATGTGGATTGAATTGTGCATCTGATGTTAAATACGGAGTTAGAGAGTGGGGTTCTATTCATGGAATACCACCATTAGTTAATTGTTTGGAAAATAAACCAACATTTGAATGTCACCCTTCAGTTCTTCAAGTTTATAATAAGATATTAGAAATCATTTAATAGGTATTTATCTATAAAGATTAATGCCTAATACTATAAAATATTCTACAACAGGAGACACGTTATCTTTACGAAAAGGTAATTGGTATATTGGTGTTGGTGATACACCAAAGGGGCCAACATCAACTACAGGTCATTGGAATGGTATAACTCCATCTGCAGGTGGATACACAATCTATGAAAATAAAGCGGCAAATGGTCCATCAATAAGAGTACCCGAAAGTGATATTGATTTAATCAGGTGGGCAGAAACTTTTTATAGTGGCGTTAATATTTCCACAACATATAGTGCAATTACACACCTTAATACAAATCCAACAACGATGGTTGTTAATAGAGATTATGAAAATATTGTAACAAGTGGGTTAACAATGTTATTAGATGCCGGATTTGTCCCATCTTACCCAAAATCAGGAGTAACTTGGAGTGACTTATCTTACAATGGAAATAATGGAACATTAACAAATGACCCCACATATAGTTCATCAAATGGAGGTACTATTGTGTTTGATGGAACAAATGATTATGTGAATGGACCTGCAATATCAGCACAACTTACAGGTGATATGACGGTTGAAGGTTGGATTTACATTACATCAGGGCCAAGTGATTGGGTTCGTATTATTGGGACAGGAAACAACCCTTCGGGTAATAGAACTTTTGGTTTATGGTATGACGTAAACCGAAAATTATTGTGGCAAAGATATGGGACAAATAACGTAGGGATACAACCAGCAAATGTCTTAAGTTATAATACTTGGTATCATGTTGCTGCCACTACATTAGGGAGTTCCCATACCATTTATTTAAATGGTTCATCAATTGGGTCCTCTACCGTTGCGGGTCCTTGGACCGCATCTAATGAAACTATTACTATAGGTTCTGCTGTTGGTATACACACATATTTAACGGGAAATATTTCTATCGCTAGAATTTATACTAGAGGATTATCGGCATCAGAAATACTTCAAAACTATAACGCACAAAAATCCAGATTTGGATTATAATTATGAATAAAAAAATATTATGGCAGAATTACAAGAATACAACAACAGAAGATTTATGATTTTTAACGTTAGTGAGTTAAATCAAATTGATTTTAACACGGTGTTAGAAACATCGTCAGATACGGTTAGAAAATCAGTTGACGAAACAAAAACATTTGTAAAATGGGACGGTACAATGCCAACTTGTGTTAGTAATTTAACAACAAAAGAAGGTCCATATACATATGAAGAAATATTAACAATTCTATCAACTCCTGAATGGACTGACCCTAATCCAATTATATAATGCCAACATCAAGACCATTCGCATATAATACAGGTTCACAAATAAGTGGAACATTACAATTTGGAAATATTGCAGTTGGGACTCCAACTTCTGGAGTAACCGGAAACCCAAAATGGTGGAACGGTCCTGATGAGGATTTGGGTTATGTCATTGCTCAATCTGTATCTGGAAATACCCAACCAACACCTGTTAGCGGTGTTACTGCGTCTGTTGGTTTTTTTAGGTCAACGGCACTTACAGAAAGTTCATTTATTCAAATTGCGCAAAGGGTATCCACTAATCAAACTTTTGCAACTGGAGATGCCGCGACAACTTGGTTAAACGCAAATGGGTATTGGACTTCATGGGTGACACCCTATGTTGCAGGTTTATATAAGACAACTTACAGTGGATACTTTAGTGATAATGTTAATTTCTTTGCAACCGCAACCCCAGCATCAGTCGGTGGAAATCCTGCAACTTCTGTACAAACTACGTCTATATTTGAACCTGCTACCGATGACGGTTCTAATTTCAGTTGTCAATGGTTAGGATATTTCAAACCAACAACTTCCGAAACATATACTTTTTTCACATCATCTGATGATGCATCTTATGTATGGGTAGGTTCAAATGCTCAGACAGGTTTTACCACAGGAAACGCTACAGTTAATAATGGAGGACTTCATGGAATGCAAGAGGCTTCTGGTTCTATATCACTAACTGCCGGAACCTACTATCCAATAAGAATACAATTTGGTGAACTAAGTGGTGGTGACGCAATGACATTTAATTACTCAACACCTACTATTACAAAAACTACCAATGTAACCGGATTAGTTTTCTATAATTCAACAACCAACGGATTCTAATATAAGATTTGGTTTAAAAAATACTCTTTCTTTACTACCAACCGTTTGTTTATACCACAAACCTTTACCATCCATCCATACGTATGGGTCATTAGGGTCTTCAGTCCAACCGTGTTTTGAATAATACTCAGAATCTTTACGTAAAAGATTTGCTCTATGAGATGAGTGGAACTCCTCGGTACCCAACCAATGAGGTAAAACAAATTCACCTTCAATATGTTCGTGAACCATCGTGTTTTTAAAACCACGAGAAACCCATACATCGATACTATCGTTGTAGTATTGTTTAAGTGCGTTTACATAATCTTTCCACATAACAGAACAAGGGTGATTTAACCAACCTTTATATGGTTTACCATCTTTACGAGTACGACCTGTGATTGCAGATATAATCTGATAAGCTTCCACACGTTGTTTACCAAGACGTTTATTATCTAAACTTTCTAATGATTTTCTAAAATTTTTGTATGGAAGGAAGGTTTGCATGTACTTTTTTGAATTAATGATATATTTATAAAACAAAGATAATAAAAAAAATAAAAATAATTTAAAATTATGAAAAGAATTGTAAGATTAACTGAGTCAGATTTGGCTCGTATCGTAAAAAGGGTAATTAATGAACAAACAGATGGTATGACCGCTTTAGGTAAATTTGGTGATTTCTTGGTAAATGAAAATCATAGAAGTAGCCAAACTTCAGCAGGTATTCCAGTAAACGTTTACGCATCTATGGGTTCTACAGTTACACCTATGATGTTACCTGACGGACAAGGAAAAAAAGTTCAAGGTGTAAAAGTTGATGTTAATGCTGTGACTTATTCAGTAAATGGTCAAGAAGTTAAAAAATTAGAAACAGGTAATATAACTTTTTATCAAATTTGCGGAGCACAAGCTAACTTTTTCGCTAAAGACAATATCAACTCCGTTTTAACAGGAGGTGCAGGATTTAACTCAAAACCAAATGGACCAATTCAGACAAAAGCAACGCAAGCTTGTACAACTGCAGGTTACAAAGGTCAAATTCAAAAACCAGCAGGAGCTCAATTAGCTTAATATTTTAAAAATATTAAATAAATAAAAACCCCTCCGAAGAGGGGTTTTTTGTTTTTAGTCGTTAAAGATTCTACTTGGGTCAGGACCTTGAGTGAACAAACCATCAAATGGGTTTGTGTCGATTGAGTAAGTTGCGCTCATTGTATTTTTGTTTTTCCAAAATACAGTTACCATAGGGTATTTTGGGTTACTATTCAAATTCAAAATAACGTATTTCTCATTTGTTTTTGAATATACATAACTTTTATCTTCGATAGTTAAGTATGCAAACTCACCGTCAGACTCAATAGTTTTAATTTTTGATTTATTTTCAACGTCTGTGATTTGGTCACCCTCACCTTTGAGTAAGTATTCGTGAGTTACGATATTTGAATCAAAATCAAATGTATAAAGTTGGAAACCTTCATACAAACTATCACCAGTTCTGTCCTTGAAAGAATTAGGTGACATTTCTGTCGACTCTACTAACTTAAAACTGTTAACAAAGACTTGAAAATTACCTGATAGTTTATCTTCTTTTTCACCCATGAATGTGAATGCTAAACCTAAAACTACAGAGACAATTACTAAAACACTTGCGATTACTTTTTTCATACTTTTATTTTTTTTAGATGGTTAATTAATGACTACCCTACAAAGATAAGACCTTTTTTTGATTTGCCAAAAGGTTTTGAAAATATTTTTACTTTTTTTTATCCCCACCCTGAAGTGGGGATTTTAATTGGTGGAGGTGGAGGGACTCGAACCCTCGTCCAGCCTATCCTGTCAGATAAGGACTACACGTTTAGGTCAAGGTTTTTCATACCTTCCGAAATATCTAAGTTCTCACACCGCTCAGCGACGGTGGTAGTTCTTTAGGGGAACCACACCCTTTTTGTTTTCTTTTAGAGTGAAAACCAACTCATCAACGACTTCTGTTGCTAGGTTATATGTCTGACCGACCCCCCGTTTCCGTGCCTAACTTAGGCTACAGTAACTTGCTCAGTTGCAATTAAACCAACCACTGAAAGGTTATCAAGTACGTTGCCGTATAAAAGTAGAATCAGTTTTTAAAGAGATTAATTCAGTCCCTACGTGCCCTTATTCCTCAGCCAATACCTGTCAAATCCAAAAACACCCCCATATTTTCAAAGAACTCTTTTTACAAATATAATACAAAGATTTGTATTAAACAATATATTTATAAATATATGAAAAAAATCTTAAAAATTTTTGAGCAAGAAGAAGAGAAGGAATTAACCGACTACGAAAAAATTCTTGCTTTAAATAAAAGAAAGATTGACCCATATGATACTGATTTTGATGGGTGTGACGGAGAAGATTATTCAGACTATTATGAAGTAGGTTATGATGGTATAACTTTCACTTTCCATGACGGATTAGAAGAATATCTAAGATTTTTTTTCAAAGAAACTTACGGTGATGAAGGAACTGATGGTTGGTATGAAGCCGGGTATCTTGATTCTATGCGTAGAGGCCAATGGGAATGGGATACTTGGGATAGAGCAAGTGAAGATTGGGATGAAGGGTATACAATTGAATCAATAAAAGGTGAACCATTAAAACTTTTATATGAGATATTAAAAAAATATCAACCACACTTATTAAATTCCTTTGAAGTTATTGATAATCACGTTCGGTGGAAAGATGGTAAAGAAACGGATAAAATAAATGATTTTATTGAATCTGTAAGTAAAAGAGCAAAGGATGATTTAATAGACGCATATGCAAATGCGAATGATATGGCAACAGATGCAGAAGTGCCAGGTTATATTGATGAAATATATTGTAATTCTTTATCTGTTATTGGTATTGAAAACCAATCAAAAAATTGTTATTGGAAATATTATTTAAGTTGGGGTGATGCGATTATGTTATTTGTAAGATACGGAACACCTGAAGATTGTTTGATGGACATAATGTTTAAAGCAATAGAAAAAGAAGTCACAAAACACACTCCTGAATATTATGAAATTCAATACGAAGCTTGGAACAGAGATGTATTTTATGAACAATTTAATAAAAGAAGTATTAGAGTTTTAGAAAGTTTAATGGAAGATTTAGACGAAATGGTCGAAGAAGGTGGTGAAGAAAAAATGAAAAAATATTTTCAAATTTTAAACACACTAAGTGAAAAAACAGGATTTAATACAAATAAAAAAATTCCAGGGGGATATGAAATTAGAGTATTTGATGTTGATAAAGATACTTTAATGGTTAATTATGGTTTACGTAAAGGAAACACGTGGGGAGAACCATTTAAAACTGGGTCCGCCCCATTAAGTCGTATCTTGAACATGTTGGTGACTCCACCACTCGTCCCTTATATTGGTTAATACTTTTTAATCAATCTTTCTTTAATAATTTCATAAAGACTTACTAAATCCTCATCGGGGATAAATAAAAATCCGTCTTCATAAGCGTCACTTAATGTGATACCATCTTTTTCTTCATAAACGTCGATAGTGTCTAAACGATGAAAAGTCTCGTCTTGAAAACCAAATACGTCTACGTCTTGGTCTAAATCTTCTACAAATGAGTTCATAATTGTTTTCGGTGTATAAATGATTGGTTTGTAAAGATACTCATATTTTTTTAATCCCAAAACTTTTACCATATTTTTTCCAGCTTCAATCGCACATTTTACATCTTCAATTGAAATGAACTCTTGAGCTGAGTGCATGTTATAGTAACCACAAGACATATTGATACAAGAAACATCAATTTTTTTCTTTAACTGCGAAACATCAGTATAAGGGTGAGATTGAACTAACATCTCATTACCAAAAGATTCAGTAATTACTTCTAATGTTTTTTCAAAGAATTCACTATCACGGTCAAATAAACGAACTCCCGAGCAAATCTCGGAAATTAGGTGGTTACCTGGAGCATCATATTGTGTAATATATCCAACATCTTGTAAGAAGTTTACATCACATTTTGATGAACCGTGACAACCTGTTTCTTCACTTACAAATAAACCGATTTTTACTTTGTCTAATTGTTTTAGTAATTCTAAACAAATAAAAATACCACATTTGTCGTCACCACCAATACCCGTTGGTTTTCCATCTGTGTCGTATGCTTTTAATACATCAACAAGAGTGTCGTCAAAAGTTTTACCAAAAGTGTGTGGACGTTTTAGTTTTTCTTCTTTAACGACAATCTTATCAATTTTAGTGTGAACCGTATCTGTGTGAGCAATAAACATCGGATAGAATTCACCTTCTTCAAGTGTTCCCTTTGTTGCGTAGACGTTCATCATTTCATCACGATAAAAAGACACCCCCTCAATACCCTCAAGTTCATCACAAAGGTATTCTACCATATCCTCCTCTTGATATGTTTTAGATGGTACTGAAAGGAGTTCTTTAAATTTGTGTAGGTCCATTATTTTGTTTTTTACAAATGTACAAAAGTTTTCAACATTTGCAAAATTATTTCTTTCTTTTTATAGGTTTTTTTATTTTAACGTCAGTTTTCTTTTCCTTATCGTTATATGTTAGAATAAATTTAGAACCTTTTTCGGGGTTGTCAGTTAAAATCTTTTCTGTGATAGCATCATCCACCCACTTCTGAACCGTTCTTTTCAAAATACGTGCTCCAAATCTTGTGTCAGTCCCAACCTCGATTAAGTGTTTTTTCAAAGTATCATCAACATCAACCGTATATTCTAATTTTTCAATTCTTTCATAGAATTTATTTAACTCTAAATCAACAATTTTTAATAAATCATCTTGGTTCAAATCTTTAAAATAAACGATGTCGTCAAAACGATTGATAAATTCAGGTGCAAACTTTTTGAATAATTCTTTTTCTAACAAAGATTTAATTTCTTCATCTTTTCTTTCGGCTTTATTTGATGTGGAAAATCCAACACCTGTACCAAAATCCTGAACTACTTTTGTACCTACATTTGATGTCATCAAAATAATGCAATTCTTGAAATTGATTTTTCTTCCGTGTCCATCAGTCAACATACCCTCATCTAACATTTGTAAAAATACATTAAAGATTTCAGGGTGAGCCTTTTCAATCTCATCTAACAAAATTACAGAGTAAGGTTTGTTTTTAATTTTGTTCAAGAAAGGTGAACCTTCTTCATAACCAACATAACCTGGTGATGTTCCTGTTAATTTTGATGTTGAGATTTTATCAGAGAATTCACTCATGTCTAATCTGATAAGTGCGTCTTCACTATTGAACATATGTTTTGCCAATTGTTTTGCCAACTCGGTTTTACCGACACCTGAGTTACCAATTAGTAATCCACTAAAGATTGGTTTTTTAGGGTCGTTAAGTCCAACACGATTTCTTTGAATTGCTCTTGCAATTTTTGATACGGCATCATCTTGACCAATAACTCTTGTTGATAACGTATCTTTTAATGTGATAAGTTGTGAAGTTTCATCAGTTGAAATTTTGCTGATAGGAATTTTTGTCATCAAAGAAACGACATCATAAACAACATCTTCAGTTACCTCACGTCGGTATAAGTCTCTATTTTGGTCGAACTTTCTTTTTTCTTCTTCAAGTTCGGATAAAACTTTTCTTTCTTTATCACGAAGATTTGCGGCTTCCTCATACTTTTGTTTGTTAATAACATCAACTTTTTCTTCTTTGATTTTTGCAGCTTCTTTTTTAAGATTTTCAATAATCTCAGGTAGTTTAATTTCTACTTGTGAACGAGCACCAACCTCATCAATAATATCAAAGGCTTTGTCAGGGAACTCACGGTCTGTGATATATCTATCCGCTAACTCAACACATAGTTTTAATATATCATCACTATAACCTACTTTGTGGTGATTTTCATAACGGTCTTTTGAGTTCTGTAGAATTTGTAAAGTTTCTTCTTTCGTTGAGGGGTCTACAACTACTTTTTGAAAACGTCTTTCTAATGCTCCGTCTTTTTCAATATTTTTACGGTATTCCTCTAATGTAGTTGCCCCAATACATTGTAATTCACCACGAGATAATGCTGGTTTGAAGATGTTAGATGCATCCATAGAACCTGATGAGTTACCTGCACCAATCATAGTATGGATTTCATCAATAAAGACAATGATGTCAGGATGATTATAAAGTTCTTCCATAATCACTTTCATACGTTCTTCAAACTGACCACGATATTTTGTTCCCGCAACTACAGATGTCATATCTAAAGAAACAATTCTTTTACCTGCCAAATTCTGTGGACAATCACCCTCAAAGATTTTCTTCGCTAACCCTTCTACAATTGCGGTTTTACCACAACCAGGTTCTCCGATAATAATTGGGTTATTTTTCTTTCTACGAGAAAGAATTTGTGCAATACGATTAATTTCATTTTCCCTACCGATTACAGGGTCAAGTTTACCTTCTTCTGCTGCCTTAATTAAGTCACGAGAAAAGTTATCCAATACCGGTGTTTTTGATGAGCCGTCTTGAGTTTTGTTTTTTGGTTTTTCGTTTCCGTCTGCTGAGTCAATCATATTTTAGTTTTTTATCAATTTTAACCTATTTAAACCTAATAATCAATTATTTTTAAGTTTTTGTCATAATGTCATACACAAATTTGACTTTACTGACATTTTGTCATATATTTAATAATGGCACATATTTAGTGTAAAAATACAAAAATAAACTTATAAAATGAAATAATACTATGATTAACTGGAGAGAATTTGATGACATGTTTGATAAAATGTTTTCAATGAAGTCAGAATTTATTAATAATAATAATTGGACTTCTAAAACATATAAATCACCCGATGGTAAATATTTTTACACTTACTTGTCAAAAGGGTTTAAACCAACCGATGAATTGGGTGAATTGAAAAATAAATTAGATGTTGCAGTTGAGGAACAAAATTTTGAGGAAGCCGTTAAGTTAAGAGACCAAATTAAGAGTTTAGAAAAAAACAAAGAAAAGATTTCTGAGTTACAAACTAAATTAGATGAATGTATTAAAAAACAAGATTTTGAAAAAGCGATAGAATATCGAGATAAAATAAACGACCTAAAATAACAAAGTCCACCTTCGGGTGGATTTTTTTTTGCGTTATATTTATCACTATGAAAGCTTGGAGAAAATTTGTAGATAGTTTGGAATTAACTAAGGATTTAGAACAGGATTATTTTGACATGAGAAAAATCTTTCAAAGAGAAGGGTGGACACAAGAAGAGTTGTCAAGTCCAAGATACTATCCCCAAGATTTAATGGTATTACACAGAAAATTCACACCAAAAATGCGTGAGATTTTTCAGACAATAAAAGATTATGGTTTTGATGTTGACAGAGATGAAGTTCATTATTACATTATGGATAAACTTAGTCATATAGATGACATAACTCCATTAAGAAAACCAAATGGCGATAACGAGAACTGATATAGTAGGAACAAAAATTATTTGTGAAATTGAATCTTCAAATTTAGTTAAAACTGAATACGATAGTGAAACTAGTAAATTAATTGCAACATTCAAAAACGGAATGATATACGAATATGAAGAAGTTCCACACAAAACATATGCACAATTTAGATTGGCGGAATCACAAGGAAAATTCTTCAATACTGATATTGCAAGACAATACAAATACAAAAAAGTAGAAGAAACTGAATAATCTATGTATTTATAGATATGGAAAGTGATAGTAAAATCATTAATAGCTTATATCTTCAAGACGAATTAAATCCCGACATTTGGTATCTACCGAATGAAAAACATATGGGAGACCCCGAAGCGCAATTTTTTAAATTAAAACCAGAAATAAAAGAAAGACTTCTTAAAGTAAGTGAAATATTTTTGGATTATATTGATATCGATATATATGTTCACGACATAATTCTTATTGGTTCATTAACCGGATATAACTGGTCCGATTTTTCAGATTTTGATGTTCATATTCTTTATGATTTTAATGATGCTGGCGAAAACTCTGAATTATATAAAGAATTATTTCATTTGAAAAAAACGGTATTCAATGCGAAACACGACATTAGAATCAAAGGATACGAAGTTGAGATGTTTATACAAGATTTAAACGAAAAAGAAACAAGTGCTGGGTCTTATTCTGTATTACATAACAAATGGTTAAGAGCTCCTGAAAAAGAAAACTTCAGAATTGATAAGAAAATTATTAAAGAAAAGGCAAATCAATGGATGAGAATTATTGATGGTGTTTTAGAAAACGCCGAAGATGAAGATTTAAATGATGCGATTAAGTTAACATCAAAATATAAAGAGAAATTAAGAAAGTATAGAACCTGTGGATTAAAAAAAGAAGGTGAGTTTTCTTATGAAAATTTAGTATTTAAATTCTTAAGACGAAATGGGTATATTGCCAAATTAGAAGATTTCAAAAACAAAATTACCGATAAAAAATTATCATTAGAGCAAGAAATTGGTGAATAATTGAAAATTATCAATTAACGATATATTTATATAGAAAAAAATATGCCAACAACAGCTTGTACTTCGTATTATACTACAACTATAACCGGTTATGTACCAGGTTCTGGTAGTACTTTGGGGACTGTAGTAACATTTTACGCACCAAAACCCGATTATGGTAGCGTAACTAATACAACTAACTTACAATGTAATGCTGTTACGTTGGGCGGAAATGGATTAAACAATTAAAAAAAATACATTAAAATGGCAGATTTAAGACCGATTGGTAGTGAAAAATTAGAAGGAACTGATAAGTTGAGAAGAATTATGGAAATCGCAACTTATAGAGAAACTCCAAAAACTGAATTAAATAATTTGTCAACAACAAATTATACTATTCAATTATCTGACGGTAACTTTTACGGTATTGTAAAAGAAAGACTAGGGTATATCATTAAAACGGGTATTAATGAATCCAACATGGATTATTCAGACCCAATGAAAAATAGAAAATACTATCGTTCATATTCTGAAGCAATGAAAAAATTAAATTTAATTGTTGCTGAAACAAATAGAAATACAGGTAATGAATATGAAATACCTCTTATTGGTGAGCAACCTGAGGTAAAAAAAAAATTCGTATTAAAAACGGCTAAAAAAGCTGAACCAACACCATCACCTGATATGTCGGCACCTGATATGGGAGCTCCGGCACCTGAAACACCATCACCTGAAATGGGAGCTCCGGCACCTGAAATGGGTGGAGAATCTGAAATGGGAGCTCCGGCACCTGAAATGGGTGGAGAATCTGAAATGGGAGCACCGGCACCTGAAATGGGTGGAGAAGAAATGCCAGAAGAACCAGAAATGCCAATGGCTCCTGGAGATGCACCTATGTTGGATACAGAAATTGGTGTAGAAGACGATGAGGAAGGTGGGTCAAGTAATTTAAAACTAATCCAAAAACTTACAGGTAAATTAAGTCAAAAACTAAGAATGTTTGATAAAGACAAAGGTCTTGATTCACAAGATATTAAATACGTAATTAATTCTATTGTATCTGCAATTGATTTAAACAAACTTGATGACGATGATAGAGAAGATATCGTCGATAAAATTGAAGGGTTTGATGAGTATGGTAAAGAAGGTGAAGGTGAATTAAACTTCGGTGAAGAAGATTTTGATTTTGGGGGTGACGAAATGCCAACTGACGAAATGCCAACTGACGAAATGCCAACTGACGATATGGGAACACCTGAACCTGAAACAAAAGAAGGTTACCAATCAGTAATGGATTCAATTTTTGGTGAATCCCAAGTTGAGAAAGTTTTATCTGGTTATTTTAAAATTAAAAATGAAGAAAAACCGGTATTAGAAAATAAAAATAAAGTAGACTTTTTAAAATCTAAAATTAATAAAATAAACCAAAAGAACGACATTCAAGAATATTCTATTTCTGAAAACCAAAAAAAAACAGGTTTAATTTTAATTGAGGATTATACTAACTGTACGTTTATTGGAAGAACAAATAAAAACAATTTAGTTTTTAAAATTAACGGAAAAGAAGTTAAAGTAACACCAAACGGTAGAACTATATGAATTTAGTTTTCATTAACGAATTAGGTCCAAACTTTAGAGGAGATAATATTTACGAATTTATTTTTTCAGATTTGGATGACGTTTATGGTGAATATTGGGATAGTGAAACTGCAAACGGAAAACCAACACCACCGCATGTGGAATTTATTAAAAAGGTTGGCGTATTAAAAAATTGTGAAGTAGAATTAGATTTAATTCAGAACTCGGATTTTTTTGGAATGTATGATTCTATTGATGGTGTGATTGCTTTAGGTTGGGAAAAACCTGACCATTACGAAGGAAAAAGATTGGTTTTTCAATACGGAGAAAGTATTGAAATTGTAGAAAATAAATTATACGAAAAAGATATCGTATTAAAATGGGAAAAAAATTTAGTAAGTGATGAAACACATGAATCCTAAAATAGTTAAACTTCTTCACGAGGGGTTTTCAATGAATACTTTAGAAAACTTAACTGAAAATCAATTAAATGTATTATTTAATAAAATTGTTTCAGAACAACCAAAACCTGTTGAAAAAACGGTAACATCAAAAGTAATTGAACTTCCATCGGGGGCAAAAACAGCTATTGGTGGGGCTACAGTTTCTAATGATGCCGGTAAGACCGTTATTACGACAACCGCTGAAGGTGAATTTACTGAAGGTGAACAAGAAGATGTTGCTGATGTTAATAAAGGTGAGGACGACCAAGACCCAATTCAAAAACAAGGTCCTGATGGGATGCCAACTGAAACAAAATTACAAGAAAAAGCAGTTTCTAAACAACAACAAAAAATTATGGGATTGGCTCTTTCAGTAAAAAGAGGAGATACACCTAAATCAAAAGTCACTAAACAAGTTCAAAAAATGGCAAAAGAAATGTCTAAAAAAGAACTTGAGGATTTTGCATCAACAAAACACAAAGGATTACCTAAAAAGGTTGAGGAAAAAAATGAAGTAGAAAAATTAGAAGAAAGTATTCTAAAAATTATTGAAAATCATTTGCCTCCTCACACTACAAAAAGTGAATTACTAAATTACATTAGAAGAAACAAATAATGAATGTCTCTTTCAAAAGAACAAATACTACTGGAATATGCTAAATGTGCTCATGATACACCATACGCACTAAGAACATATTTACAAACCTACGATAACACACAATCCAAATACGTACCGTTAGAATTATTTAATGACCAAGTAACTTTGGTTAACGATTATGACACTTGCGAAGAAAATATCGCATTAAAGTATCGTCAAGCTGGAGTATCTACGGTTACATCCGCTTGGGCATCAAAACGATTAGTTTTCGCTAAAAAATCAAAACCAGAAAAAATTCTAATTATTGCAAACAAACTTGATACTGCCGTTGAGATGGCAAACAAAGTTCGTGCGTTTGTAGAACAATGGCCTAATTGGTTGGGTGTAGGCTTTTCTCCTGAAAAAAACGCAGCAAGACACTTCAAATTAACTAATGGATGTGAGGTTAAAGCGGTTGCGACATCAAAAGATGCACTTCGCGGTTATACCCCTACTATTCTTATTTTTGATGAGGCAGCATATATCGATGCTGATGAAGATTTCTGGTCAGCATGTATGGCGTCCCTATCAACAGGAGGTAAAGTTATTGTAATTTCAACACCAAACGGATTCGACCCGATTTATTATTCGATATACAGTCAGGCAATTAAAGGGATGAATGACTTTAGAATTACAGAAATGTATTGGTTTCGTGACCCTCGTTATTCTAAAGACTTAAAACTAATAAAGGTTGATGATATAATTCACTACATGTTAAATAGGGGTGATTATAAAGATGATGTGTTAACCATAGATTATACAGATATTAAAGTTACCGATAGAGATTTTGAAGAAATAAAACAAAAGGTTGAAAGTGGTTATAGACCATACTCATCGTGGTTTGAGGCAATGTCAAAAAAATTAAAATTTGATAAGCGTAAAATATCACAAGAGTTAGAGTGTAACTTTTTAGGTTCGGGGGATAATGTTGTACCACCTGAAACCATGAAAAAAATCAAAGAAAATTATATCAAAGAACCTGAAAATAAATTTATGGGTGGCGCTTTGTGGCAATGGAAAGAACCAATTGCGGGTCATAAATATATTATGGGTATTGATGTATCTCGTGGTGATAGTGAAGACTTTACAACTTTTACGATTATCGATTTTGATGATAGGGAACAAGTATTAGAATATATCGGGAAAGTTCCACCTGATGTGGTGGCTGAGATTGCGTTCAAATGGGCAAATATGTATAACTCGTTTATTGTTACAGATATCACTGGAGGTATGGGTGTTGCAACATCTCGTAAACTCCAAGAACTTGGTTATAAAAACCTATATGTTGACGGGGTTAATCCTGCGGATAAATGGAAATGGGACCCAAAACAAAATGATAAAATACCTGGTATAAACTTTAATTCAAAAAGAGTTTTAATCGTTCAGGCATTTGAAGAGGCGTTAAGATTTGGGTTTGTTATTAGGTCTCAAAGGTTGTTTAATGAACTTAATACGTTTGTATATGTGAATGGAAGGCCTGACCACCAAAAGGGTCAACACGATGATTTAATAATGGCGATGGCGATGGCTATTTATGTTGGTGAATCTTCATTTGCTAAATTAGAAAAGGCGACAGAGCAAGCAAAAGCAATGATTGAATCTTGGACCACAGAAAAGAGAGATTTTAAAGATTCATCCTCAAATTTTAATCCAGGAGTACCTGTGGATATTTATAATCAATATAGGTCAGGAAGTTATCAAACAACAAAGAATGATTATGAAAAGTATTTATGGTTATTCGGAGGTAAAAGAGTTTAATTTAACTTTTATCGACTTATCTTTTAAATAAAAATATTATGGCAGAACAAAAATATACGGTATGGCAAAGATTGGGTAAGGTTTTTGGACCTAATGCAACTTTAGACCAGCAAGCTCCCGTTTTTAAGTTTGATAAAAAAGAATTATTAAAAACTACAGATAAAACTGAGTTTGAAAAAGAAAAACTACAGGCTCAACAAACCATGTACATTGGTAAACAATGGCAAAAAGTTGAGAGTAACTTATATACCCAAGCGGTTTATTATGAACCAACTCGTATGGCCTCATATTATGATTATGAGTCTATGGAGTACACACCTGAAATTTCAGCGGCATTAGACATCTATGGTGAGGAGTCAACAACACCTGACAAAGATGGTCATATGTTACAAATTTATTCTGAATCAAAAAGAATAAAATCAGTTCTTGCTGACTTATTTAATAATAGATTAGATATTAACACCAATTTACCTATGTGGACAAGAAACACATGTAAGTTTGGTGACAACTTTGTTTATTTAAAATTAGACCCTGAAAAAGGTATTGTTGGTTGTCAACAATTACCAAACATTCAAATCGAAAGGTTAGAAAAAGGGATGAGGTTCCAACCTGATAAGTATTCACAAGAAATGGAGAACGACGCTTTGAAGTTTACTTGGAAAGAAAAAAATATGGAATTTAACACATGGGAGGTTGGTCACTTTAGAATTTTAGGTGATGATAGAAAACTTCCTTATGGAACGTCTATGTTAGAAAAAGCACGTCGTATTTGGAAACAACTTTTGTTATCTGAAGATGCGATGTTAATCTACCGTGTATCAAGAGCACCTGAAAGAAGAGTATTTAAAGTATTCGTTGGTAACATGGATGATAAAGACGTTGATGCTTACGTACAAAGAGTTGCTAGTAAATTTAAAAGAGACCAAATTTCTGACCCAGCAACAGGTAATGTTGATATGAGATACAATCAGTTGGCGGTTGACCAAGACTTCTTTATCCCTGTTCGTGACCCAGCAGCGACAAACCCAATAGAGACTTTACCGGGTGGAACAAACTTGGCGGAAATTGCTGATATTGAATATATCCAAAAGAAACTTGTGACGGCATTAAGAATACCTAAAGCCTATTTAGGTTTTGAAGAAGCTGTCGGTGATGGTAAAAACTTATCATTATTAGATATTCGTTTTGCAAGAACAATCAATAGAATTCAAAAATCTATGATTGCAGAATTAAATAAAATTGCAATCATTCATTTATTCTTATTAGGGTTTGAAGATGAATTAACAAACTTTACATTAGCTTTAACTAACCCATCTAAACAATCTGATTTATTAGGTATTGAAGTTTGGAAAGAAAAAATAACTCTTTATAAAGATGCAGTTGCAGAAATACCAAATTCAGTTGCCCCAGTATCAGCATCTTGGGCTAAGAAACATATTTTAGGTTTCTCTGATGAAGAAATAAGATTAGATATACAACAACAAAGAGTTGAGAGAGCTGTGTCTGCAGAATTAGGAAAAACCGCTGAAGTTATCACTAAAACCGGTCTATTTGATAATATTGATAAATTGTATGGTAAAAAAGATGGTGAAAAACCAGCTGAAGGTGGTGAAGAACCTGAAGGTGGAGGAGCTCCTGATATGGGGGGAATCCCACCAATGGGTGAAGCACCACCATCTGGCGGTGAAGCGCCTGCGGGGGGTGAGGTAACACCCGAATCGTTTAATAAAGATGACTTAAATATGTTACTTGAAGAACACTTATTTGGTCAAAATGATTTTATGAATTTAGGTAAGGGAAGAAATTCCTTAGTTGAAATAGACGACAAACTTAAAGATTTATTAAATAGGTAATATTTATAGTAAAAAAGACATGACAAAATTTGGTGAAATAAAAAGTAAGATAGAAAAAACTGGAGCAGAATTATTTGGTAAAAGTAACTTCCAAAAATTTATGTTTGGGTTTAAATCTAATATTTTAGAGAATAAAGATTTAAGTGAAATATTTTATATCTACGAAGACCTATCGACAAAAAAAGGTTTACACAAAGATTTAGCAAATGATTATGTAAATGAGTCTATTGAATATTGCCAAATTTTACTTGAGAACAATTATAAAAATTTAACTAAAGTAGATAAATGGTTGTCTAGTTTTTCATCAGAATATCAAAACAACTATAAAGATATTGATACTATTATTTATAACAATTCTATTAAAAATTTAGAAACAGTTTTAGAATCTAAGAAAAAAGTCATTAATACTATTATTTCTGAAAATAAAGTAACTAAAGTTAATGAATCCATTAACCTACCAATTTCAACAATGATTAAAGTTGCTGAATCTGAACTTGGAAAAGAAATTAGTACACTTTCAGAGTCAGAACAAAAAGAAGTTACTTCCATATTAAATTTATCAAAAGATGAATTAAAAGTAGAATTCAACACAATAAAAGAAACTGTTATTTCAAACTTAAATAATTCATTAAACGAATCAAAAGAAGATGACATCAAAAAAATGATTAGTCAAACTATCGATAAGGTTAATGAATCTAATTGTACTCATTACGATTTATACAAATTAAAAAAATTAAGTTTAGGGTTATGAGTTCAAAAAAATACTTTTTTGGTTGGGGAAACATAAAAAAGGGTATTACTGAACTTATAAGAATTTATTCCCACCAACCATCATTTTTTTCTAAAAAGAGAATTGAATCCGGAGTCGCATTTATAATTGCACAATGGGGTATGGTATTTTTTGTTCTAAAAAAATATCCTGATTTAACTATGACAGATATTATAATGTGGGCATCAATCCAACTTGGGATATCAGGATATATCCTACATCAGATACAAAAAGAAAAAAAGGGTGAAAATACGACTGATGATGAAAATCAAGAAAATTGATTTCTTTTTTTCTGTAAGTAAATTGCCTTATTAACCTGACTTCTTTTCTTAACTGATTTTTTTGTAAACTCTTGTCTTTCTCTTAACTTTTCAGTTTGTTTTGTTTTATAAACTTTAAACTTATATTGTTTTAGAGCTTGTTCGATGGAAGACGCGTTTTTAACTTTAATTATAATCATATTTTTTTTACTTTATTAATATAAATATAACATAAAAACCCAATTTTGACAATTCTATTTATATGACTTACTTTTATAAAAAATAAACATGAAAGATATGATTGATGAAGAAAGGAAAAACATCAAAACTAAACATTTTTGATGATGCCAAGTGTTCTTACGGAACAGTAGATTCAAAAAATTTAAAATCCATTTACATAGTTTTACAGACTTGGATTGAACCTCTAACTTTAGATGAGAATTGGAACCGATTGGTCGGTGAAATAAAAAGACAAATCCAACACACATTATTAGAGGTGGTAGACACTCAAACTTTTGAAAGAAAACAAATAGTTGACTTAGATTTAAGAACAAGTGGAATACAAAAAAATAAAAAAAGCTTTATGAATATAGAAATTACACTATTCATACATAATAATATACACGACTTTAAATCCCCAATTTTAAGAGACAAGATTAAAAAAATTCTTAATGGTATATACAACGACGACCTTAAACAAAATAAACATTTTACACTTAGTAAAACAAAAGTAGTAGAATTCAAAGAAAGCTAATATTTATCTTTAAAAGAACTTATGAAAATATTAGGACCTAGTGATACAGGTAAAGGTATATTAGTTGAGTGGGATGCGGGGATTATTAATCCTAATGAACCGCGTAACCAAAACATTATACGTGAATCTTACGGACAATTAGAACATTCTAAACCATTTGAATTTTATGCAACTCTTCAAAAGTGGGGAGTTCCAAATAGAAACGGAAGAGTATACCCCGAAAAAATATTAAGAAGAGAATCTGACAAATACCAAGACGCTATTAAACGTGGTATGTCCATTTCAGAGTTAAATCACCCTGAATCTTCTTTAATTGACCTTGATAGGGTATCCCACCTTATTACAGAGATGTGGTGGGAAGGTAACATATTGATGGGTAAGATTAAATTATTAACTACACCTGGTTTTCATGAAAGAGGTATTGTATCATCTAAGGGTGATGTTGCGGCTAACATGATGAGACAAGGTGTTACTATGGGAGTTTCTTCTCGTGGTGTTGGGTCCTTAGTAAAAAAAGGTGACCAAAATGAAGTACAAGATGATTTTGAACTAATTTGTTTTGACCTTGTATCTTCACCATCCACACCTGGAGCATATCTTTACTTAAATAAAGAAGATAGACCAAGATACGAAGAAAAATTGGCAGAAAATGATAATACTTCAGTTAGTGGTGGAGGTGGATTAGAAAAATCTGTTGACTTAATGAAAAGATTATCCGATTATTTAGGAAAGTAAAAAATTTATTATGGACGAAAAGTATTTTGTAGCAAAAATCACAACTGATATGGTTGATGATAACACAGGTAAGGTTAAAAAAATGAGAGAAGAAAAACTTGTGAAAGGTTTTTCACCGACAGATGTCGAAGCAAAAGTAACGAAAGTTTACGAAACGTATTCAATGGAATGGAGAATTACTGCAATCGTTGAAAGTAAAATTGACGAAGTTATTGAATAATTTTTTTAAATTATTAAGTAAGGGGACTTTATGTCCCCTTTTTTTGTGCCCGATTTTTTTGGCTATCTACATTAAAATAAGAACTTTTTCAAACTAAGGTATATTTATCTAATAAAAATAAACGCAAAACGCATTGCATTATAAAATGAGTTTAGAAAAAAACGAAAATTTAGTAGAGAAAACTTTATTACAAATGAAGTCTATCGAAGAAGCTATTAGCGAAAACGCAAAAGGAATACTTGCTTCTACAATGAAGGAAGAAATCAGTGAATTAGTAAAAGAGTCATTATTTGGCACAAAAACAAAAAAGTCTTTACGCGAACAAGAAGAAGATGACACCGAAGAAGTGGTAGGTGTGGAAACAGACACAGAAGTTGCAGATGACAGTGAAGAGACTATTGACGTTGATGCAGATGTTAATCCTGAAGGTGGTGAATTTGATGTCACTATGATGGATGCACCGGCAGATACTGATAACGAAGACGAATTACCACCTCTTGATATGACAGGGGCTAAACCTGGTGAAGTGTTGAAAGTGTTTAAAGCTATGGGTGATGAAGATGGAATTATCGTCGTTAAAGATGATAATAAAATACACCTTACCGATAACAACACAAATAATGAATACTTTATTGATTTAGGTGATGATTCAGGTTTATCTATGGAAGACCCTATGGAAGATATGAATGAGAGTGTAATTTATGAATTAGTCTTCGAAGAAAAAGAAGGTGATATGGAAAATTCTGAAATGGATGAATCTTATGACGAAATGGACGAATCTTATGACGAAATGGACGAATCTTATGACGAAATGGACGAAACTATTTACGAATTGGAAGTAAGCGAATCGATGAAACCTGTTGGGATGGGGTTTGGTAAAATGAAAAACGGTTTACCAAAATCTTCAGTTAACAACAAAGGTTTTAATGATGACATGGAAGATGGTTTAAAATCTGAGAAAACAGGTAAGGGTCCTAAATTCAAATATCCTAAAGTTAAACATGGTGTTACTGAATCTGAAATGGATGAAGAATACATGGAAGAAGGATGGATGGATGAAGAAATGATTGATGATATGAAAACAGAATCAGACTACATGGAAGGTGATTGTATGGAAGGTGATTGTATGGAAGGCGACTACATGGAAGGCGACTACATGGAAGACGACTACATGGAAGACGACTACATGGGTGGTGAGACTACAGAAGCATCAAGAACAATGACTTACAGAAGAAGAGCAGAAAGAGACCGTGTTTCGGCACCGAGTCAAGTGAGAAATGAATCAGTTAAAAAAGAACTTAATTTATTAAGAGAGAAAAATGAAGAGTACAAAAAGGCTCTTGATTTCTTTAGAAATAAATTAAATGAAGTTGCAGTATTTAACTCAAACTTGGCATATTCTACTAGATTGTTCACTGAACACTCAACAACAAAACAAGAAAAAATAAATATACTTAGAAGATTTGATAACGTAGAAACAATTAAAGAATCTAAGTCACTTTACAAATCAATTAAATCTGAATTAGAAGGAGGAAATAATAGTAATGAAATTGTAACTGAATCAGTTCAAAGAAAACTTATTAGCACACCTTCAAATGGTTCAGCATCTAACTTGATTGAAAGTAAAACTTATGAAAATCCACAATTCTTAAGAATGAAGGATTTGATGGGAAAAATTAAATAAACAATAAATAAACTCAAATTAAAAAAAAATAAAATGGGAGCATTATTAGAATCAGGTCTTGTTGGTAACATCGGGTTAAAACACCTTAAAGTTATCAAAGAAGATACAATCAACAAATGGGATAAATTAGGATTCCTAGACGGTCTTAAAGGACACATCAAAGAGAACATGGCACAGTTATATGAAAACCAAGCATCTCACCTAATCAACGAAGCGGCTTCTACGGATAGCTCAGGTTCTTTCGAAACTGTAGTTTTCCCTATCGTAAGACGTGTATTCTCTAAATTGTTAGCTAACGATTTAGTATCTGTACAAGCTATGAACTTACCTATCGGTAAATTGTTCTACTTTGTACCTAAAATCCAAAGTTATGCTTTAGGTTCTAACGAACATTTTGCACCAATCGGAGCTCAAAACGGACCAACAGTTGCTCAAGCACAGGCAGGTTACGGAGCAAATGACAAAAACCTTTACGATAGATTTTATGAAGGTACTGAACCAGGTTTAGACCCGGCAGGTTTGTTTGATTATTCAAAAGGTATGTATTCTGCAATCACTAAGTCTGCAGTTACTGTATCTTTTGTTAATGGAGTATTAACAGAATCGTCGTATGCTGCTGGTGAGAATAGAAAAGTTCTTTTAGTACTTTCTGGATTTACATCAGGTGGTGCTGGAAAATTAATTGGACCTGACGGACAAGAAATGGATAATGAGGCATTCTTATCTGATTTAAGAGTTAACGCATTAACAGGAGTAGGTGCTCCTCAAAGAGCGTTCTCAGGAGCAGGTACTTCTGATTTATTATTTAGAGTTGTTACTCAAAAATACGGTAAAGGTATTGTACAATACGGAACTCAAACAACAACATCTTTCCCTTCAACAGGTAATGGTGGTTCTTATGACAACATTTGTTCACAAGATGGTTTAATCTACTTAGAAGTTGACTTACAAACACCATGTTCTATCGGAGCTAACTCAATTGACGGTTATTCAGGTTTAACTACAACGTTTGCAGCACCTTCTACAGGTCAGTTTACTTGTACTTATAGAGTATACCAAGAGTTAGAATTCGAAGACAGAATTGGTGAAGTTTCTTTTGACCTTGAGTCAGTTACTGTATCTGTTACAGAAAGAAAATTAAGAGCACAATGGTCTCCTGAATTGGCACAAGACGTTTCTGCATTCCATAACATCGATGCTGAAGCTGAATTAACAGCTTTATTATCTGAGCAAGTGGCAGCAGAAATTGACCGTGAAATTTTACGTGACTTACGTAAAGGTGCGGCTTGGAACTTACGTTGGGATTACAACGGATGGAAAAGAGGTACTTCAGCTAACCCATTAACTCAATACACTCAAAAAGATTGGAATCAAACTTTGATTACAGCAATCAACCAAATTTCAGCACAAATCCACAAATCTACATTAAGAGGTGGAGCTAACTGGATTGTTGTATCTTCTGAGATTTCTGCTATCTTTGACGATTTAGAATACTTCCACGTATCTAACGCGTCTCCTGAGCAAGACCAATACAACATGGGTATTGAAAGAGTTGGTACATTAGCTGGTCGTTACCAAGTTTACCGTGACCCTTACTTCCCAGCAAACACAGTATTGTTAGGACACAAAGGTTCTTCATTGTTAGACACAGGTTACGTTTACGCACCATATGTTCCTCTACAATTAACACCTACAATGTATAACCCATTCAACTTCACACCTATCAAAGGTATTATGACACGTTACGCTAAGAAAATGGTTAACAACCGTTTCTACGGACGTATCACAGTTGATGGAGTTAGAACATTTGATTTAAGAGAATTGAGATAATCAATTAAAAACGGAATAAGAAAAAGGTCAGAGAAATCTGACCTTTTTTATTTTATAGATATTTATAGTTATGGATAGAAAAATAAATGAAGCGACATCCACGGGCGGTTCTAGAGGTAGTTATATAGCACCATTAATACCAGGTGAACGATATTTTAAAAAAAATGTTATGGGACCTTTTACTGAGCCTGTTTCTAAATATAAAAGTCCTGATTTAGCATATGATTCATATGACGGTAAAATGGAAAGAAGTAAGAAACAAAGAAAAAAAGAGGAAAATATTGCAAATAAAATTTATAATTTTATAAAATTTCATCCCGATGCAACTTTTAGTGATGTCGAAGGTAACCCTATAAATCAATTTCCAGGTAAAAATACTAAAATAGTTCCTATTAAAGAATGGATTGAACTAGATAAGATTAATTTAAACGAGGATTTAGCGGTTTGGTTTGGTACAAAGAAAAAACCAAAAGGCTCCAAACAACCGAAAGGTCCGTGGGTTAATATTTGTAGAAAAGTTGATGGTAAACATCCTCCATGTGGTAGACCTGATACGTCAAAAGGTGCATACCCAAAATGTAGAGCTGCGGGGGTTGCAGGAAAAATGAGTGATTCGGCTAAAAAAGCAGCCTGTACCCAAAAAAGAAAGGCTGAGAAAAAAGATACTCAAACCGGAAAAGGTCAAAAACCTGTAATGACTTCATACAAACCAAAAAAGAAAAGGACCCAAAATGAGTCCTTAGAAAAAATTATAAAAAATATTTTAAGTTCACTTTAACAATAAGTTCCTGAACATCTCTTTTGACCATCTAAACCTTTAATTTTACCTTTACATACTTGAATTGCAAAACCGTTAGCGTAAGCACTTGGGTAAACGTCGTATTTAGCCTTAGCAGCCGCTTTACCTCGAGCACATAATTTAGTACCTGTTTTTTTTCTACCTTCACCCATAACCATATCTTTGTCATCGATATTCATAGACATCTCCATACCATCTTTTTTTGATTCATTCATTAAAAAATCGAATACTTGGTCCATATTATTTTTTGCTTCGGCAATGTGGTCTTGAGCCCAATCGTGACCATCTTCTAAAATACCCTCGACCATAGATTGGTCTAAGTCTAATAGTAAATCACATTGTCTTCTCATTTGTTGTAGGTTAGAAAAGAACATATATCTATTTGACCTCATGTTTTGGTCTTCTTTTAAAACTTTTTTAATAATTGCATCTAAATTTCTCATAATCATTTTTTATTAACTATTTGGAACTGAAGTTCTCTTTTATATGTATCCGTATTTCTATCCGAAACTACTTTTATATCGATAAAATATTCATTTGGTATTTTGTCTATTGTATTAAAAATAAAATAGTAAGAATCAGGTGTTTTATTTATTCTTGTCCAGTCTTGAACTTGAACTTCAGTACTCCCTCCTTCTTTAACATAAACCCTATAATATGCTTCAATATTATCCAATACTTGGTTTGTTGAATATGCTTTTTTAATTGTGACGTTAACCTTCCTAATATCTGTATTAAGAATTTGCTCACTTTGTTTAATACCATCAAATGAAAATCCATAAATTTTTGGACTATTAGTGGTTGACCCTATTTGGTAGTTACCATTTTTAGTTAATAAAACAAATTCATTTTGAACATTCGTTATCGATGTAGAGTTAATTGACAACCCTTTCCATAAATCATAATATAAACAAGGGATTGTTGTACCCGTCAATCCACTCACAACTACCTTATAAACCCCTTTAGTGACTTGACATGTACTTAATCCTGTAAAACCTGATACAGGGTCCTCGTTACTATCTAAAATGTCTACAGTGGGGTTAGAATCCAAATTAACTGCATTTCCATTTTGATACACATAAAGATAAAGGTCATTTATATTTCCCGAGTAAAAAGTATTTCTATCATCATCAATAAAATCATTATAGTTTGTTTCTAAAAATGGTTCATAGAATGTTTGTGTATGTGGAGAAAAGAACCCAACTGAATAATTTTCAGTAAGTCCTGATATATTTTCTACTTGTGGAAAATATGAAATAATCCACCCTGCAGGTGCTGATGTCCCGCCTGTTAAAATAGAATTTATTTCATGAGACATATCGAACTCAATGTTCTCATTACCAAATTCAAAGTGTTGTGTATCTACTACCGTAAGTGCCGAATAGTTTAAACCGGTTAAACCTGTTAATGAGTTTGTATTATTGTAAATACCTGATGTTGACCATCCTGATATTGTCGTCGATTCATACCAATTTGAAGGTCTTGTTGAAAATGCTCTATCGTTTAAATTGGTTATTTTAAAATCGTAATAATCATAACCAACACCACTATCCCATGTTTGAGTTGCTCCTGTATTACCTGAATATCTCGGGATTCTTAATAATTGTAAATCAAATGAGGTTGCTCTTCTTCTTCCTTGACTTGTTTTATCGTTTAATAATTCATTATCAAAAAAAGAAGTATTAGTCATACGAAGTGTATGTGTTATATTTCTACTACACCCTGTTGTAATTACTTTATCAGTAAAGTTTGTTGTAAGACCCGATAAATCGATATTGAAAATATATCTACTAAATCCCGTAGGTGTTGCAGAATTACTTAAATTACCATAAAATAATTCAACAATAGGGTTTCTACCCGTGTTGGTATAAGAGTTATACAATATAGTATTTGACTTACTGAAATAAGACCTATAAATTGACATGTTTGTTTTATATATAAATACTTAGTTAAGTCGAATATTGCTATTCAAAACTTTTTGATAAGCATTAAACATATTAGAAAGTAACTCATCACTAGATAAACCGTCTACAGTTACAGGGTTTGGTGGCATACCTGGATATGGATGAACGTGTGTAATACAAAACCTAACAATTAATTGAAGTAACTCCAAAAGTTCTTCACCTCTAACCATAGATGAGGTATTAGGTTCAATATCGTTTACAATAGCGTCCTGCTCAATTCCATAAATACTATTGTCAAAATCTATTTTTTGTTTTCCTGGTATTTCCGTCTCGTTGGATAATAAATATAATTTATTGGCCCCAAGTAATGCCGCAGTATTTTCTGAAAGTTGTGTGGTGGACGGCGCAAACGCGGAACTTTGAAACTCAAAAGGAATATTTGGTGATAATTTATAGTCCAAAACTAAACCATAACCAGGTGTGATATCTGCAGTTGAAATCTTTACTAATGACATTAATTTAGACATATTGGCAGAGGCTATAAAATAACCTGTCGTTGGTTTTGTTACTAAATTATATAGTTTACTTGATGGTCTATAGTAAAAAGGGTATTGTTGATTTTTTTCAACCGTAGGTGATAAAAGTGCTATTGAGGGGTTAGTAATAATAGTTTTTAAAGTTTGATTAATCTGTAATGATAGGTCATCTAAATTTAACCCTATTGGAAAATTAACCATTCTAATCAATTGAACACCATCAGTCGCTCCTGTGGTATCTAATTGTGTATTTACATTAAAGTTCCCCGTTAAAGTTTTTTCAGATTGTTTTTCTGTTCTTAATTGGTAAATGTATAACATACCCGTAAATGCTGAAAATTGATTTTCAGGATTTAAAACATCATACTCAATCAAGTACTTTATTGGTTTCTTATTTTGTATTAATTTTTTTCTAAATTTAGCATCGCCAAAAGTTATATCACTTTCATATTTTGAAAGTTGTAAAAAGGCTCTCTTACTATCGGATTCAGGTATTTGTCCTGTTGCGAAGTTTTTGTGTTTTCCAGCTCTTAATAAAACATCTTTTTCTTTTAAAATAAAGTCAGCACTATCCCTACCACTTATTGATATATCTACAGGCTCCGGAAATACCCCTTTATTTTTATCATTTTTAAAAGTTCCATTTTGGTTTTTAATCGGTGGTAATTTTTCAGTTGAGTTACCGTACCCCGAATTTAACCTTGTTTGTGACGATGAACCATCCTCAAACTTAATAGTTGTTGGTGAAGAATAGGTACTTATCATGTAGAATTTATTTCTACCTGTTTTTGTGTTTGTGTTGTAATAAAATATCATTACTTTTTCACCCACTTTTGGAACTTGATTAACAAAGTAAGGTAGTAATGGTAAATAAACAAATGGGTCTACAGGTGACCATTTTCCATTTTTATTTGGGTTTGTCGAATTTGGGTTAAATGTTGAGCTTGAATTTTGTAGTGCGGTAATGTTCATAGACTCAGGCTCAACCCTAACTCTACCTAACATTAATGGGTCATCGCTATCAACACATTTACCAAAAAATATCTGTTGTCCGTCTATATAATCAGCCATTTAATCTTTTTCTATATTCATCATAAACTTTATTATATTCTTTTTCGACACCATCTAAATGATGCGTTAATTTGATAATAAGGTCTTTAGTTTTATCAAAATCTTCCTTCAAAAAATCCATAACTCCAACCAAATCTTTGTTTGGTTTATTTTTATGGTTTTTTAATATTTCTTTTATTTCTTCCGCTTCCATAATTAAAACGATTTACCAAATCCTTTTGAAAATTTTGTAACGCCAGGTCCCGCACCAAAAGGAGGCACAACAACAGTTAATGGTGGTATAAACACTTCAGTTTTACCATTTTCCGCTTGTTCTTTATTCATACCATCTATAATACCTTTAAATGCATTATTCATAAAATTTGGACTTCCGTCTGGTAAATCTCCAGTTGGTAACCCCGATTTTTGTAAATTTTCTATTACATTCGACAATGCTCTTGTATCCGATATACCACTTAAAAGTTTTGAAGCTGCTAATGCGAATGTTGGTAACCCAATATTTAATTGACTAATACCTAAATTCAATAATTTTAATATTTCATCAATCACACTTTTACAATTTCTAAAATCAATTAATGCTTCACCGGCAATTAAAAGGGCGTAAAGAATGGACGAATACATTTGTAGTTGTTTATTTTTTGCTTCTTTTACTATATCAAGTAAAATCCCCTCAACAAATCTTTTAATGTCTCTTTTTATTATTAAAAACAATTCCTCAACAAACAAAGAAAAAATTCTTTGTATAAAATTTACATTAAATTTTCTAAATGTCTTCATAAAGTTGGTTAAATCGTCGTATGCTCCGTCTAAGGTATTTGCCAAATTGTTATTCAATGCTTTAACCATAATTAAAAAACCTAACATCACTTTAGGTGATAATACCGTTCTGTAAATAACTTTGGCCATTTGTGAAATTACTTTAAAATCGATATCGCCTTTAATGTCTAAATTAAATCCTATACCCGGTATTTGATTACTCCAATTTGGGTCTTTTGATAATTCATCTAAACCACTTTCAATTAAATCAATTTGTTTTGACGGGTTCGTTTCAGTAATAACTTGGTCTAATGAACTAAACATAGCATTAGGGTTAATAGGTAACTTAACCCCTTCACATGATTCAAATTCTACTAAACCTGAAATGATATTATTAATGTCATTTTCAATCCCTCTTAATTCTTGATTAGTTACTTCAAAAAAACTTTCATCAATTAAATCTAAATCATTTAATTTAGCGTTACCACTAACATCAATATTTTTAGTTGGGTCAGAACAAACTCCCATAATTCTTTTAATGATTAAATCGAATTTTTTCTCTTCTCTCATTTTGTCGGTAGACAGACTCAATTTAAAATCAAAACCACCAAAAAGTTGATTTAGTAATTCTGTGTAAATTGAGTTTAAACCAAATATTTCAATACTATTGTAATAATCAAATAAGAAATCTGTAACTGAAGTCGTATTATTTAATTGTGGTTTTAAATTAATTTTGTAAAAATCACCAAAGTTTGTTGGGTTATTACTTGGGTAAGATTGAACATACTCAATGTTAAAAAGTTCTTGTCCTGATGCCCCGTAATATGAAGTTCCGTATTCAGTTTCATAGGACTGACCTAAGTTTTGAATTCTATTATAAAGTTCCCTATTCAAACTATATGGTGTTATACCATTTGGGGTTTTTTTAATTTCGTAATAGTATTTCGCGGTTTCATCATCCGGTGAGTATATTAACTTTTTAAATAAATCAATTTGACCTACTTTTATATAAATGTCTTGATTCACTTTATCTTCATAGGACTGTTCTTCTGAACAACCTATGGTTGAGACTATCTCTTCGATTAATATACTTTTTACTTTTTCTTTTGTGTTTTGTGTTGCTTCTAAAAAAATCCTCCTAACCGTATCCATAGATTTGTTTTCTGATGGTGGGAATGTTTGTTTAAATAATTCTAAAAGTTGTTCTAATTGATTTTTAACCTCACTTTTAATTTCATTTTTTTGTTTGCTTACAAAATCTTTAGCCTTGTTTTCTAATTCACTTATTTGTTTAACCGTATCACTTTTCTTTTTATCTAAAGAAGTTTGTGCCTTTTCTTTTGACTTTAAAAGGTTTGCCTTTTTGGTTTCGGCAGTAGTTTTGTAAGCGTTAATTTTACTTTTAGCCTTTTCGTAATCATTTTGTAAATCTAATCCCATGATTAAAGTTGGTAGTTTTGACCTTTATTATTATCAACATCTTTTTGTATTAACGATTGTAAAGTATCTTCATCCATATCAGATAAACTAAAACTATCTTCCTTAGCGTTGTTAGATTTTTCCCAAATACCTGATTGTAATTTAGAAAGAGTTAACTTCTTTTCGATAGTATCGTTAATTATTTTTTGTTGTTCTTTTATAACAGGACCAATAAGAGTCATGTCCTCAGGGTCCTTTAGAAGTGCTAACATTTTATTTTGTATTCTTATCGCAGTTGCACGTTGTTCAACTAATTCATTGTAAATCTCCTGCATTAAACTTAATACCGAGTCTTTGTTTAAACTAATTTCTTTTTTTCTTGCTCTATTCATATCAATAAATATTTAATTATTGATTATGTATCTTTTTTAAAGTTTCTAAATAAAGAGATTTGTATTTTTTTAAGTATGTTCTAATTTCTTTAGTATTAAGATTTGTCATCTCCCTTAATGTTAATAACACAATGTTTTTATTAAACTTATTATTATCATTTCCAATAAAGATATTACCGTAATCGTCAAATAATTCTATAAGTGCGTACCCAAGTTTACTTTCGTTTTCTTGAAGTTGCGAATTCATGACGTAGTCTTTTAAATCTATTAAAAATTTATCTATTATTTTTTCTGCATCTATTTTTTCAAATTCCAAATAATAAACCATGTCTGGTCTATTTTCTAATGCGCTTGAGATATCTTCGTATGATACTTTTCTATTTGTTTCTTTTTGGTCTTTTAAAATTTGACCCATTAAATAATTCTTACAAATTGTACCAAAATATGAATATGCTTTTTTATTTTTTGCTGGCTTAAACTTATCCACTTTGGTCATTAAGAATGAGTGTGCGTCGGTATGAACGTCGTTATAGTCCATATCTTTACGATATAACTTATAACGACGTATAATCGATTCAATCATCTTATCAAGAGGGTATTTTAAAAACTCATTATAAATGAGGTCTTTTTCTATTTTTGTTTCGGCTATTAAATATGCCTTTACCGCCTCTTCTTCACGAACATCAAAATAATTATTTTTTTTAATTTTTTTATCCGTCTTATTCGTTTCGTAAGTAACTTCAGTTATAGTTCCTGACGATAATATCATTATACCTCCTGTGGTTCATATTTTATATTTCTATCAGAAGTGAAAAAATGTTCTTTTTTTGCCGACTCAATCCAAAATGCAACCTCATCATCTGAAATTCTATTTTGACCATTTTTATAATTCCAAAATATTGAACCTTCTCTAAAATTCATGTGCTTATAACCGATTCTTGGAATGGTCATAATTTGTACTGAATTATATGTTAATCTTAATAAAAATTCATAAACAAAAGTAAGTTTGAAGGATGGTTTTAAACCTCCGTTATCTAAGTACGTAGATTTTTTAATAACCATCCCACTTGTTTGAAAATTTTGGTAATTCATTAAAACTTCATTTGTTAGATACCCAATTTCTGTGTTCAAACTCGCAGCGAATGTGGCTTCGTTAGTAAACCCAACAAACATACCTTTTTCATCGGTATCCACAACCAATGGTAAAAACGTTTCAACTTCAGGATACGCTTCAATATATCTTTTTACATTTTTAAACCAAATTGTTGAGTATTCGTCGTCAAACTCAAGAATACTAATATAATCAGATTTAGCGTTTTCAACACCTAAATTTATCTGTGATGAAAAATCTACTTTACCTTTATTTTCTATAAAGTTTACTGTTAATCCACTATAGTCAAAAGTTTCTAATTTTGTTTTTAATCCATCTTCATCTGAATGTACAATTACAACTTCCGATGGTTTAGTGTGTTGAATTTGTATAGATTTAATCGCTCTATCAAAGTATGTATCAAAATCTCTGTTTTTGAAAGAATTGATTGGTAATATAACCGATACGTTTAAAATATTTTCCATAATATTAATTTGTTTCTTCTGTAATTTTAAGTTTATCAAGTTGTTCTTGGAATGAATCTTTTCTTGTTGTGAAATATTCATCAAATAATTCTAAAACAGTCGAATTAAATTTTTCTTTGTTTTTATAGGTAGAAGATGTTGACGACATATTATCATATAATGTTTCTGAAATATTATCCTCCAACCAATTTTGGATAAAGTTCGCAATCACATCTACCATCTCATTTAAGTTATTAATCCAAACTCCATTTTCTTCATTCATCCATACTGGTTGCATGTTTGGGACTTTAGCGATTACCGGAGTTCCGCTTGACATAGATTCTAAAGGGTATGTACCAAATGCCGACTCATTATCAACCCAAACACTTAAAAAAGAATCTTTTAAAAATTTAGAAAAATCTTTAATGGTAATACCTCTCATATCTCTAAATGTAATCCATCGATATTGTGGGTATTTAAGATAAAAAGTTTTAATGATTTTTGCGGTATCTCTAGGTTCTCTTGTGTGAATAGAAATAATCGGTTTAGATGGTTTTTCCTTTTTAGTAAATACCTCGTCAATATAAGGTTCTAAAATATCAAAACTTACACTTTTCATTATTTCTGAAATATATTCTTTTTGTTTTTCAGATGTTGTAATACATTTATAGATACCTAATTGAGACCAAGACACCCCTGGAGGTAATGTCTCGAACATGTGGTCGTAAGCTTGACATAGTACAATTTTCCCACAAGGTAAATTTTTAATTTGTTCCATTACGTGACCATAAAGTTCAGGTAAAACAATAATATCTTCAGGTGAAATTGCAAGATTTTGACCATCAATTGATTGGTGAGGTAAGTCATCATATGACTCATCTAACCAAGATGATACCCCCTCATATTCTTTAGTTTCGTGAATAATAATAGGGTTATAATTATTATTTTTTAATGTTTTAGCAATATCGTAAATATATTTGATACTTGCCTTTGGGTTACCTTTAGTGTCTTGTACTAAAAAATAAACTCTTGCACTTCTATCTTCTAAATTTTTAATAGAACCTTCTACTTTTTGTATTTTTTCTAAATCCATTTTTTAAAATTTTTTGATTATTTTATTTAATAATAGTGTATTAAAAGATAATTTAAATGGTATTGTTAGAGCTTTTGCTCCATGCAATCCTAAATTTTCATCAACTTCTTCCCTTTCTGATAATACCACATCTAATAAAAGTTTAAATGTTTCGTATCTGGTAACACTTATTTGTTCCGTTTCTGTTTCACCTGATAGCGGTAAAACTTTAGAGTTGGATAAACTTACTTGATTCTCAAGTTCATCAACATCAATGTAATAGTTTTCACCTAAAAATGCAATCATAATTTGATTTGTTTAATTAATTCATCAAAGTCTCCCAACTTATCTATTTTATATTTGTTATCTATATTTTTGTTATATTCAGTAACATATTGAACCAAAACCTTATTATCGGGGTGTGTTGTTATAAGATTTGGATTTGATGTTAATAATATGTCAATTGTATCCCACATATTATCTAATGTGGAGTTTGAATAAAACTTTATGTTCTCTATTAAACACCCAAACTTTGAAAGAAAGAATAGAGTGGATGGTTTAGATTTGCCAATCTCATCTGATACAATAAAAATTTCATATTCATCTCTATTTTTAGTATAAAAATTATTCAGGTCATTAAATGTGAATGTTTCAGTAGACCCAGCGTGACCAAATATTTGCATAGGAAAATCATTAAACATAAAATCATATAATTCCTCATCTGACTTAAATTTAAAATGATTTTTTAATTCAAATGTATCAATAGGTTCAATAATTTCGTATGTAAATTCATTCTCAACACCATCAAGTGAAGTGTTACCAGATATATCCATAGTGAACGTTTGATTGGTATTTTCAGACTCATAGTTTTCAATCATATGTTTTTCATATATTTGTCTAAACTTACCAAAAGTGTCTCTTAATACACCATTAACCTCAATTCCTATTCTCTTCATCGTATTTTTCTAATATTTTACTTATTAGTGGGTTCCTTACATTTTTTGCATTTCTAAAATCATAGATACCAACATCAGATATATCTTTAAATCTTTGTAGTGCATCGTATAACCCCGATTGTTTTTTATCTTTATATCTATCAGTTTGTTCTAAGTCGCCCGATATAAAGAACTTACTATTAAAACCAATCCTTGTCAATAGTAATTTCATTTGATTTGGTGTTGCGTTCTGACCTTCTTCAAAAATTAAAATCGAGTTATCGATGTTCATTCCTCTCATATATGCTAATGCAAAAACTTCGATAATTTCAGCTTCTTTAAGTTTTTCTCTCGCCTCTTTTCCAATAATTTTATTTAAAAGATAATATGATGGGAAAATGTATGGGTCTAATTTCTCCTCTAAATTACCCGGTAATGAACCAAGTTTTTCTTCAGCTTCAACAGCCGGTCTAACAATAATAAGTTTTTCATAAGAGTTGTTTGGGTCCATTAAAAGGTCAACTGCCGCTCTCATAGAAATAAAACTTTTACCAACACCCGCGGGACCTGAACATATAGTTATTTGATTAGAAATCAATAGGTCATAATACTCTTTTTGGTTGTCAGATAAGAATTTATTTTTTTGTTTTCTTTTAATAACTGAGTTTATGAAATCCTTCTTAGTGATTGTTTTAGGAATTACAGGTTCCTCTGGTTGAGTTATTTTTCTTCTCGTCATTTAATTATTATTTATTTTTATAGTGGTCCACCCAATATTCAATCATTTCATCTAACATTGATTCAAAAGTATATTTTGGTTTCCAATTTAATTCATCTCTTAATTTTGATGAATCTCCCTTTAAATCATATAACTCTTCAGGTCTAAAATGTTTTTCATCAATTACTATGTAGTCACTATAGTCTAAACCTAAAGAACTAAACACATAACTACATAAATCTTGTACAGAATGAGAAACTCCTGTCGAGCACACGTAATCTTCAGGTTTATCTGATTGTAACATTAACCACATGGCTTCAACATAATCTTTAGCGTGACCCCAATCTCTTGTCGCGTATAAATTACCTATATTTAATTTTTCTTGTAAACCCAAACTAATTCTAACGGCAGCTTTGACTACTTTATTAGTTACGAAGTTTGTCCCTCTTCTTGGTGATTCGTGGTTAAACAAAATACCATTCCATATTTTCATTCCATATGAATTACGATAGTTTCTACAAATGTTATATGAGAATACTTTTGCGCAACCATAAGGTGATACGGGATTTAATTGAGTAGTCTCTCTTTGATATCCATCATCATCAATAGTATTACCAAACATTTCAGATGAGGAGGCTTGGTATATTTTTATATCTTTGTTTAATAATTTTACCGCCTCTAATAAATTAAGTGTTCCAAGACCTGTTACATTTGCGGTATAAATTGGTTGGTCAAAAGAAATTCTTACGTGTGATTGTGCCGCTAAATTATAAATTTCAACGGGTTTAACTTCTTGTATTACTCTTGTGAGTGAAGATAAATCGGTTAAATCTGCATAATGTAAATGTAATTTATCAAATACATTATCCAATCTACTTGTTTGATTTTCTGACACTGAATTTCTTTTCAAAGTCCCATGAACTTCATAACCTTTTTCTAAAAGGAATTCTGCGAGATATGAACCATCTTGTCCATTAATCCCTGTTATAAGTGCTACTTTTTTCATTCGTTAATTATAGATACGATAGTTTGGATTTCATCGAAAGTCAACCCTTGATGGTTTGGTATGTAAAATCCGAACTTGTTTATTAATTCGCAATTTTTTAATTCAACAGGACCATATTTTTTTACCCACATTGGTTTTTTTGACATGTCTCCAGCTATTAAAGGTCTAACCTCAATATTCTTTTCTAATAGTTTATTAACTATCTCATTTCTTTTTTCATTGATAATTGGGTATGCAAAGTTTGATACAAAATCACCTTCGTTTTCACCCAACATTATTTTATTATCACCAACTAGTGATTTATAGTTTTTAAAATTTTCATTTCTTTTTTTACTATACCCATCTAATTTATCAATTGCCATTAAACCAATAAACGCCTGTAAATCTGTCGCTCTTAAATTGAATCCTGGTAAATAAAAAGTGTATAAAGAGTCGAACTCATTTACATTATTTTCTTCTCTTAACTTTTCTTGTATGTGTGTAGGTAAATCTCTATCCCACCCATGACTTCTCATCATTAATAATGAGTAATAAAAATCCTCATCGTTTGTGTTTATAAACCCACCCTCAATTGTACTTAAGTGATGTCCAAAATACATTGAGAAGAATGATGCAAAACCAAAAGAACCTAAATATTTTCCTTGATATTTTGACCCCATACTTTCACAAACGTCTTCTAATAAAATAACATTGTATTTTTCACACAATGAAATCACTTTTTCCATGTTAGGTACTAAACCTAATGGTGAGACTAAAATCATACAAGATGGGTCATTTGTCTTAAACAACTCCTCTAAATGTTCTAAATCACAAGACAAGTCTTCTAAGTTAGAATCGCAAAGTATTGGTTCCATTCCTAATAACATTGGTGAACTTACATCGGTTGCCCAACTTAATCCTGGAACAACGACTTTATTATTCCTCAACTTATCTGTGTGTAATAATGCGGCTAACGCTAAAAGGATGGCTGAGGACCCGGAGTTAACATATACCGAGTATTTTGTCCCAATTTTTTTTGCCCATTTAGATTCTAATTCCCAAGTTAAATCTCCTTTTGTGAGTCTTGGTATTTCATCTTGATTTAACCACTCAATTAATTTATTGATGTCGTTTTTGTCAATTGTGTCTTTAACTAATTTTACCATAATATGAATTATATACTAATTTTATACCTTCACTTAAAGGTGTGAATTTAAAATTTGGAAACAAATTTTTAAATTTATCTATTGATACGTCTTTTCTAAATTGACCATTTGGTTTGGTTGTATCCCAATTTATTTTTATGTTTTGATTATTTGTGACTTTTAATGCTATTTCAGCCATATCTTTAATTGATAAGTTTTCTTCTGTTGCAACATTAAAACTATCGTTCACACCACTATCAATTGTCATTTTTATAATTTCAGCAAAATCACCTGCAAACATAAATTGACGTAATGGAGTTCCGTCACCAAAAAGAGTTATATCATCTTTTTTATTTTTTTTTGATGAGTGTATTTTTTTTATAAGGGATGTTAAAAAATGACTTTTATTTTCATCATCTTTATCTTCTTCACCGTATAAATTACAAGGTATTAGGTATTGATAGTTTAAATTGTATTGTTGGTTGTATGCGTCTATTTGTGCCCCCATTGAACGTTTAGAATACCCATATGAAAAATTTGTTATAGTTGGTGGTCCGTCATGTAACATTGACTCATCCATCGGATATTTTTTTGCGATGTCAGGATAGATACAAGTACTTAAAATACCTATAAATTTTTTTACTTTAAAAATTCTAGAATACTCAACTAAAAGAGTATTCATTAAAACGTTTTGTGTGAAATATTCCGCAGGGTGCTCAATATTATCAATTATTCCCCCAACCCTAGCGGCTAAATGTATTACAATATTTGGTTTGTGTTTTAAAAACATCTTTTGAACACCATTTTCTGTAGTTAAATCGTAATCTTTAGATGAGATATATACGGCATCAGGTAATATTTTTTTTAGATACTTCCCAACTAACCCAGAACCTCCGGTTACTAATATTTTATTTTCATTATTCATAATCTTAATTTAAATGCCAAACATGGAAACTCAATGATTCCAAATCTTTATTTCTTTCAATAAGAGTTTTAATATCATCATCTGTAAATTTTTCTGACCTACCATCCCTACCATGTAATTCGTATGTAACATTTTTTGTTAAAAATTTATCATTATGATGTTCATAAACAAAATTTCCATATATTTCGTAGTCCGCAGGAACACAGTACTCAGAAATGTTTTTGTAAACAAGTTCTAAAAAATCTTCAGGTGTATTACAATTACATTTCAATAACATGTCTTTTATTATTTTTTTATTATACATCATGAATTCACAGACAAATGAATGATTAAAACGCTCATTTAACCCCAAAACATTTTTATTGAATGTAAAATACGGTTCATGTATGTAATCTCTTCCCAAATAGAAAATGGTTTTTCCATCTTCAAAAAAGTTTAAAGGTTTTAATATTACAGAATCCGCCTCTATAACTAAAAAATTATCATTTTTAGTTACATTTTGAAACAATTTTAAAAATATCTGATATGTCCAGTTAGGTCTATATTCCAAACGAGACCTATCGATTTTTAAAACATCAGTTTCATTGTGTAAGTATATTGGTTTTTTAGTGATACCTTTTAAAATATCAAGGTCATTAAAAGGTTCTCTTTCACTCAATATTAAGTGTATAGAATCAAAATTTAAATTATACTCAGATTGTTCCACTATAAATTTTATGTGTGAAAAATCTTTTTCATGAGCAACAATTACTAAATCATATGAGGGTTCATTATTCATTCGTTAAAAAAAAAATTATCATTTATTCCTTTATCATCAATAAAAACATCTGCATGAACCTTTTTACCAACAATTAATTTATCAAAATTTACACCCCAACTACGTAATTGATTTTCTGTTAAATCGTACCAATCGATACCTGTTGTCGCTCCTCTTGCGGTATCAATTATAATTTTATTACCATTTTCATGTAACTCATTTACTTTTTTTATTCTTTTTAAAAATGGCTCAGCATTTTTATAATCTCCATTAGTGTTGGTACACAGAGTACCATCTAAATCAAAACAATATATCATTATATTATATTTATTATTTTTTCTTTTGAGAATACAATCTCTTGTGGTCTTATATTATTAATGATGTTTTGGTATATATCCTCATCACTTAACCCAACCAAAGAGATTGTTTTATTTGTTTTTTTAGAATCAATTAAACTTATAGAAACTTGTTTATTTGTAACTGACCATTCTTCACTCATAATGTAAAAATCAACATTGCTACCATAGTGTGTTACAAATCCACCCGCATCTGCTGCCATCATAACTCCAGACGATAAGTAAAATAAAGAAATTAACTCATCTTGTGTTAGGTTATCATTTATTTCGATATAATTAGAATTTTTGATATCAAAAGATTTTGGAGGGAACCCAATATTTACTATTTTTATACCATTATCAATTAGATGATTTAAAGTTTTTTCTAAATAAGGTAAAGTATTTGCCGTATTATGAATATTCGCTTTATTGGTGAAATTACGAGTTAGGACAATTATGGTTTTGTCATTGAATAGGTTACCGTATTTTTGTTTTACGGACCCAAATATTTTTTTTGTTGGAGTTATTGTTAGTCCATCATCAAAAAATTTTTTAGCGTATTCAAAAGATTTACGATAATATTCTAATGGTGGTTTGTTAATTTCATCTACAACACCAATGTCATAATCAGTATTTTGCCAACTTTTAATATCTATATTTTCAGAACCATATTTTTCAAAACAAAACTTCACACATCGATTTAAAAAATCGTCATTTCTTCTTGTGTCTAATTTTTCTAAAATTGCGGGATATGAAAATAAATCACCATCTTTAATAGTAATTATTTCATCTGCCTCAGATATTACAATATTACCTTTATATGGAACTACAGCAATAACATATTCATAACCATTTAATTCTTTTAAATTTCTTATAAAAGAATTAAATGGTAATAATTGATTCCATTCATCTGGATGGGTTATTGCTAAAAGTTTTTTCATATTATGAAATAATATCATTAACTTTTCTTAATTTTTTTGCGATTGGTTTTTCAGTTTCAAATACAACCTTTATACCATCTCCTAAAACCGTTTCCATTTTACGAATTCCTGACACTAAATCCCCAACATTTTCAATAGACGCTGATTGGTCAGAACCGTACATTGTTCTATCTTTTGTGATGTGAAATTCAACACACTCAGAACCTAAAGCCACTGCTCCAAAACAAGGAATCATTCCACTTGCGTGGTTAGAAAACCCAATCTTATATTGTGGGTATTTTTCTTTTAAAGTTTTGATATAGTTTAAATTAATTTCTTCATCTTTTGTTGGGTATGTGCTAGTACACGCTAAAACGTATTCTACATTATTTAAAATATTAATAGCCGCATCAACTTCTTCCTCTGTTGACATACCAGTAGAAACAATAATTGGTTTACCTGTTGAATTTAATTTCTCTAAAAATGATTTATCAGTTAATAACGCTGATGCAATTTTATGGTATTTCACGTTTAGATTTGATTCGATTAAATCAACACTTTTTAAATCCCAACAAGAAACGATAAAATCTAAACCTAAAGCGTTTGAGAATTTTTCTAAGTCTTTGTATTGTTCAATACTAAACTCTAATCCCATCTTTTGTTCACGATTAGTTGTTCCCCAAGGAGATTCTCTTTGAGTGTCTAATTCTTCTTTAGTGTATACTGATTCAATATCTCTTTTTTGAAATTTGACAGCGTCACATTCGTAAGTTTTAGCCATTACGATAAGTTCTTTAGCTAAATCAAGGTCACCATTATGGTTGATACCTATTTCTGCAATTACATAAGTTTTTTTCATTTTTTATTATTTAAACATTTTATTTTCTACTATTTCTAAAATTGTATGCCCAAGTAGTGTGTGACATTCTTGTATTCTTGCGGTGTTATTTGAGGGTATAATTAAATTATAATCTGATATATCTTTCATTTCCCCACCATCATTACCAATAAAGGATGCGATAATCGCTCCCTTGTTTTTAGCGACTCCAATTGCTTTAATAACATTTTTTGATTTACCTGAGGTTGAGAAACAAATTAGAATATCACCTTCTTTTACTGATGATTTAATTTCTCGTGAGAAGATATCTGAATATGAGTAATCATTTCCTACCGCAGTTAAATAAGAAACATTGGCCGCTAATAAAACAACTTCTAACGGGTCTCTATCAAAATAGAATCGACCACTTAATTCTGCTGAAAGGTGTTGTGCATCAGCAAAACTTCCACCATTACCACAAAAGAATACTTTATTACCGTTTTTATAACACTCGATGATTTTTTCTGCAATCGTATTTGAGTTGTTTATAATCTCTTTGTCATTCAATAGTTCAGTCTTCAATTTAATTGACTCCTGAATATTCTTTATAACCATTTCTACCATACTGTTTTCCCTCCGTCTATTACAACATTCGAACCTGTCATATATGAACTTGCGTCAGAACACATAAACACAATCGCACCTTTATATTCATCAATGTGAGCCATTCTACCCATCGGTATAATATTAGATAACTTAGTTACAAAATCAACAGGATGGTCGTTATAAACACCTGTCGGACTTAAACAATTTACTCTAATATTATTTTTGGCGAAATATGTAGAAAGATATTTTGTCATACCAATTACAGCCCATTTGGCTGCCGAATATGTAATTGGTTTTACATTCTGTTCGTTTTCAGATTTTGTTTCATCTCTGTAGATTCTTTGGTCAGGTGCAATCACACCCAAATCAGACGAAATGTTTAATACAACACCACCACCCGTTTCTAACATTTTATTACAAATTACTTGTGAAGTAATAAAAGTTCCGTTTATAATTGCATCAATACCTTCTTTAAAATACGATTCAGTCATCACCTCAAATCTTGTTTCAGGCGTTAAACTTTTATCGTCTTTTGTGACTTTTGGGTCTTTAGCCGCGTTATTAATAAGGATATCGATTCTTTCATATTTGTTTGACACCTCATTTACACTTTTTTTGTCTGTAACATTCATGTATTCCATAAACACATTTTCTTCCCCATAAACTGAAGAAAGTTCTTTGTGTTTTTTAGATAACATATCCATGTCGACATCTGTAAGAATTACTTTAGCCCCATATTCTAAAAGAGCCTCGGCGTGTTTTGGACCTAATAATCCACCCGCGCCGGTAATTAAAGCAACCTTACCATCTAAATCAAATAAGTTTCTCATAATAATGTTTTGATTTTTTGGTATGTATTTTTTATGTAATTTATTTCATCACCATCCACATCTCTTGCAAGTTGCAATATGATGTTATCAGTGTAATTAATATTTTTTAATGAATCAATTATAGTTTTAAAATTGGTATCGCCTAACCCAAAATGTTTTGTTTCACCATTAAAAGTTCTATCTTTAAAATGAACATTTTTTATTTTTGACCCGAAGTAATTTATTAATTCTTCATGGTCTATTTTTTCTTTATATGTTGAGGTGAAATTACCGGTATCATAGGTAATAAAAAAATTGTCTTTATTATTTACGACATCCATCACAATTTCTTTATCACATTCAAATTCAAAACAAAAATTAATTGATGGATATTTTTCAGATATTGGAATTATGTTTTTTAAAAATTCATATCTGATATATTCATTTTCCACTGAACTATCTTCTAAAAGTGGTATTACTATTTTATTCAATTTTAGTTCTACCATTTTATCTAAAACAGGTACTAAATTTTGATTCATAAATTCATCTTTGTAAAATGAATTATTAACCATAGTATCTACACAAACCGATAAGATGTTAGTGGGTAAATTAGATTCAATAAATAATGGATTATTTAAGTTATCGTTTGGAGTTATTAACCATTCGATACCACTCAACTCGATATGATTTAAAACATTAAATTCGGATTTCCAGTTAAGTGGAAACTCTTGCATTTTTTTATTGACCGGCTCACTAAGACGACCTTGTAAAACTCCTACTATCATAATAACTCAACAAATTCTATAATATTATTTTCTGGGTCCGAACCAAAAAAAACTTTAACCGTTTTTTCATCAGAAATTGTCGGAGTATTAATGATAGGTAAATTATTATCAATAAACTTATCGTAAAGAGTTTTAACATTATCTATAGTAAATGCAAAATGAGTGTACCCGTTTTCAAAAAGACTTTTTTTATTTATTTCACAACTTCCAAAATAAAGCAATTCAACTATTGTTTTATTATCTTTACCCAATTTAATAATTCTTGGAGATTTATTAACAGAATTAAGTATATGATTTAAAAACCGACCTTCTTCTATTTTATCATAAAGAATTTCCAATCCAATTACATCTTGATAAAACCATTTCATTTTATCCAAGTCGTTTACGACTATACCAACGTGCCTAAACATTCTATCAAACTTTCTTTTAAAACTCCAATACCTTCAATTAACGCATCATCATCAATAGTTAATGGAGGACCTATTTTTAATGTTCCTGATTGTGTCCTAATTGATAATAAACCTTTTCTCATTGCAACTTCTATTATCATATCAACAAAATCAACGTCATTTCCATTTGGTGATTTGATGAAAACCCCCGCCAATAATCCTTTACAGTTTATTTTTTTTACATAATCAGGCATTTCTTCTTTCCACTTTAATAATTCCGTTTCCATTATCTTACCTTTCCGATATGATTCGTTAATCAAATCATTATCTAAAAGATATTCTACAGAAGCTTTTGACGCGGCAACCGCAACAGGGTTACCCCCATGTGTGCTGTTGTATGACATATCGTTGTTAATAATTTTATTATTAGTTATTACGCAAGATAATGGTAATGATGATGAAATCCCTTTAGCACAAACAATTATATCGGGAGTAATATCAAAATGTTCATAAGCGAATAATTTACCTGTCCTACCAAACCCTGATTGTATCTCGTCAATTATTAATAAGACGTTATTATGTTCACACCATTTTTTTAATAATTTAACATATTCTTTTGACGCAAATTCGGCTGACCATCCTTGATATGGTTCCATGATTACTGAGGAATACTCAGAAGGATTTATATCTTTAAAATATTTTTCAAAAAGTTCTTGTGGTAACAACCCTTCTTTTTCTAATGTAATAGTATCAGGGTAAGGTAAATGAGTTACATATGTTTTAACGGGTATCCATTCTTGTGATTTAAATTTACCACCTGCCATTGCCGACCCCATAGTTTTGCCATGATAACCATTATTGAATGAGATGATTTTGTTTTTACCTGTATGTTTAATTGACATTTTAATTGCACACTCAACAGACTCAGAACCGGTAGATAAAAATAAAACTTTGTCTAAATTTTTAGGTGAAACATTAACTAATAGTTTAGAAAATTCAGACCTTTCTTTGGTTGGGTAATAATAAGCGTTTAATAAATTTTTATTAGTCGTAGAGATAATAGCTTCTTTTACTTTTGGGTTTGAGTGCCCTACATTTGTGACAAATATTGATGAGGTAAAATCTATCCATTTATTACCTGATATATCATAAATTGAATAATTTAATGCCGAATCCCACACTACGGGTAGTTGGTCATTCATTGAATTTGGCTCATACTTGATACAATTATTTAAATACTCTAATGATTGTGGAGATGGAATTGATGTTGTAATGTTTCTATAACGTGTTTTTACAGAATCACATTTAACCGGTGTTAACTGGAACTTATACATTTTTTTTACTTAAAATATACTCAATATAATTAAAATCATCAATAGTGTCAATTTCATAAGTTTTATCAGTAATAAATGAATAAATTTTATCACCATAAAAACTATCTGAATCCATAAAAATTTCAGGGGTTACTATATCAACATATCCGTTAGGTGAATATGTTTTAGGATAACTTTGTCTAGGTAAATTAGTATCCATAGTATCAACTATAGGTTGCCAAAACTCACCATTTTTTGTATAAAACTTATATACAGATTCTGAAGTTTCATGTGCAGACCTAAGACTTGTTATGTTTTTTTTATTTTTTAAAAACACTTCAATAGCGTTATCAATGACTAATGGATTTACTAAAGGGGTTGTTGCTCTTAAATGTATTATTGGTTCAGTATGGTTTAATTCTTTGCAAAAATGTCTAAAAGAATCTATATCTAAAGATGTGTCAGTTGACAATTCATTAGGTCTTACAATGATTTTACATCCTAGATTCTTTGAGATTTCAATTATCTCCTCATCATCAGAAGAAACATATACATCTGTAATTTTTTTTGATTCTTTAGCCGAAGTAATTACATACTCAATTAAAGGTTTACCCATTAATTGTTTTATGTTTTTTTTTGGAACGCCTTTACTTCCACCCCTTGCTAAAATTAAGGATATCATTTTTTTTCCGCTTTACAAATTAACATTGCCTCTTTTGAGAATCTAATAATCTTGTTTGTTTTTTTACCCCATAATACTTTTTCAAATGGTGAGTATGGTAATGGTAATTTTTGAATGATGTATCTAAAAATGTTTAAAAATGAATATTTCCATGTTAATGGTAACTGATAAAAATATTCACACTCAGAAACAAACCCAGATAGGTCACAAGCGGTTTCTAATGAATATCTAGTGAAAGGTGTAACATGTGTGTGGTCAATATAGAAAGCCTCCTTATACGAATGTTTCCAACTCGGAGCCATACAAATTAATACGCCACCCTTTTTTAACATTCTATATGATTCATCTAATAAAATATCCGGATTTTGTAGATGCTCAACAACAGATTTTGAAAAAATAAAATCAAATTTTTCATCTTTAAACGGATATTTTTTTTCGTTTAAATCATAAGATTTAAATTTTTTTGACGGTATGTTTTCTTTTGAGGAATTTGATATGTCCATTCCATAAGCATCTATACCACATTCAATAAAACATTTTGTTATTACTCCATCACCACATCCAATATCTAAAATCTTAGCCCCTTCTTTTATGTTATATTTTTTTATAATATAGTTAACTAACTTTTTTGGGTAATCTGATTTATTTTCTTTATATGTTTTTTGAACATAATTAGGATTAAATATTGAACTCATATTTTTTCAGTTTTTAAAATTTCACTTAGACGTGAATCTACACTTGTGTTTATTATCTCAACCCCAATTTTTTTAGCACTATCGTTAATAATTCTAAAATCATTTAACATATTAGGTATAGTTGAGTCAAATTCCGTTGCCGATATTGGGGCCATATAAGAACCAAAATAACCTTTTTTATAGTCTAAATCTACCCCTGATACGTATATTTTTTTACACCCCAATAATATAGATAGTGCTAACATATGTACAGCAACAGTATCCCCTGCACTATATTTCTCATCATTACCTGTAAATTTTTGTAACTCTTCTTGTATTGTTAATCTATCACTAATAAAATTTTGACATCCGTTTGCACAACTATAACAGGTTTTATTATCAAAGTGTCTTTGGTCGTAACCCACATAATTTAAATTTCCTAAATTTTTTTCAATCCACCATCTAGGTGTTGAGTCTACTGAGTCTGCATGTACAAGTGATGTGTTAGGCATTCTTTTTAATCTATCAATTAAACTACCAACTTGTTGCGTATTCGCCCAAACCCAATAGTTAGGTTGTAAATCACTTATCAAATCAATATCGTTACAAGAAACTAAAACTATATTTTTCCTTTCTTTTATAATGTGTCCTATAGTGTCCGAAAGAGAAGGACCTAAACCACAAACAAATGATGTTTTGTCTTTCTCAAGGTTTATAATATCTTTTAAATTTTTCATAATATTTTTTATATTTCTAAAGTAAGTTTTTTGTAAATAATATCATCTGGTAACAAATATTTTTTTGATTTATTAAAATTATTTTTAATACTTTCTAGTCTTTTTATATAGTCATCTATAGATAAATTATTTACGATGTCCACTAACTCCCCAACATTGTCAAAAATAATCATACCGTTAGTGTCAAAAAAATCACCTATTGAAGGACACCCCCAATAAATTGGTACTGTTCCTGTCACAAAACAATCAATTAGTTTCTCAGTAAACCAATAATCTCTTTTAGTGTTTTCCACCACAATGTGAAATTTATATTCTTTTAGTCCGTCAAGTTTATAATCTATTGGGTTGTAAGTTCTACCGTATACATCTATTTTACCATTTAATTGGTTAATAATGTCGTGTCTTAATCTATGACCATTTGTTTGAGTCTTATTTGATGATATTATACTTATCATTTTTGATTTATTGTAAATTTTTTGGTCCTCAGGTTTTATCCAACAACATCCGAATGGTAATAATTCATAATTTCCACCCTTGTCTAATAGTGACTTTTCATGTGTGAATACTTTTTTAAATTTATTATTGTTATTAACAATAAAATCATAGGTATATGGTGCGATTTCTTTTGGTTCGATTAACCAAGCAATTGAATTATGGTTATTTGTGACTTCCCCCAATCTCGCATCGGTGTAAACAACAAAATCATTACCATTTTTATTAAAATTTTCTCTTTTCCATTTAAAAAATAATGAGTCTTGGTAATCACTACAGTAACCTATTTTTGAGTGTGAGAATGTTGAGTCTATTAGATTAATAGTGTCGTTTTTTGTTTTTACTAATAACCCATTATTGTAATTTACGTTTACTTTAATCCATCCATCTACATATATGTTATCGTAATCTTGAAATCCTTTAGGTCCAAACCACATACTTGGGCATAAAACTTTTTTATTTTCATTTTTATTTAAAAAGGCTGACCACCATGAAAATGTTGAGTTTGATATTACGTTATTTTCACATAAACTCATCATCCATAAATCTTCATAATCTTGTAACTGGTCAACAAAAACCACTTTAGAAGATTTAATATTATTTTTAACCCAATTAATATCATCACTAAAAACATAAAATACTTCAGTTAAGTCATCTAAAAGATTTATACAATAATCAATATAACTTAAATCTACAGATGGTAGTATATCGTTTATAGTTAGATAGTCACCTCTTCTAATGTGTATCGAAGTAGATTTTTGATTTTTAAAATTTGGGTACAAAGATTTTAATTTTGTAATAAAATTATCATCAGGACCGAACATTTCTTTTATGTTTTCATCATACCCTAAAAAATTGTTTAGACTTTGGTAATACCCATAGAATTCTATATTACTATCCCAAGAAAAATTTAAATTAGGTTTATTCCAGGTTTCTTCAGAAACTCTTTTTTTGTTAATAATTTTATCAACAAATTTTACATTTTTAAAAATATTGTCAACATAATGAGTAGTTTGTTTAGATTGTGACATTGGGGTGTAAGACACGGGTTCAAAAACACTTTCTTTATTATTTTTTAATCCTTGACAAACCGCATGTGCGATTTGAAACATTTGGTTACCTAACCCACCCATTAAATAGGCTGTTGAATAAACATTTTCCATACTATTGTGGTTTATATTTTTTTAAGTTTCTTATTATGTTTGCGCATCTTTGTTGTTCCATTTGACCCGCTCTGGCGTTTTCTTTATGTTCGTTATGTGGATTTTCTTCATTATAGACTAAAAGTATTTCCGGTATAAATTCGTAATGTTTATCACCACACATCTCAATCATAGGGTATGAATATGCGACATCCGGAGCGGCTTTAAAGTATTCTCCATTTTCATCGGTAAACGACGACTCATCAATATTACGCCAAAGATGTACTTTCCAAGTTCTTAAATGTGAAAAGGCAAAAATATCCGTTCTTACGGTTTTATAATTAACTCTATTAGAAAAACCAATCATACCATTTGAATAAACAAAGCTACCGTTAGTTAACCATAAATTTTTATTTTTTTCGTATTTGTCATTAATAAACCCTAAGACTTTATCATTATACAACCAATCGTCACCATCTAATTCAATAATAATATCATCATCGTCAAATAAAGATTCATCCATCAATAAATCATCCATATTTTTTAGTTTATACTTTTTTACTTTATTTTCTATTAGTATAAACCTATCATCACCATCGATTAGTTTTTTTATTTGCTCCACTGTTTTATCAGTGGAAACATCATCAACCAAATACATTTTGAAATTTTTATGTAATTGATTTTTAACTGAATTAATACATTTCTCAATATAGTTTTCGGCATTCCAAAAACAACTAACAACTTTAACCATTTAAAATTTTAATATATTCCTCTTTTATTTTTTTAGCAACTTCAATAGAGTTAAACTTGTAAACGTCAGACGGAACTTCATGTTTATTTTTGTTTATAATATTACCACTATTATCGACATTGTAAATCCATCCTGATTTACCACATAACCAACCCTCAATTGTTGTTCTACCTAAAAGAATACCTGCAGTCTCACTACAGTTTTTAACATATTCTTCAACTTTGTTAGTTGCTGGAAAATGTTTAACATGAGAAAATTCTAATAATTCCGGTAGGTAGTTTGATTTGTTTTCACCAACTAACCAAAGTTCTTTATTAATGGATTTTGAATACTCAACTAAGTCCCTAATTGTTTTTTCTCTCAGGTAGTCTATTGTCCCAACAAATAAAACGTAAGGGTAATTTTTTATGTTATTAGTGTTAAATCTTTTTGTGTCGATTGGGTTATAAATAACTTCAGTGTCAGACCCAACTACGTTAAAATTCGTTACAACATGTTTTTGAATTTCAGGCCTGATACAGATATATTTTTTAATTGAGTCGTCTATATAAGGATTTTCTAACTCTATTACTTCAGAATGTATTGTTGAAATTTTTGGTATGTTTGGGTACATCTCACATATTTGTTTCGATATTGGGTTGTGTTGAACGTGAGCAATATCAAAATTAACATCTGACATTTTATACATCATATTTGGTTGACTAGCGATTACACCTTCTGGCGTGTTAAATCCCCACTTACCATCACCTAATTTATAACCCGGTGGGTTAGAGAATGGTAATGTTTTAATTCCTTGTTGATTTGCAATTTTAGATAAAGGACCTTCGATATCTGAAAGAACGGTAACATCACAGTTTAAACTTTTTAACCCTCTTGCTAATTCATAAACATACATTTCAGAACCTGTAAAAGTTTTAAAAAATAATGAAGATAGTAATACTTTAATTGGCGATTCTAAAGTAAGATTTCTTTTAATTTTAACGGGAAGATTATCTTTATGTTTTTCTGCAAACTTAATTCTGTTTTGCTCCCATTGGTCGTTTGTTTGACCTATTGATTTGTGAGTAACTCTGACATCATAGATAACGCCAATTTTCACATCTTCAATAAAGTTTCTAAATGAAAAATCTACATCATAAAAGTGAAACCCTTTAATTTCTTCGTTAAATGTTTGTTTAATATTTTTCTTATTCAATACAACAAAAAGACCATCAACCAAAACGACATCATCAATCTGATTACCTAAACTTGCAGAATATTTGGATTCCCATTTTTTACCTTCATGTTCGTGATTAACAATACCTTTCATTTTTGAAAAGTCTTCCCACCACTTTGCAGATTCTGGTAATTGGGTAGAACCTGCAAGCCCTAAAATTCCATACTCAGGACTTCTTTTAAAATGTTTTAATATTTTACTACCCCAATTCTTACTATCAAAATAGATATCATCATGACACAACACAACAATATCGTTTGTTGCTTGTTCTAAAATCATATTGTAAGCTTCAGGTAATGAATATTTACCCTCATTTTCTATTGGGATTATTTGTGGGTTTGATACTCCACATGATTTTTTTAATAGTTCAACAAAACTACTATCAATTTTTCTAGTTGAGAATCCTATTGTAATCATTAAATTATTCTATATAATATTTTTAAAGTCCTGTTGAACCAAAACCGTTACTATTTCTATCTTTTTCTTTGATTTCCGAAACTTTAACTAAGTCTACCCATCTACCCCCAATTACAGGACAAAGAACTGCCTGAGCAACTTTTTGACCTTTTTCAATTTTTACTTTTTTGTTTGTGGTATTAAAAAGTATAACTTTGATTTCACCTTGATACCCACTATCAACAGTTCCTGGTGAATTTAATACAAACAAACCTTGATTTAGGGCTAAGCCACTTTTAGACCTAACTTGGACTTCGTAGTTTTCACCAATATCTAATCGTATTCCTGTTGGGACTAATGCCCTTGAATTAGGTTGAATCCAAACTTCTTCAGACGCTCTTAAATCAAATCCTGAATCAGATGGGTAAGCGTAAGAAGGATTTTCATTATCAGAGTCATTAACAAAGTTTAAGTTGACTTTAGTAAACTCAACTTCATTTGACTCGTGCAAATTTTCAAAATGGGTGTTTAAATCATCAAGATTAACCCCCATTGATTTTAAAAATTCTGATGGGTTATTCATATCTACATCTCCTAATTTGGATTGTAGTTCTTTTAACATTTTAAATTGGTCTTTAGCCTCTCTTATTCTATCAAACATTATTTTAAAGATTTTAATTGTAAAATTGCGTTTATTAATACATCTACATCTTTTTCACAGTATTCTGCGATTTCTTGTAGTCTGTTGTGGTTCCAATAAGCTTCATGAACCATTCCACCATTAATTGGTCCGTCTTTAGGTGTAGGTATATCTAAACACGTACACATTAAATCTAATGAGCCAATTGCCGTATATGCTCCATATTGCCAAATTTCTTTTGTATCGATGGCTTTAATTTCCCAAGGCTTCGTATCGTATGAAGGAAGAATCTTAGATGGCATAATCCCATTGATAATCATTCGTTTTGCCAACATGGGGATATCAAAGTTTTTAAGGTTATGACCACAAAGATAAAAATCCAATTTATGACATCTATTCAAAAGGTCTCTTACTTCTAATAATAACTTGTGTTCGTCATCGTTAGAAAAAGTTTGTTTTTTAATCTCACCATTATCTAAAACAAATGCCATAGACACACAAACTATCTTAGCAAATTCAGGAACCAAGGCTGTTCGCTTAGCATAGACATCATCCATTTTTTGCATTTCTTCTTCAAGACCATTTGTTTCAACATTGTCTTCAGGAAACCTTTTTAAGAACCAATCAAAGTATTTAACAAATTGTTCAGCAATTTTAGGATGACTTTGTTGACAAGAACGCCAGTCTTTACATAGACCAACAGTTTCAATGTCAAGGAAAAGTATTTTGTTAATAGGTATGTTTATCATTTTATTAAGGATTTGTATAGTTCTGCTCTGTCTCTTGTAACTTTATTTAAATCGTAAGTGTCTTTAACGGTTTCATATAATCTTTGACCTAAATCGTAAGCCCAATTAGGATTATCAATTAATTTTTTCATGTATTTTGCCCAATCACTATGACTTCTCGCCTCATCAACTAATAAAGCATTACCGTCTGTAAATTCACCATTTTTCATCGCATGTTTTAAATCTACAGTGTAAGGACCAACGTTAGACGCTATGATTGCCTTTTTATAAAAACCTGCTTCAATTACTTTTAATTGTGATTTAACTCTGTTAAAAATATGGTTTTTAATTGGTGCTAAAGATACGTCAAACCATTTGTAGTTATTAGCGTAACTTGTTACGGGTTTAGTCCAAACACGATTGTAGAATGGATTTGTATCTGAAATATAATCCTCTTGTGAGAATTTCATTAAATAGTCTTTATGTTTATCGTCAACTAATTTATAGTTGTCGGTAAAAATTTCCTCATAACGAGCCCAAACTGTTTCTTCAGGTTTAATATCTCTTTGTTTTTGTTCTCCCGTTTGTTGATTAATTTCGGTCACAGTCCCTCTAATATCAAAACCACAAAGATACATACTAAATTTATCTTTTAGTGGAGTTAACTTATTCATAGTACCATCTAAAAGTTTAAGGTCATGTAAGTGAGATGAACCACCTAACCAACCAAATCTTAGTTTATCTGAAGGTTCTGTTTTGGAGTTAAATTGTGATTCTTTTGGATTAATTGCGTTTGGTAACACATAAACATTTTTGTTGAATTTTGATATTTCATTAACAAAAAATGATGTAGTAGTTGTTACGTGACCCGCAACTTTTAAGTTCTCAATAATTTTTTTGTGTAATTGTGTTTGAATTACCATTTGGTGAACGGGGTGTTCTTTTGTTGGTAACCAATAATCATCTAAGTCCATTATCGTTACAATTCCTAATTTATTTAATCTTTGGATTAAATTAACTGAATTATCATAGTCATGACCAATGGTTCTATGGAAATGAACTATATCATAATTTTTCCAATAATTTAAATCATTTACCTTTGGTTCATAATCTATATCGACATGGAATTCATCTGAGTGGTTATTTTGTAAACAAACATGCGGGTCCACACTTCTAAATTTACCCACTCCCGTTTTGTCTGATGGTAATACTAAAACTTTTATTTTATTCATTTGATACTTTTTACATAAAAGTAAGATATATAAAATAAAAAATCCACCCCTTTTCAGAAGTGGATTTACATTAGAATAAATTTTATTTTATTGTAATTTTTTAATTTTCGTAACTTTACCAACAAACAAATGATTACCTACTTTAAATTGTAATGTATCGTTTGAATTACTTGTGGACTCAACTAACATACCCGCTTCTTTTAATTCTTCTCTAACTACATCTTTAACCGTATCTCTAACGACATCACGTATCATATTTTTCATTTCGTTCATGTCAAAATTCTGTGTAGTTTTTTGTGTTTTTACCGTTTCATTAACAACCTGTGGTTGTTGTTTTGAACCCATACCCATTAATCTTTGGGCTCCCTCAATAATATCATTACTAATTACAGAACCCCCATTCATAGAACTTGGTTGTACTATCGGTTGTTCTATCATTAATCTTTTGATTTCATCGGGTAGTTTTGAGTTTTTAATTCTACTTTCTTCTAAAGGTTGTGTTGGGTCAAAATTTGGTCTTTCTTGAGCAACTTCACCCATATATTCTTGTGGAATGTTGTATGATGCGTTTGGTGTATCAAAATTTTCTAATACTGGATTGGGAGCTACCGAACCTCTGTTAATACCACTATGGGCATCCATAATTTTTTTTGAAATTGCTAATTTTTGCATTAAATCTGACATGTTATGCTATATTTTCTGTGTTGTCGAATACTGCGTTTAATATCACACTCGACATTAGTTTATCACCATTAGGGTTGTAATTAGGTCTCATTTCATAAAACGTATCACCTTGCGGTTGATAAGTCAATATCTTTACTAATTTAAAAAACCTCCAACCAGGAATTGGGTTATCTCTTGTAACCTTTGAATGTGAAGACCCCTGTATTTCCCAAGCTCGTAATACTAACTCACCTTTTTTAGAATACCCAACACAAACAGGTTCGATATCACGATAACCTTTACCATACTCATCACCATCGTAGTTAATTGTAATTACTTTTTTATTTCTAATACTATCCTGAACCACATCTAGATTAGCGGCTTCAAGTATAAGTTGAGAAAGGTTATTTAATAACTTCACGATACCGAGTAATATGGGTTATTTGGTGAAAATTTATTTATTTTTAAATCGTCTTTTCTTTCTGCAATATCTGTAGAAGTTCCCGCGGCTTGGTTATAAACATCTAACTCACCACCTGTACCTCTACCAATTTTATCACCATTTGCGATAGCATCGGGGTGAACTGTTGAATATTGGTCTGCAGGATTAAAATCATTTCTTGGAAATAACTTTTTTCTTTGTTCTTCCGCAATCTTACTTAATTGATTATCAGGTTGCGAAAAATCCATTTTATCTGATTGGACTGCCATTATAATATTTTTTGATATAGTTTATTCATTAATTTTATTTCTTGTTCCACCCTTACATCAATGTCACTATTTGTTTTTGAGTGACTATCTAAAGGATTTTTAATAAGTTGGTCTTTTGTGTGATTATCAATAAATTGGTTTTGCATCCCTGCATCCATCTTTATTTTTTTACCACTACTATCGTTGTCTCTCCAAACTCTTAAAACCTCATCACACCAACCCTTCATTCTATCACCACCGTTTAAAATAAAAGGTGCGTCTTCTTTATTACCACTATAACTTTCAAACCAACTTTTAATTCTTTTTATTTGTTGGTATGTTGCTTGTTTACCTTTTCTTAATTGTTGGTTTCTATTATACCCTTCCACATTTTGATTCCCTTCGACTGAATTAAAACAATCATTAAGGTGTTTTACCAATGAGTCTGGTATTATTGCAATTCTATTATATAAGTTACTATTCATCTTTAATAATTTGAATTAATTCTTTTACGGAAATACCGTGTTCTTTAGCCAATTTTTTAATTGATTTAATGTTTCTTACTAATAATGGATTGATTAAATCTTTTATTCTTCTTTTTTCGGTATCGTCATCTTTATTTTTATCCATGATAACATCCTCACCAATTTCCTTTTCTTTTAAGATAGGTCTTCCTACAAATCCTTTTTCATTTTTGTACGGTGATTTTTTATCTCTTTCAGGACTTTTACCAAATTCATCTTCAACTCTTTTTTCTGCCGACTCATCATCCATTTCTAATTCATCTTTGAAATAATCCAAGGTTTCTTCGGCATCCATATTCATAGTGTCCTTATAACCAAAAGCTTTAGACATGTCAGTTTCTTTAACATATCCTTCACCATAGTACCCATACCAACCTCTTAACAATGGGTCTCTTGGGTTTCTTGCTGCAGGTATAATTTGGTCAGTAGTTTTAGTTCCGATACCAGCACTTGCCGGTGAAAGAATAGGAATATCAGATGATAACCACGTTCCGTCGTCATCAACAAGCTCAGTGACTTCCTGTTCTGTAGGTTCATCTTCAGAAGATTTTAATTTTTTTAAAAATATTTCGTGGGACTTGCAAGGCATGTATTTTCTTTCACCATCTTCGTTGTGATAGTGAGAGCCAACACATCCCAAAGTTTTAGCAACTCTTTCCGCCCTTTCTTCTGTAGAGTATTTATATGTCTTCATTGAGCTTTTTACCTATAAATACTCCAAACAAAGTATTTATCATAAAAAAGTATGCCAACTCAAAATTTAAATACATATTATTATCCTAAATACAGAAGTTTATTAAATACGGGACAATATTTTGATTTAACATTGGTTGCGGATGAAAGGGATTATGATGAGGAAGTGGTCTTTTCAACGGACATTATTGCAGCAAATGACGGAACAAGATTACCAATACGTTTAGATTTAAACGATACTAACTCCTGTCCGCAACTTTCTATGTCTTTCGATGTTTTTTACACGGGGGCAACACTTGTGTCAAAAAATTATTACAATCCAAATAATTTAGATTTATCTTGTTTATCGGCATTTACGGGAACTTGTGATATTGGGTTAACAGCGACGGATAATGGTTTATATACGGGATTGACTGGTGAAACATTATACTATACAATGGGTGTGAGAGACGATTATAAATTTCACCCACATTATTATGATAGAAGGATGAAATTACACATGGTGACAGGTTATACGACACCACCTAATACTGTGTTTTCAGGTAGACCAAAAAATGCGATATATAATATAGTTTCTAAAAACCAACCAACAATAGGGTATTACCAAGAACTATATGGTGGATTTTATCAAGGATTTTATAAATTATTTGGTTATGATTACGAGGTTTTTCCTGAAAGATTAAACAAGGGTTGGACTATGGAGACGGTTATCAAACCAAGAATAACCGATGAATTTTCAATTAGTGCTTCAACTGAAGAATATTTAAACACTCGTTATCCAAAAAATGCTGGAACTTTCTTTTATTTTGGAACAAGAGCTGAAAACAAATATTATCATTTTGCCGATGGTCATCCTGAAAGTAATAGTGGGTATACCAGAGTAACGTCAGGATTAACAAGTTTAAGTAGTTGTACGTGTAATGAAACTGGATATACGAATGCAAATTGTGTAAGTCTTTATCCGTCAAGCGCAACAACGGCATATCACAATATTGGTTGTGGTTGTGGAGCTTGTACAGAACAATTACCAATACCACCTTTGGACCCCAAGTTTGATGTGTTATCAAATGCATTATCAATAAGGTTTAGTGGGTGTGCTGCGGACCCAAGATTATGTGTTAAAACAATTGTTATTACCGGAGATTGTGTCACAACAGGAAGTTGTTCGACGACAGGATTAACATTTCAAACAGGTTATACTATAACTGAAGTTTGTAGTCCTCCGATATACGACGTATGTGATTACATATGTTCTGCGATTACAGAGGATAGATGGGTGATGGTTACCGCAGTATTTGAAAGGTACACAACGATAGAAGAATGTGATTTACTAAATTTAGGTGGATTAAATGACATTAGACAAGTCACATACCAATCAATATTAAATAACACCTCATACAATCTAATAATGCCACCTGAAACACATTCGGGAGGAACTAAAGAAGATAAGGTTTATCGTGTGGTGTTTGATAGAAAATGGTTTGACGATGCTTGGTATAGACTCGGTAGATTGAAAATTTATATAAATGGTTACTACTTCATGGTGATTGAAAACTTTGAGGAGATTATACCAAGAGAATTGAATTGTGAAAAAGAAAAACAACTTGGTGTGCCATTTAACATATCGTGGGGTGGTGGTTCTCAAGGTCTTCACGACCACTTAATATTCAAAGAGTGTTCCACTTGGGATTGGTCTGTTGGTAATATTGATACCGATTTAATTTATACCGCTTGTAGTGGAAACGTTATAACTCTCACAGGGTTGACAGGACAATCAGGAACAATTTATACTAAATTTGATACAACACCGTATTTTACATCAGCATCAACCGCTAGTACGTTAACTTATACCGGAAACTACGTACCATTAGAAGGACCATACGGTCAAGACCCTGAGTTATTTCCAAATGAAATACTTTCAGCAACAACATATAGTGGTTTAACAACACAAATTTTAATGGAACAGAATTTTGGTGGAACCTTTATGGGTGGATTATCACAATTTAGAATGTATACCGAAGCGTTTAATAGTTCACAGGTTCAACATAATTTTAGAATTTTAAAAGATAGATTTAATCTTTTTGATTTTTGGTGCCCAAATTGTTTAATACCTACACCACCAACTCCGACGCCAACTCCAACACCTACCGCAACTCCGACGCCAACTCCTACACCGACTCCTACACCAACACCAACACCGACTCCTACACCAACACCGACAGGTCAATTTTTAGCGGCGTTAGCAAGTTGTAGTAACCCAAGTCAACCAACACAATCTATGTTATTACCATTATCTTATCAACCTGTTACTTCAGGTGCGTTTTCGACTTGGTATACTTATGCGGTTAGAGACACATTAGGTAATTGTTGGACAATTACAGGAACATACTTTAATACCCCATCAACACCAACTTTAACTTGGAATGGAAGTAACACATTAAATTTAATAAACAACTTTGGTTCTGGTACTTACTCAGGATGTACATCATGTTAAAATTAAAAAAATGGAATTTTTTATAAAACAAAATACAACTTTACCGATAGTCAAAATGGATGTAGTTTTTGACGGTAGAACTAATGCGGGTGAAGAATTTTACTCAATAATGGATAATGCGACTTTAAGATTTTCTATGATTAATGAAGATAATGGAATTCCAAAAGTTAGTATGAAACAAGCATATATTGTTGCAAAAGATAAAAGAAATCCTGACGCACCATGGGAATACTACATTTACTATAAGTGGGGAGCAAAAGACACAAACAAGAAAGGTAGATTTTTAGGTCAGTTTTTAGTTGTATTAGAAAGTGGAGAATTAATTTCACCGATTAGAGAAAATCTTTACATCAATATTATTTGACATTAACACAACTCATTTTTATATTTATTGAAAAAGGGAAACCACGACTTAGTTCGTGAGAACAATAACCCAAAACTAAAAAATATAAAATATGGTTCCACAAGAAGAAATTGAACGCTTCCTATTAGGCGAAGACGACGAAAAATATATCGTATCACTCGAATACGATTACAAATCCTCAAAGATTTATAAAGTAATACAAGACCCTATTAAGGGTAAAATGTTACGTCCCGACACATTTATTCCATTTGCTTGGGTTGGTGACTTGAAAGGTAAAAACTTTTACAAGAACGATAAACACGCACAAAAACGTGCGATGAGTGAAAATGGTATTATCATAGAAAGGCTTGATACTCACGGTGATGAACGTTTAGAGAACGGATTGAAGTATTTGGTTAAAACAACAAAATCGTATTCCAATCTTGTAAACTTTTTTAAGGGGGGTGGTTTAGACCCGTGGGGTAGAGACAACACAGACTCAATTCAGATATTATCGCCAGTTGAGCAATACTTAATTCAAAAAAGTAAAAGACTTTTCAAAGGTTTTGATGAGTATGATGAAATCCACAGGTTTGTATTCGATATCGAGACCACAGGTCTTGACCCCAAAACAAGTAAGATATTCTTGATAGGGATGAAAGACAATCGTGGTTTTCTAAAATTATTATCAGCACAAAATGAAGATGAAGAAAGACAAATGATTGTCGACTTCTTTAAGACTATTGATGAGTTAAAACCATCTTTGATTGGGGGTTACAACTCAGCATTCTTTGACTTCCCGTTTATTTTGAAAAGAGCGGAAATATTAAATTTAAACATTAAAAAAATATCAAAGACCTTACATCCTGATTACACATTGAAACAAAAAGATGGTATCCTAAAGTTAGCAAACGAAATGGAACCATACGTTCAGACTCAGATGTGGGGGTATAACATTGTGGATATTGCTCACGCAGTTCGTAGAGCACAAGCGATTAACTCAGACATTAAGAGTTGGTCTTTGAAGTATATTACCAAATTTATTGAAGCGGAAAAACCAAATCGCGTTTATGTTGAAGGGGATAAGATTGGTAAAATCTATTTTGATAATCTTGAATATTGGATGAACAAAGAAAACGGAGCTTACAAAAAAGTTGGGTTTGATTCAAAAATAGATGAGGTCTGTAAAAGAAGAGATGATGTTTATAAACTAGTTACGGGTTCAAAAATTATTGAGGACTACTTGGACGATGACCTTTATGAAACGATGATAGTTGATGAGCAGTTTAATCAAGCAAACTTCTTGTTGTCTAAACTTGTACCAACAACGTATGAGAGACTTTCAACTATGGGGACCGCAACATTATGGAAAATGATTATGTCCTCATGGTCATATAAACATAACTTGGCATTACCAAGAAAATTAGAAAAAAGAAAGTTTACAGGAGGACTTTCTCGTTTGGTTCAGGTTGGGTTCTCTAAGAACGTATTGAAACTTGACTACTCTTCACTATACCCATCTATTCAGTTGGTTCACGACGTATTCCCTAAATGTGACGTAACAGGAGCGATGAAAAGTATGTTAAAGTATTTCCGTGATACTCGTATTAAATATAAGAACTTAGCAAGTGAATATAAGTCTATTGACCCTAAACTTGCAATTTCTTATGACCGTAAACAATTACCAATTAAAATCTTTATCAACGCATTCTTTGGTTCATTATCAGCTCCACAAGTATTTCCATGGGGTGATATCGATATGGGTGAACAGATTACTTGTACGGGTAGACAATATTTAAGACAGATGATTATGTTCTTTATGAAAAGAGGTTATGTTCCACTTGTAATGGACACGGATGGTGTAAACTTTGAAACCCCAGAAGATAGAGAAGAATATAAGTATATTGGAAAGGGATTGAATGGATTGGTTAAAGAAGGTAAGGAATATATTGGAGCAGAAGCGGATGTTGCCGAATATAATGATTTATTTTTAAGAGGTGAAATGGGATTAGATATTGATGGGGTTTGGCCTTCAACAATTAATGTGGCTCGTAAAAACTATGCTCTTCTTACAGATAAGGGTAAAGTAAAACTAACAGGTAATAGTATTAAATCTAAAAAACTTCAAACCTATGTTGCTGAATTTTTGGATAAAGGACTTCGAATGTTATTAGATGGTAAGGGTGGTGAGTTCTTGGATTTCTACTATGAGTATGTTGACAAACTTTATAACCGACAAATCCCTTTGGCTAAAATCGCAAACAAAGCTCGTGTTAAACAATCAATAGATGACTACAAAGTTCACATTACTAAAACCACAATAGCTGGTAATATGATGTCCCGTCAAGCACATATGGAACTTTTAATTAAAGAAGGTAAAAATCCCGGTCTTGGTGACACAATCTTTTATGTTAATAATGGTGAAAAAAAATCACATGGTGACGTTCAAAAGAAAAAAGATGAATTAGTTTTAAATTGTTATATGATTGACGAACGTGATATTGAAATGAATCCAGACTTATTGGGTGAGTATAATGTTCCAAGATATATTGCAGCATTTAACAAAAGAATCGAACCATTACTTGTTGTTTATAGACCTGAAATCAGAAAAGACATTTTAATCGAAGACCCAAAAGATAGACCTATCTTCACTAAGACTCAAACTGAATTAGTACGTGGGTATCCTATGAAAGAGGTTCACCAAGACACATTAGAAGAAGTATTAACGTTATCTGATACAGAATTAACGTTTTGGAAGAATGTGGGCATTGACCCTTACTATATGTATTTGGATGGAACGGTAGATTTAGTAGATACCAAATGGGTTGAAAATAACAGAGTTTTAATGGAGAAATATGTTCAACAACAAAAGAAAGTAGACGCTGATGAGTATTATGAATTTGATGTTGATGGTGATTTAATGGCTCTTAGTTTCGACTAAGAGTCCTTCAATCCGTCAGATGAAAGAATATACCAAAAGTCACCTATTTTTCTGTATTCAACACAAGCACCTTTATCTAACTCAATAACGTCAAATTCTTCATCAATTAAAGAATCGGCACTAACGTTTACAACTGTAAGTGCCTTTATAACTATATGGTCTGTTGTTTTAGAATCTAAAAATAATTCACAAGAATCAACGTCTTTTATAACAATTGCAGATTCTCCGTTTGTTGAATAAGTTTTATTAGTTACTACCGCAACATCTGAAGTCACAATTTCATGACCATTAATTATTCTTTTTGATGGAATTGACCTAAATACTGACATAAAAATTAAATTACTGTGTATGGGCTTTGGAAAGCTCTTAACTTTAATAATTTGTTTAAGTTCTCCGCTTGTAAAGCCTTTTGTTCCATCATTTTTTCCGGACGTAATCTTTCGAGTCTTGTTTTAAGTTCTTCCCACAACATAGCCTTTTCATCTTTCGCTTCTGTAGCCAAAGACGTATAATCCATAGTTAATTCAGAGTCAGGTGTTTTAAGATTACCACTGAACTTACCTCTAACTCTACCTAAAGTTTCTTTACAATATGCGGTAAACCATCTCCTAACCCACGTTTGTGCAGGTGGATTAAGTTTATCCCATCTCATTTTATCTAATGGGACATCAGATGGGAGTCTTACTACGTCTGGATTTTTTGCTAAACAATCTTCTCTATCAAACGTATCATAATACCAATACCAAACTCTATTACGATTTCTTCTCATATTACCAAAATCAAATTTACCTCCAGGAACATTCATTAAGTGAATCGCCTTTTTTCCTTCAGGTAACGCTGTAATTCTATATGTTAAATCACCTGTAATAATTCTTCTTTTAATACTGATGTCTGACATCCTTAATAAGATATCAAATGCTGGAGTAATGAAATAGTTACCCGTAGTCCCGAGTTGTGAAAACCCAGCACCACCACCTAAACCAATACCACCCATACCCCCAAATCCACCCATAAATGGGTCAAAGTATGCCGCATCTAATTCTGAACGAGCAAACCAAAGAAGTTCATTTATTTCTCTACCTGCAGGTATTTCATAAATTTGTTGGTTATCAATTAATTCAATATAATCTTTCTTTAAAACCCAATCACCACCAGCTTGTAAACCCACGATTTTTGAATACGCATATGTGTATTGAGTTTCCCAATCCATACTACGAGTGGATAATGCTCTTGTAATTGATTGTTCATCAAGGTTTAATCCATAAACAGAAGACCACTGAGATTCTATTAACCAATCTTGGACGTGCTGTTCATAATCTTCGATTGAAAGTTCTAATAAAGAATCCATCATTTCGTCCTCTAACTCTACAGAACGTAATGGTGCCCCTAAAAGATTTCGTATTCTTTTATAAAGTTTACTTCTGTCGGGCTCATTTATGATTACAACGTTTGACATAGATTTTTTAATATAAATATCTTATAAATTATTTATGTTACGATTTTCTAATTTTTAACTGAGTAGTGTATAGGTCATTTACAAACCCCCAATTCACAACTTTCCAAAAATTTGAAATGTATTCATCTCTTTTATTTTTGTATTTTAAGTAATACGCATGTTCCCATAAGTCTAAACCTAATAATGGGTATCCATTTTCTTTTTCGGTATTCATTAAGGGATTGTCTTGGTTGGATGTTGTAACAATTTTTAATCTATTATTTTTTGTTAAAATTAACCAAGCCCATCCTGAACCAAATTTAGTTTTTGCTTCTTCACTAAATTGTTCTTTGAATTTTTCAAATGAACCAAAATCTTTTTCTATTTTAGAAAGTATTGGGCCAGATATTTCTTGTTTTTTTGGAGATAACATTTTCCAAAACAAAGCGTGGTTAAACGCACCACCACCATTATTTTTAACTACCTTATTAAATTTAGAAATCTTTTCTATAATTTCCTCAAGGTCTAAATCCTTACCTTTAACTTTTTCTAATTCAACATTAAGTTTTTCAACATATCCTTTGTAGTGTTTGTTGTAGTGGGTTTTCATCGTTTCACTGTCAATAAATCTTTCTAACTCATCATAATTGTAAGGTAGTTTATCGATACTTATTTTTTTTATTTCACTAATTAACGTTTCTTTGGAATTAAACTCAACCTCCAACAAAGATTCAATCTCATTAATTTTTTTTGAAAAAGGTTTGTATATTGATTTTTCTTTTGATTTATTATTTTTCTCAAACTTTTTCATTTCTTGTGATGCTTGTGCACTTGCTTCATCTTCATTTTTTCCACCGATATCTTTTCCTTTTTTTCTTTTCAAAATAGTTCTTTGGTGTTCATGTGACCATTCATGCGCCAATGTTCTTAAAACATCTCGATTCAATCTACCTTTAACTAAAATTTTAAGTTTGTTTTTGTTGGTTCTTGAACCAGTTGTCATTTCGCCAGTTCTTTTATTTTGAAATAGAATATCAATATCATCCTTTAATGGATAATTTTTTTTTAGTTGAGTTATAAAATCGTCAATTAATACTTTATCACCCTTTGTAGGTTCAACTCCAATATATTCAATATTCACTTCCATGATAAATAAATATCATCGGATGCCGGAAATCATATTTAACATTTCTTCTATTGAAGATGCCTCATCAAACATATCATCACCCATTACTGTTGAAATGATTTTCTTTTTTCTATTTAATATGTCGTAAATGGCTCCTTCTATTGTGTTTTCAAATAAAGGGTAATAAACTGATGTTGAATTTTTTTGACCAATACGGTGTGACCTATCTTCGGCTTGCGAATGTTCGGCAGGAACAAAAGATAAATCATTCATAATTACGGCTTCCGCTGAGGTTAAAGTGATACCAACACCAGCAGCTTTAAGGTTACCAACAAATACTTTGATTTTATCGTTTGTTTGAAATTCATCAACAGAATTTTGTCTGTGAAACTTAGAACAACTACCATCTAAATAAACTGCAGATTTACCAAAATGGTTATAGATTTCATTTAATGTGTCCGTGAAGTTTGTAAATATGATAACTTTTTTACCTTGCTCTATAATGTTTTCCGCTAACTCGATTGTGTTTTTAATTTTTTCTTTAGCGATTACTTTTCTTACTTTCATTAGTTTTGAAAACTGAATGGTAAGTGATGTCGACTCTTCAGGGTTTTGGTCATACCAATCAAAATATTCACCAACTAACTCTTCGTAGTCTTTTGATTTTAGTCTTAAATAAACGGGAGTAATAATTTTTTCAGGTAAATCCAAAACCTCTTCTTTTAATCTTCGTAGAATATGTGTTTGGGTTCTTTCCCTTAACTCATCAAGATTAGATGCTCCTGTAACATTCCATACCTTTCTTTTCCCAACACTAAATTGGAATCCGTTACAATACCTTTTAGCGTAAGCCATCCAATTCATTGCTACGGGACTATCAACAAGGTTTAATAAATTATAATAGTTCATAGGTCGAGAAGTCATTGGTGTTCCCGATAATAACCATACTCTATTTGATTTACTTGCAATGTCGTTAGCGATTTTTGTTCTTTGTGCTTGTGGATTAGAAATCATATGTGCCTCATCCATGATTACCAAATCAAAATTAATTTTCATTATTTCTGACTTTTCGGTTTCTTTAGCGTCATGGAAATTTTTTAAGATGTCGTAGTTAACAATAACAAAATCATGTTCATCTGAAAATTTCTTACCTTCTGCAATATATACGGTTCTATCTGAATAATTTGCAATCTCCCTTTCCCAATTTATTTTTAAAGATGCTGGACACACAATCAAAACTTTTTTGGCTCCCGTTTCTAAAGCTGCGATGATTGTTGATGTAGTTTTACCAAGACCCATATCATCCGCCAAAATAAACTTTTTATTTTTTACAAGTTTCTCAATTGCTTCTTTTTGGTGTTCCATAGGTGGTCTATGGGTATATTTTTCATAATCGATAGAAATGTTTTTGACTTCGTTATCTTTTAGTAATGCAGATTTTGGCATCCAAAAGTCGTGTAAAGTTTCTCCCGAAAAGATTTTACCCCAAATATGATAAGCCTTATCCTTTTCAACTAACAACTTCTCGACATAAATTTCTGATGGTTCTTTGGTATACATCTTATCTTCCATCAGTTTTTTACCAAAATAAGAGTCTAACTTGACCCATTTTTTAGCAACTTTTGGTTGTAGGGTGTGATAATTATTGATGTAATCCGCCTGAGGTCTTGTAGGTACAAAAGACTTACTATTTTGTTTTTTGTGTTTTAAATTAAGGATGTAGTTATTTGACCCTTCATAATCGTCTAATATTAAAAGGGCTTTTGATTCGGGTGTTTTAGGCACAAAATCTTCCATGATATAATATAATATAATAAAATTAAACAAAAAATCAATCAAAGTATTTATAGGTATGGCAGATAATAGAGTTCCAATAACCAGACTTAATAAGTTTTTCTCTGAAGAAGACTTTAACTTAGATATTTCTATAGGCGACGAATGGTTAGGTGGAGATATGAATTTTACCCTTGTTTTATACCGCATCGATAGACAAAGAACTATTAGTGATGATGTGTACGGTGAAACATTAGAAGACGGAATTCAATTCTTACCACCTATTGAGTTTAAGGGGTATGTTCAAATTGAAGCTTCAACTAATGTTGATTACGGGTCATCAAGATTATCACAATCAGAACCTGGAAATCTTAAAGTTGGTGTTTATCAAAAACAACTTGAGGAGTTGGATATTGATATTAATTTTGGAGACTATATTGGTTATTATGAAACAGAAGATAGAGTTAGATACTATACTGTTGTGAATGATGGTCGTGTGTTAAGTGATAATAAACATACATACGGGGGGTATAAACCTTTCTATCGTTCCATATTGGCTTCTCCTGTCACAGACAATGAATTTAAAGGATTATAATAATGGCATTACCATCAAAAGTTAAAAAAAATTTACCATTAATACCTGAAAAAGTAGGTAGAGAAAGACGACAAGAAATGTTGGACGACATTACTGACTATGGAACTTTTTTACCTAAAGGTGTGTTACATGCCGATTTAGATTTGGGTATGTTGGATTTTGTTAAAGAAAGACTAAAATTGGTTGTAACAGAAAAAACAGTACCAACCGTTGATAAAATTATAACAACTCAAAACTGGTCTCAATTTACTGAGACTTGGAACTTTCAAGATTTAGATAAAAACATTTCATTACCTTTTATTGCGACGGTAAGAACACCTGAAGTTAAATATGGAACTTTTCAAGGAGGTGCAGCAAACATACCAAATAGAAGGCAATTCTTTTATTACACTGTTCCAACTTGGGATGGTCAAAGAAAAGGTGCTGATGTTTACACGATACCCCAACCAATTCCTGTTGATATAACTTACAATGTAAAATTATTTTGTAATAGGATGCGTGAACTTAATGAGTTCAATAAAATTATAATGCAAACTTTTACATCAAAACAGGCTTACACACAAATCAAAGGTCACTATATTCCAATTGTTATGGAAGGTGTTGCCGATGAGTCTGTTAAAGAATTAGAAAAAAGAAAGTATTACATCGCCAATTATACCTTTATTATGAAAGGTCTGTTAATAGATGAAGCCGAATTTAAAGTGTCACCCGCAATTACAAGACAAGTGTCTTTATTTGAAACTGAAACTAGAACTTCTTCTAAACGAGTTAAAATAGAACCACCAAGACCTGACAATTTTGATTTAGATTTATTGTTTGTTGCAGGAAACAATCAATTAACTGAAACATTTAGATACACCGTAGATTTAAAAGTTACTGAAATTGAAAACATAAGTTCTTATGACATCTATTTAAATTCAAACTATGTAGGTAGTGGTTTAACAACAATACAAATAAATGATGGGGACACTTTTTTAATCGTTGTGACCAAATCAAATTTAATTTTAGAATCTAAAATAAAAACAGTAGCTTATTTGGTTTAACTACTCTCCGTAGATATCTTTTGTTTCTTTACAATTTTCCATAATTAACTTTTCTAAAAACTTGTAAATTTTTAAACCGTTTTTATCACAATATTTTTTTAACTGATTGTGTATTTCTGAATCAATTTTTAGGTTTTTTATTTTCTTAACAGGTTTTTTCATAGTAGGTAGAAAAAAGGCAGAATTTATTCTTACTCCCTAATAAATATTATAGGAATGTAAAGTTTTTTGTTATTTGGCGATGTATTTATATATAAAAAATAAATTTAAAATACTTTTATTGACATGGCATCATCTAATAAGGTTTTCGTTTCTCCAGGTGTTTACACATCAGAAAGAGACTTAACGTTTGTGGCTCAGAGTGTTGGTGTAACTACTTTAGGTGTAGTAGGTGAAACCCTACAAGGACCCGCATTTGAACCTATTTTTATAACAAATTTTGACGAGTTCCAAACTTATTTTGGAGGAACAAGTCCTGAAAAATTTGTTAATACACAAATTCCAAAATACGAATTGGCATATATTGCTAAATCTTACTTATCACAATCAAATCAATTATTTGTGACAAGAGTCTTAGGTTTATCAGGTTACGACGCTGGACCATCTTGGTCTATTGTAACAATAGGTAACGTTAACCCCGCAACTATACAAGTAACTGGAACAACAGGACCTGTTACTGTATTATTCTCAGGAAATACAGGAGGAACCGTAACATTATTGTCAGTCCCATCAACACTTAATGTTAATGGTAATTTTTATTTACCTTACACGGAATTTAATGGGGGAACCTCAACAATAGCATCAGATTTACAAACTTATATTTCCAGTCAAATAAATCTTTACTCTACAAGTGCCGCAACTTCAGGTTCAACTTCAGTATTCTGGGGGACAGTAACCGCATCAACATTTACTAGTACAACCGGTGTAACATTAAATGGTACTGGTGTAGTAACATCTTACAGTGAAAACTTTGGTGTTGGAAATATAACGGGAGCAACAGCATCATCATTAAGTGCTCAAACAGTAAATGACTCATGGTATTATGGGTTATTTAATTACTATCAAGGTACAAATGACGTTAACACATATTTTGGACAAGGTATGGGGGCAACTATGTCAACAATATCAGGTAGTTCATCAACAGGTGTATATTCAGGTTCAGTAAGTTTCTTTACTACATCTTATTCAGGGGCACCTTACACAACATACGATGATATGGTTGTTGCAACTTTAAGGTCAAGAGGGGTGTCTACATATAGTAGTACAATAAAAGGACCTTCCTATCAAGTATCAGGTTTAACTGACGTTACTATGAATTGTACGGGAGCTTACTCGGCAGTAACTAAAAACCCTTATGAAACATTCCAAATTAGTGGTGTGACATATGACGGTAATGATTTCTCTTTTGAAACTTCTATGTTATCGACATCTAAAAATTATTTACGTAATGTATTTGGAGCAACTAATTTTGGTAAAAACAGAACTGAAGTTCCTTTATTTATCGAAGAGACATATCCCGCACTTTTACAAACAGGATATAGAGCAGGTCAAATTAGAGGTTTATATTGTGAATTAGTTGATTTACCTGGTGTTAGATATTCACCAACTACAGAATCAATTGCATTCTATTTAGAACAATTCCAAACTCCAGAAACACCTTTTGTTGTATCTGAGTTAAGAGGTAATACAGTTTATAAATTATTTAAATTTGTTCTTATTTCTGACGGTAATTCTGCTAACACATACGTTAAACTTTCAATCGGAAATGTATCATTTGCTAATGGAACATTTGATGTGTTTGTAAGAGACTTTTTTGATAACGACCAAAATGTTAGAGTTTTAGAAAGTTTTACAAATTGTTCATTGGACCCAACTCAAAATAATTATGTTGCTAATAAAATTGGAACATCTAACGGTGAATATGAAGTTAAGTCTAAATATATAATGTTAGAAATGAGTGATGAAGCTCCTACAAACGCACTACCTTGTGGATTTGAGGGTTACATTATGAGACAATATGCTAACGCAACTCCACCATTTGTACCTTACAAAACTAAATACTACACAGCAGGTGAAGTTATCTATAACCCACCATTTGGTTCGACGAGTGGAGGTGATAACCCAGTTATCTCAAGTGGTGAAAATAAAAGAAGAGCATACTTAGGTATATCTAATATATCAGGTTTTGACTACGACTTCTTTCAATATAAAGGAAAACAAATACCAAATAATATCGCTACTGATACAACAGGACCATCTTGGGGTTATTTAACTAAAGGATTCCACATGGATAGCGGAGCTACTGTTGTAACGGTATCAAGTTCATATGTAACTTCAGGTCAATCGGCATTTGAAGTAGGTGCGGGGTCATTTAATTCTGAACCTAGTGATAATACTAATCCATACTACAATTTAATTTCACGTAAATTTACTTTATTAGCATATGGTGGATTTGATGGTTGGGATATCTATAGAGAATATAGAACTAATAGTGACACATTCGCATTAGGTCAAACAGGATTTAAATTTGGGGCAGCAAGTTCAGTAACATTCCCAACAGCAACAGGATGGGGGGCGTTCAAACAAATTTCAGGACCTAACCAAGAAACTTGGGCTAATACTGACTACTACGCATACAAATGGGGTCAATCAACTTTTGCAAACCCTGAATCAACAAACATCAACGTATTTGCAACACCTGGTATTGATTATGTTAATAACTCAAACTTGGTTGAAGATGCTATTGATATGATTGAAACAGATAGAGCAGATTCAATTTACATTGCAACAACACCTGACTTTAATATGTTCTTACCATCTTACCAAGACATCTCTGAAGGTTTAATTTACCCACAAGAGGCGGTAGATAATTTAGATACAACAGGTATAGATTCAAATTACACAGCAACTTACTATCCTTGGATTTTAACAAGAGATACAGTTAATAACACACAAATTTATATTCCAGCAACTTCAGAAGTTGTTAGAAACTTAGCGTTAACTGATAACATAGCGTTCCCTTGGTTCGCATCAGCGGGTTACACAAGAGGTTTGGTAAATGCTATTAGAGCAAGACGTAAGTTGACACAAGAAGATAGAGATGTATTATACAAAGGTAGAATCAACCCAATTGCAACTTTCTCTGATGTGGGTACAGTGATTTGGGGTAACAAAACAATGCAAGTTAGAGAATCTGCACTTGACAGAATCAACGTAAGAAGATTGTTACTACAAGCACGTAAATTGATTTCAGCGGTAGCCATCAGATTGTTGTTCGAACAAAACGATAACAAAGTAAGACAAGACTTCTTGGATTCAGTTAACCCAATCTTAGACCAAATTAGAAGAGATAGGGGTTTGATTGACTTTAGAGTTCAAGTATCTAACACACCTGAAGATTTAGATTCAAATACATTGACAGGTAAAATCTTCTTGAAGCCAACAAGAGCGTTAGAATACATCGACATCGAGTTTGTCATTACACCAACAGGCGCGTCTTTTGACAATATCTAAAAAATAAAATGAGTGGGGGGTAGAAATATCCCCCATAAATTATTTAACACATAAAACTATGAAAATAGAAAAAAAATTAATCAAAGAATCTTTAGGATATAACACTAAAGGAAAACAAACTTTTGCTGATAAAAAACAAAATATTATCATTACAGAATCACAATTAGAAAAACTTTTAGAAAAACTTAAAAAATAATGAGAATTAAAAAAGTTATAGAAGATTTCATAAGAGTCAAAAGATTGAATGAAGGGTTTAATGAAGAAGGTAACCCCGACACGAAATACTATGCATTTGATTGGGATGATAATATAATGTTTATGCCGACATCAATCATAGTTCTTAGTGAAAACGACGAAGAAGTACCGATGTCTACTGAAGACTTTGCAGACCACAGACACCAAATAGGAAAAGAACCTTTTAGTTATAAGGGAACTACTGTTGTAGATTTTGCACCAGACCCATTTAGAAATTTTGGAGTTAAAGGTGATAAGAGATTCGTATTGGATGCAATGGTTGCGTCTGTTGGACCATCTTGGAATGATTTTGTTGAGTGTATTAATGGAGGTTCCATTTTTTCAATCATCACAGCAAGAGGTCACAACCCAAAGACTTTAAAAGAAGGTGTTTATAATTTAATAATGGCTAATAAGAATGGTCTTAATAGTAGAACATTAGCTGAAAACCTTTATAGATATAGAAATATTGGTAATGAAGTTACTGGTGAAAACAAAGCAAAGGCTCTGACACCAAAAGAATTACGTGAGTATTTGGACCTTTGTAGATTTTATCCTGTGTCTTTCGGTGAGGGGTCTGCGACTAATCCTGAAGAGGGGAAAATCAAAGCGATGAGGGAGTTTATATCTTACTGTAAAGAAATGGCTCAAGAAATAGGTGAAAAAGCATTTTTCAAAAATGATGTAGAAAACAATGAAATACTACCAAATATAGGTTTTTCTGATGATGACCCTAGAAATATAGATAAGATGAAAGAATTTTTAGATGATGAAGATACTGAAAAACTAGTAAAAACTTATTTAACTAAAGGAGGAGAAAAAAAGGAAATCTAGAAATACTTATAATGCAAGAATAATTTTTAAATATTACAAAGTAAATAGAAAAAAATTTAGTTGGATATATTTATAATAAAAATAAAAGAAACAAAAAAATAAATAGACATGGCTGATTTGTTAATGAAAATGCCCTTTCAATATGAACCTAAAAGAAAAAATAGGTTTATTATAACTTTCCCATCTTCTTTGGGAATTAATTCTTGGTATGTTGAAAGTGCTTCAAGACCAAAAATTGAAATTAAAGAAGTTCCAATTCCGTTCTTAAATACTGAAACATATGTTGCAGGTCAATTTAAATGGGGTTCAATAGATGTTACATTCCGTGACCCAATTGGTCCTTCTGCATCACAAGCACTTATGGAATGGGTTCGTTTACATGCTGAATCAGTAACAGGACGTATGGGTTATGCTGCAGGTTACAAAAAAGATGTTGACCTTGAAATGTTAGACCCAACTGGTGTTGCTGTTGAGAAATGGATTTTACAAGGATGTTTCTTAACAAATGTTGATTTTGACTCATTAGGTTATAGTGAAGATGGTTTGATTACTGTTAAAGCAACATTGAGACCTGATAGATGTATCTTGGTATACTAAAAACAAAATAAAATATTATTTAATCCCATCTATTTTAGGTGGGATTTTTTATTTACATAAGATAAAGTCAAGTTATTTTTAAAGAAAAAAACTATGGACCAAAGTACACAATACGGACAAATGGATTTCAATCTTCCACATGATATAGTTAAATTACCTAGTGGTGGTGAATCTTATAAGCCTAAAAAAGAATCATTAAAAGTTGGTTATTTAACAGCTTCTGACGAAAATTTAATTCTTTCTCAAAACACCGCTAAAGAAGGTTTAATATATAATTTATTAAAAAATAAAATTTATGAGCCGGGTTTTGACATTAGTCAATTAATAGATAGTGATGTAAAGGCGATATTATTATTTTTAAGAAATACCGCATTTGGTTCAGACTATACATATTCACTATCCGACCCTAAAACAGGTGATAGATTTGAAGTTACCCTTTTATTTGATGAAATTAATTACATATACTCCGCACATAAAAAAAATTCAAATGGAAATTTTGAATACGTTTTACCTAAAACAAATAAAAAAGTTGAATTAAAACTTTTAACATTATCTGACACTAGAGAATTAGATAAAATCAATGAACAATACCCTATTGGTATGGTAGTTCCAATAGTAACTAAGAGAATAGAAAAACACATCATATCAATAGAAAATGACACCGATAGAGAAAAAATATCTAGATTCGTTAATCAAATGCCAATTTCAGACTCTAAATCATTAAGAAAATTTATTAATGAATGTGAACCTAAATTAGATGTTAAAAAAACAGTAATAGCCCCGTCAGGAGAAAAGGTAAGCGTTGAGTTAGCCTTTGGGGCTGAATTTTTTCGGCCTTTCTTTACAATATAAACAAATTGTTTTAGATGAAATTTTCTTTTTAGTTAAGTATGGTAATTTTTCATATTCTGATATAATGAAAATGCCTGTTTTTGAAAGGAAATATTTTGTTGAAAAGTTATTAGATTCATTCAAAAAATCTTAAATAACTATTTATAAATAAAAAATTATGTTTTTTATAGACCAATCTACCGATACCACCTCAGCTGGTAATGCATCAGAATACACTGGCGGTAGAGACGTATTAGACCAAATTAACCAATTAAAAGATGCGGTAACTAATTTTGTTGGACCAAACGTTAAAACAGTTTTTGAAAATGTTTCCCAACAAATAGTTTCAATGGAAAACTCTGCAAAGAGTTTACAAAGAAGTATGGGGGGAGTCGCCTTCAACTCTGCAAATTTTAATCAACAACTTTACGAAGCATATAAAACAAATTTAGATATTGGCGCCACATTCAAAGACTCACTAGATGTTATACAAGGAATGTCAGGAGAAATGGGTAGAATGGTTGGAAGTAGTACTGAAAATATTTCAAATATGGTTCAGTTTTCAAAATTGGCGGGGATGACGGCAGAATCAGTTGGAAAAATGGTGGCCGAAATGATTAGATATGGTGGAACCCAACAAGAAGCATTAGAAGAAATGAACAAAATGCGAAAGGAGGCTATAAAACTTGGTCTTAATGCTAGTAAATTTATTGGTGAAGTTAACACTAACTTAAAAAAATTATCTGGTTTTGGTTTTAAAGACGGGGTAGAAGGTTTAAGTAAAATGGTTAAACAAGCTCAAATGTTAAGAACATCAATTCAGGACATTGGTGCCGCATCATTACAAAGTAAAGTTTTGGACCCTGAGGGTGCTATGCAAGCTGCAGCAAGTTTTCAAATGCTTGGTGGGGCTGTTGGTAAATTAGGAGACCCATTCCAACTTCTTCACATGGCTCAAACAAATATGGAAGGGTTACAAGAAGAATTAGTTAAATCGACAAAATCCGCATATGCGTTTAATAAAAGTACAGGTCAGTTTGAGGCGTCAACACAGGATTTATACAGATTACGTGAACAGGCTAATATTGTTGGTGGTGATTTTGAAAAAATGGCAGAAGCGGGTAGAGAAGCTGCAAAATTAGAATTTATTGAAAATGCGATTGACTTATCAAAGGTTTCTGAGGAAAGTAAAGGATTATTAGCAGGTCTTACAACCATACAAAAAGGTTCTGGTAAAATTATGGTTGATGTACCCGGATTTGACACACAAGGTAAAACTCTTGATGAAATTCTGAAAGATACAGGTAAAAAAGCCGAATTAGACAAAGCTCTTGCTGAGTATCAAGAAAAAATGAAAATGGATGATAAACAATTAGCCGTAGACCAACTTACTATAGCTGAAAACCAAGCTATTGATATTAGAACGATTAAAGAAACAATAATGAAAAATCTTTCTCCACAAGAAAGAAAAGATTTAGAAGAAAAAATTAAAAAAGGAAGTAAAGGTGCGGGTGAAGTGGCAACAACTAGTACCGACGCAGTTACCCAAAGTGTGTCAGATATTGCAGATTATTATGCAAACAAAGATTTTAAGGAAAATAAGTCCCCTCAAGATATTGCCGACGAGGCTACAAAAAAATCGGAGTCAGAAAACGAGGCTAAAGTTAAAATTAAAACAAAAGATTTATTATATGGCGCAACTGGTGACGCCCCACAATTATTAGCTAAAGGTAAATTATATGAAGGGATTGTTGGGGATGAAGTTGCTATGGGTACTAATTTAACAGATGCACTTAATAAAGGTGGTGGTGGAGGTATTGGTGGTAAAATAGATATAAATATTAATCTGACTGGCTCTATTGGTGGAGACCCGGGACAAATAACAAAAATGTTTAATTCACCACAAGTCCAAAAACAAATAATGGATACGGTCCTTTATAAGATGAATGAATATAAAAAACAACAAGGGGTTCTATCCTAAAAAAAACTAAAACAATCTATTTATCATAAAAAGGCTGAATGGAGAGTCCACTATCATTTAATTCAAGTGAAAATTTTAGAAAAAAACTTTTGGTGCGAAATCTTCCACCATATAAGATAGAGAATGCCTTTTCACAAGATGGAAAACCTGGCTCTAACGAATTTAATATAAATGATTTAGTACCGATAGATTCCCCAAGTGTTGAACAAATAGGAAATCAACAAGAAAAAGTTTTATTACCAATTAATCAATATGGTCCACAAACCAATGCAAAAGATTATGGCGATATAGTCCCAATCAATAATAATAAAAATTATAAATCAAATGAAGGTGAGTATGGTTATCCTGATTCAATCGGAAGTGATTTAGAAGTTATTGGAAACAACACCGAAAAACAAATTATTATTAAAAATGTTTATAGACCTGAAAACGGATTATCCGATTTTGGCTCAACCGCATGGTATATAAATAACGATAAAGTAATTAGTACTATTGGTGAGGGTGAGTATACAGTTCAAGATACGGTTGGAGGTGGTTTAGAAACTACCGCTAATTTAGATAGACCTTCATTGATATCTAATAACCAATATGGTCCTGAGATACAAACAAACACTCAAGTACCAATCAACAATAATCTTCAAACAAATCCAAATGAAGGTGAGTATGGTTATCCTGATACGGTAAATAGTGAATTAGAAAATAAAGGTGAAACTGATAGACCGGTATTATTTGCTATAAATCAATACGGACCCGATAATCTACCAAACACGTCGGTAGTAATTAACCAAAATTTACAAACAAATTCAAATGAAGGTGAGTATGGTTATCCTGATACTGTAGATAGTCAGTTGGAAATGGTTGGTGTTGATGAAAGAAAACCAAACTTTTTACAAAATCCATGGGGTCCCGAAGGAAGTCAAAGTACCGAAGAGGTAGACCCTTATAGAAAACAAAAAAATTTAATAATACCACAAGGAAATTATTTAGATGAAACCGATACGTATGGTAATGAATTAGAGTTTGTAAGTGGAGTAAAAGAAACACAAGCATACCTATCTAACAAATACGCAACAGGGGACGGTGAATATGACCCTACTGAGTTTAAAACACTCCAAACGGTAGCTTTACAATTACCTTATGCTAATTCAGATAATACATTTATATTCTTACCTTCAACATATACTCCATATAGTATTTTATTAAGTGATAACCCTTCAGGGTCTGATGGTTCATTAACACAAGATTCTGATTTGGCTAATATTGGCGCAAAAAGTTTAAATAAAGAGTTCAAACATAGAGTCGCATTAGAACTGTACCAACAGACGTTAGGTCAAATAAATTTATTTAGTGGTAACGTTAATCCTGAAACGGGTGAAATATCGGCAAAACCAAACACAGACCCGTTTAACGCTATTGGATTGCTTACGGGTAATGTGCCAATAATTGCTAGAAAATATAATATCACAACACCCGACTTTTTATTTGGTCAAGGTATTAATTTTGCAGCGAAACTTGCAGGCCTATATTCACCGTATTCATATATACCTGGTGAAATTTTTGACTACCCTGACCCGATAGGTAATGGACCATATGAAAATCCATTATCTTTAATTGGTGGGGCTTTAGGTTCTTTGTTTAGTGCATTACAACCTGCAAATCAATCATCTTCAGAATTACTTGTTGAATATACATCAATAGCTACAAGAAAACTTCTTTATGACCAATTAAAATATAACCCATATAGGCCAAATTATAAAATTGGTAACAACCTACTAGCACCTGCTGGTGTATTTTATATTGGAGATAGAAAAAATCACATTATAGAGTTAGTTTCTCCGGCTTCAGAATTACCATATGCGAAAGACGGAAAAACCTCAGCAATGGGACCTGTTCTATCTTACTCAAGTATGGGTAAACTATATGAAGGTGACCAGTTAGATGAAACACAGTTTGGTATAAATACTAGAAACTTTTATGGTGCTGGTGCTAATAAAGATGGTGTAAAATGGATTGGTGCTAGCATTTTTGGAGGTTTAACTTGGACGGGTAGTAAAAGTCCTGAAAAAGATAATAATCCTGGTATTGGTAAATTAGTAGGTCGAGGAGGTGAACAATTTGAAGATAATAGTGAATTTAATTTTGGTAGTTTAGTTGGATTTGATAGTAGTAAATCAACTAGTAAGAGTTTTACTCCGGGGTCTATTTTAGATGTTACTCAAAAATTAGTAGATGCGGGACAAAGAAGTACAAAACCCCAAGAACACGTTGGTACGGCAATCAATCAGGTATCTAAAGTATTTAATGACGGGTATCAAGAATTAACAAAAGGTTCAAGAGTTGTGAGATATACCACACCAAATTCTAAACCACAAGGAACTAACACACCACAAGGTTATGAATATTGTAGAGTCTTTACAAAAGATAGACCATACTACACTTACGACGAACTTCAAAAACGTGATGGAAACATTAGAGGTTATGGAAATTCAGTTTTAGATAATACTTGGAATTTAAATATTGCGCCTGTTGATGGGTATAGTATTAAAGATGGTCGTGTAAAAAAATACATGTTATCATTAGAAAACTTAGCATGGAGAACATCAAATAAAAAAGGTTACACTTATGATGATTTACCGGCTTGTGAAAAAGGTCCTAATGGTGGTAGGATTATGTGGTTCCCGCCTTATGACTTATCATTTAATGAGAATATTTCAACAGGGTGGAAGGACAATACTTTTTTAGGTAGAACTGAACCAATATACACGTATACTAATTCAACAAGAAAGGGTAATGTAAGTTTTAAAATAATTGTTGACCACCCATCAATAATGAATTTATTGGTTGAAAAAGAATTAGCAAATGTTTCAAATAACGGAGAAATAACTCAAATTATTGATTCTTTCTATGCTGGATGTACAAAATACGATTTATGGGATTTAGTTACTAAATTCCCTATGTTTACACCAAACGATATTTTTGAAGCGCAAATACTAACCACTGAAGACATTGTTACTGTGGTTGAGGAAAATAATTTTTCAATAATCGAACAAGAAGTTGATATTAACACCACAACTACAACAACTACAGTTGTTGACGATTGTATAGAATATAATTATAATATCGGTGCATCAACAGGGGCTACTTTAAATTACACGGGTTGTGGTGAAACAAATGTTACCATTACACTTTTAACTTCAGGTAAAACGGGAAGTTTTTGTTCGGTTACAAAATCAAAACCATTCTTTCAGATAAGTGACACATCAAATACCTTAATACCAACAGGTAAGGCATGTAAAAAGACTACAACATCATCAAGTACCACAGATGATAATGAAACACCAACAACTATAAAAGAAAAATATAAAGATTTAGCATTTTATTTTGATAATAATTTTCCAGATGGTACAAGTACTTACGATACAACAGTAAGTAACGATTATAAATATTGGTATGACCTTTACATTGGTTCTAAAAACAAATACCTAAATGATGGTAATGGTTCAAAATACGCAAAGGCGTTAAATAAAATATTTGCATATAATGATTCTGCTAAGGTTGATAGAACATCATATGTATTAGGTAGTGGTTTAACTGAAAACGCTAAAATAAAATATTTGTCAGATTTTATTGATACTACAAAAGAAAATGTAGAAAAATTCTTTAATTACATTGAAGAAAATTACACACTATTAACAAATTTTGTACAAGATATTGGTAAACTTTTAGATGAAGGTAGAGATGTTTCGTTTGATTTAGAAGCGAGTGCGTCTTCGGTTAATAGTAGTGCAAATAATTATAACTTGAATTTATCAAAAAGAAGAGGTGATAGTGTTTTACAATGGTTATATAAACAAAAAACGCCACAAGGAAAATCATTTAACGACTTTAAAGGGACTAAATTAAAAATTACAGAAAAATATACAGGGAACAATGTAGAAATCCAAGATACAAAATATAAATTTGTTGATTGTAATAAGCCATTTGAGACTACAAAAGAGGAAGGGACCGTTTCTGTAAACGCTATGGCTTGCCGTAGAACAAAGATTTCAAATATATTACCAAGTGAAAATATATCACAAACACAAAATCCACCTGAAGAAACCCCTAATACGCAAACCAACCAAGAATTATCTGGCCAAGATTATCAAGTAACGGGTCAAGTAACTGAAACAACAACTACGACTACAACACCACAACAACCAAATGTTTCTACAGACCCTAGAGTTAATCAACCGGAGAATTCAACACCATCTTCTAATACCCCACCTAATACAAGGGAACAAGAAGTACAAACACAACAATTACAACAAAGAAAAGATATTACAAAACGATTAGCAAGAAAATTACTTACAGAGTGCAACTATTTTGAATATATAAAACAAACGGACCCAATGGTTTATGATGGTATTAAATCTAAAATTAAAGGGTTTCATCCGGCTTTCCATTCAATAACACCTGAAGGGTTAAATGCTAGATTAGTATTCTTACAACAATGTATGAGACCTGGTGATACAATACCTACAGTTTCTCAATCGGATAGTGGACAACAAAGTTTATTATATAATGATGTATCGAATAGTGCATTTGGGGCTCCACCTATTTGTATTTTAAGAGTTGGTGACTTTTTCCATACAAAAGTGGCTATTGATTCGATAAGTTTAAAATATGACGATGGTAAGTTTGACTTGAACCCTGAAGGTATAGGTATACAACCAATGATTGCATCTGTGGACATTAGTTTCTCATTTATTGGTGCTCATGGCTTAGCGGGACCTGTTGCAAAATTACAAAACGCATTATCGTTTAATTATTATGCGAATACAGAAATGTATGATGAAAGGGCTGAAGCTACTGATAATTTAGATTTAAGTGTTTACGATGCTCAAGTTTTAAGTCAAGTAAGAGATGAATTAAATGTTATTGATACAAAGGCCCCAAGACCCGAAATTAATAATGGTGGTGTTACTATTGGTAAAACGTTAACGAATGTTTTAAATATAGATACAACACAAACTACGGGTACGATTGAATATAAAGATGTGATGACAGAATTTGCAAACATATCTAAATCGTATTTTGAAACTACAACCGCTACGTTATCTAAAGTTAATGATGACTTTTTACTTGGAGGTCTTCAAATTCTTACAAAAGATAGAAAATTTACTGAAGGTTATTTTAATAGTTTAGGCGGTAATCTATCGAATACTGCAAATATTTTTGGTTACTCAGATTCATTTCAAACAAAAATTGAAAATTTAACAACCCAAACTAAAAATGATGTTGATAATGGCTTATGTCCATTATTAGCAGGTTTAAATAATGAACCATTTATTGACGTACAAATAAGAAAGATTAAAAGACAAATTAAAATTGAAATCGATAATAGAGCTCAAGTTATTGCGTATGAGTTACAAGGATATTCAGACCAAATATCCACTAACGAATTAACTCTTGTAAGTTTAATAGATAAAATTAATTATGTTTCCAATTCACATGACGGGTTTATTAAAAAGAATAATTCTGTAATTGTATATAATGTATCAGGAACAACTGAAGTGACCCAACCAACAACTGCGGTCGATACACTACAAGAATTAATTCAAGATTCTTACCTCATCAAAGATGATTTAAATACTTATTACCAAAAATTAATAGACTTTGGGTTAATACCGACGGGGGTATATGATTATAGCGATAACTTTACACAAGACATGTACTTACCAAATAACAACACAACACAGAATGAAACAAGATTCTTTATGATGTTCGGTAAACCAATATGTGATGACCCCGATAGTTTTGCCGATATTATTATAAATGAAGCGTTACCAAACGCGAACTCTGAAGATAAGGGTAAATGGAAAACATTCTTTGATAATAAATTAAAATCTCCCGAAACGGGATTACAATCTATTTACTTAACATCTAAAACAATAGTTGATAAAAATGTAGAGGATTTTAAAACTCAATACTTTAATTCTACATTTACTAATTATAAGCCTTATAATATAGATAAGCAAAGATTAATGTGGTATGAATCTCAAGTACCGGCAACGTCTCCATATGACAGGGATTTAACAAACATTTACTCTAGTAGAAACTCATCAGGTGATAAATTTAACTTGAAAAAAAAATTTAATTAATGGATTACTATAACAGATATAAAGATTTTTTAATTAATGGGCAACAAACTGTAGTCCCATTTTTATCTATTCCACCAAGAGTATCGGACCAACAATATCTTTATAGAACAGGTAAAAGTAGATTAGATAAAATAAGTTTTGAAAAATATGGAACACCATATTTTGGTTGGTTGATTTTAGCCGCAAACCCGATGTATGGTGGATTGGAACAAAATATTCCTGATGGAACAATTTTAATTATACCTTTCCCATTAACCGCATCACTACAAGATTATAAAGCGGCTTTAGATACACACATTTTCTATTATGGCCGTTAGACAAAGACAAAATAAAAAAATATTTATTGAAACCGAATACGATAATATAGTTATTGTTAATCCTAATGAAGTCTATAATTCAGAAGGAAAGAATGAAGAACGATTGGTTGACCATGAAGATTTGGTTTATTACGCCAATTTAGAAACTTTTATTATACCTAGAACAAAATTAGCTATAGGTCAAAGTTTTACCGACCCTGTAGTTAATACAACCATTGCAACTATTTTTGGGGGTGAAGAAGATTTAAAAATTAATTTTTTAAAACCAAGAGGGAAGTCTGATTTTGACACTAGTTGGTCCAACCAATTAACCGGTGAAGGTTCAAGACAAGGTGTTGCAATTAATCAAAACAAAGAAAAAGTTGTAAATTTTGAAGGTAGAAAAACATTTGAACGTTCTGTTGGGAAATACGAAGACACCCAATTATTAGGGATTAAATCAATTAAGGTTAATATAAAAGGAACTGGTGTCCCTGAAGTTAACATCGAACTTGTAGACATACAAGGAAGGTCATTATTTGAACAAGGTGAAAATTCTTTATATTCTGCATTTTTTAATTTTCCATACCCATTATTTTATTTAACACTTAAAGGTTATTACGGAAAGGCCGTTAGATATAGATTATCTCTTATGTCTTTTAATGCGTCATTTGATGCTGATAGTGGGAATTATAATATTTCATTAAAGTTAATTGGTAAATTTACTGCATTACTTTTTGACACTCCATTGGCGTATGCTGTTAACGCACCAAAAATGTATAACACACAAATAACGGTAACAGAACCCAATGGTAATAAAAGTTTTTTTAACACATATAAAGGTAGACAAAAGTTAGATGAGGTTTATAAAATATATAAAAGAAAAGGGTTATTACCTGAAACCTTTCCACATTTATCAATTGAGGATTTTGTTTTAAAAGTTGAAAATTATAAAACAGCACTAAAAGCGGATTTAACTAAACAAGAAGATTTTACTAAATTAAATGATTTACAAGATTTTTCTGAAAACTTAAGTAAACTTAATAAAGAAGTTTATGAGTATGCGTTATCAACGGTGTGCGATAGAACTAGTTACTACGTTGCCGGTGGGGAAATCTACTACCCTTTTAGAAAAGATGTTACATTCCAATCAAGAGAAGATTTTAAAACTAAGATTAAAGCAAGAATTGAAAATTATACAAATAATTTAAAAAATAACGCATCATTTGGTGAAAATGCAAATGCTAAGTATCAAATTAATACTTTAATAAAAAACCAAAAAGACGTTATTAAAAAATTAGATTTTAATATTTGGCAAAAAAATCAAACAGATGTTAGAGACACATACTTTGCTAGGTATAATAGACAACTATCAACTACAAATAGTGACGAGTATCGTAAATTTTTGAGTGATGAAACATTAACTGCAGTTTTTGAAACTAAAGTCCAAGATGAAAATGGGCAATGGGTTGAAGATACTCCAGATTATTTAGTTTTTGGTGATAAAACTATTGGTGATGGAACCTATGTAAAAAATTCTTACTTAGATAAGTTAGACTCCATGAATAAGAGTTTAGAGGCTAAACAAAAAGTCATTGAAGATGAATTAACTAAATTTTACGCACAACAACAATTAAAAAGCCCGGCATCAGGAGGTTTAGGGTTTAAACCAACAATTAGAAATATTTTTGCAATTATACTAGCCGGTGCGGATGCGTTCTATCGTTTAATGGATGAAACACATACAGACGCTTGGAACGTAAAATCTAATAAAAATAGATTGTTAGCTGTTATTCCTGAAAATAAAAACTTTTCAGTTGACGCTCAAAAAGCATTACAAAAATCTAGTACGGAACTTAATAGTGATAATGTTGTTTATCCTTGGCCATTATATTTTACTTTAGAAAAACAAGAAAATAATTCAGAATTGTATGTAATACAATACCCTGGAGACGCTAGATACATTCAACAGACAAATGCGTATGATTATAAAATTTGGCCTGAAGTTGGTTTTGTTGAGTCGTATATTAAAGCTAGTTTGGAAAAAGAAAAACCAACAAGTAATTACTCATATGACAATCCTTCAGACGTTACAAAATACGTACCATCAAGTACTGTTGAGTTTCCCTTCAAACAGGCACCATACCAAGATTTAAATGCTATTAAAATATTTTATGAATTATTTGAAAGAACTTTTATAAGTTCACACTACGGAAATATACCAACAGACGCGGCAACCAAAAATCAAGTGGATAAATTTTTTGGAGATATAGAGAGTTTAAATTTAAGTTTAATTGCTCCTGAAGATATTACAATAAATCAGAATTTAAAAAATTTCAAATACACATTTACTAAGTTAGTTGAATACATGAAACAGATTTCAAATGACGGACAAGGTGAAAGTTGGCAAAGGTATATAAGAGATTTTTATAATACTGAATATTTGATTAATGAGTTAAAAAATGATAATGAAATATATTCTATAGATACAATATCATCAGAATCTAAGAAAATATCGGCAGATTTACCTTTAGTAAAAAATGTAAAAGAATTTTTAAAAGATAGCCAAACTTCAGAAAAAAACACATTAGATACATACCCATTTACCGATTTAACTTGGTTGAAAAATAACATGGCTAATGGGGAATCTATCGGGACTTACGAAGATTTTAATAATACAACGAATACATATTCTTTTATTGAAGATAAAAAATTAATTGGTAGGGTTACAACTTCTGAAAATTATAGTAATATTAAACTGTTTACGAAAAACACAGTTTTTAATACTACTGCTCAAGCTTATCTTTCTAATGAAACGTCAGAAAGACCTACTCCAATCAATTCAAGGCTATCACTTAAAAATTATTTTGAAAATAGAAAATCTAAAAATTTATACTTAACTGAATCATACATAAATTATGGTAACAGCTATAGTGGAAATATAGGAACATTTATTCAGACTACATCATTATTGAATACCCCATATTTTGTTAACTCAATTATAGATGGAGTTAAAAAACAAAAAGCATTTAAAAAAAATCCATTTGTGTCGTTAGGATATTTGTTTTTAAATTCACTACCACTTATTACTACAAAAGAAAAAATTAAAGATTTTACAGATGACCAAACATTAACCGATTTAGATTATTTGGCATCATCACTAAATAAGTTTTCATCTATACACCAAGTCCCTTATGCTTGGGTTTTAAAATACGGTTCAATTTGGCATAGATATAAAAATTATATAGAAAACAAAATAGACATTTTAGATGATGTTTGGAAAGACTTTGATTATAAAAATGCATACGACCCGACATCAGGAACAACAAATAGAAGCTATACCGTTTTAAATTATGATAAAGAACCATTCACATTTAGTTTACAAGATGTGAACCTTAGTTTTCCAGCTGGGTTCCCATTAATAAGTGTACCAACAGACAGACTTGATTTATTTAATGTTGGGTTTTATCCGGAAGTCATTAACTCAATTGAGTATTATGTTAATGGAAAAGATTTAATAACCGGATATACCGGTTCTAACTATACCGGTCTTTGTGAAACAAAAGGTCTTCGTATTGGAATTAATGGAGAAGCATCTAATGCGTACCCAAAAGGGTTTGATACGAATAACTCTATTAGGTCTTTATCTAAAAATAATTTATATGTCTATAGAGAAGTTCCCAATACAACAGGTGCCGCTCAAGATAAAAAAATTATTCTATACCCGTCAACAGGGGGTATTCCATTTGACCAATCTATATTTGAATGTTTTAATGAGGATAATAAAATCACCGAAGACATTTATGATAACAAATCTATGTACAATGGTTCGGTTAGGTCAATATGGGGGATGTCGAATTTTGGTTATTACAATACTAACTTAATAAAAAAACCATTACCGACAGAATATCTTAAAGTGATAAAAACAAATGAGTCATTACAAAATGATTTTGATTTAATTAATAATGATGCGACCTATTCAAAAATAGATGAAATTTTTAATGTATTTGATATTAAGTTATTGGATAAAATGGAACAAAAGTTTTTAACTTTTTGTAGTTTAACACCAAACGCCAAAGATTTAATTTTAAATGATGAGTCAATTACAAGTACATATACAAATCCTGGTGGGTTAAAAAATTCAAACTTAAAACTTTTAAAGGGGCAAATATCCAAAATATTTAGTCTACAAGATGCATTTTTTGACCAGGTAGATGAAAATGTCGACGGAAACCAATTAGGTGAAAACCAATTAGTTAGTATGTATTCATCACTTAAAGAATTTTTAAATTTTGATTGTGTGTTGAAAATTGGAAACCCAACAAAATATGAAAGAAAATTATTTGATTCTTTTTCTAATTTACAACAATTTCAAGTCACCGATAAATATACTTTTAACCCTTATCGGGTAACAAATTTACCTGGTGATAATTCTGCAGTAACTTTAATTGAAAGTATTATTAAAAATACCGAAGCTTGGAAGACATTAAGAAAATACTTAGGGTTTTCAACAATTGAAAATATTGACTACCCGACACAAGTCGACCCTGTATTCCCATCGTATAGTGTACCAACACCCACTGCGAATACACCATCGATACAAATTAAATTTATAGGTGACTCTTCATCTTTATTTACAACAGGAACGACCGCAGGTGAATATATAAATGTTACAAAAACAAATGGACAATACCAAGTTTACCAAATAGTGGGTGACCCTAATGTTAGTACGTCTACTAAAGTAGGGTTTATTAAATTCTACCAACCAAACACTAATATTGAAGATTCAACAAATGAAGTTCCGTCATCTTATGAAAATAATTTTACAACAAACTTCTCATTTGTTTGTACGGTACAAGATATCGCACCTTCAAATTATACTATGGTTGTTGAGTATTACCCGAGTGGATTTACAAATAATAAAATTGATTTAGTTGCTAATGTTTCTACATCACCCCAAAATACGCAAACAACAACACAACCAACAAACTTTGTACCTATACCACAAGCTTTACCTAATACTGAAAAATCTTTAGTTGCTGACTTTTTCATAGATAACAATATTGATTTTACAAAAACTAATGTAGAATTACTTTATCCATTAATTAGGTTGTATGTGGAACAAAAAAGGAGTGATTCGAGTTTTGATAAAAATAAATTCACAACATATATTAACAATTATTTGTTAGATAGGTATGACTTGCAAGATAAAATGGTTAATGAAACTTTCAGTAATCTTAATATTATATTAAAAAATATTGAAGTAGATGATGGATTACCAAAAACCGCAATGAATGGGGACGCAACAAAACTTTCACTATATAATACTCTAAAAACATTTAACGATAAATGGATTGCGGGGTCTGATTTAAAAACTGTTACTTTATTTGAAGATTTTCTTTTTATGGATAGGGCTAACTCTGATTTAGGTAATAGTTACACCGTTGATGTTGAAAAGGTAGTAAAACGAATAGGATTGGATACAAATCAAAACCAATCATTAATGTCTTTGATAAGTAGTATATTAGAAGATAATTATTTTATTTTCATGGCAATGCCATCTTACATAAACTTTTATGGTATACAGGAGGCTTTAAAAAATGGAGAACCATTAAAAGATAGTGAAATAGGTAATACTCTTTTTGGTACATATCTTGAAGTTGATTACACAAAATCAAGCCCTAAATTCTTATGTTTATATATTGGGAATCCTTCTGAATACCCAAAACCAAAAGAAAACACGTTTAATAGATTTGGAGACGATAGTTTTGATTTAAGAGTTCCTGATAACCCACTAAGAGTTTCTGACCCTAAAGGAAACTATTCTTTAAATAATAAAGTTGTTGGATTTGCAGTTGATTTTGGAATTAGAAATCAAAACATATTTAAAAGTTTAAGTTTAGATATGTCTGAAATGAAAAATACATCTGAATCTTTCCAAGTTTTTGCCGATATGGGTAGTTCAGTTGCTGGTGATAAGGTTGGGCAACAATCACAGTCTTTATATAGTATTTATAAATCTAGGTCGTACAGTTGTGGGGTAACATCTATGGGTAATGCTATGATACAACCGACAATGTATTTTATATTAAGACACGTACCAATGTTTTATGGTCCTTATTGGATAACGGAAGTAAATCATAACATAAGTGAAAGTGGATTTGATACCGATTTCAAAGGTACCAGAATACCAAAATACGCATTACCTAAAGTTGATAATCTTTTGGCATCCGTAAATAAAGATGTGTTAAGTGAAATAAAGGCAATTGCGGCTAAAGACAAAAAACCTAAACAACCCGAAGTATTAGAATCCGAAAAATTATTAAGTCAAAACCCAACGATAACAACATTAGTAAGTCCACAAAATCAGTGTTCACCTGAGGATATGTTTAAAACAATCCCTTTTGTTGATTTAGTACAAACTACATTTACTAAAGATGAGGTGGTTCCATTAATAAAGGCTGTAACTAATGATGTCAGAATGAGGTCATTGTTGTATGGTTTATTACAAGTGATGCCATCTACAACTTTAAATGATGGGGTATTCAATTGTATAAATAATAACCCATATGAAATTAACACTGGAAATGTATTTAAGGGTAATTTACCAAGTTTGATAACCGCTCAATCGTGTGTATTAATTAACAATAAATCAAAATCATTGGTTAAATTTAATACATTACAAAAATCCATTGAGTTTGTTAATTCTTTTATGTTAAGTTTAATTAATATGATTCCTGAATTAGTTACCATTAATGTAGATACCGATTTAAATAGAAGTTATGGAAAGGCACTTTTTCAATTAGCATTTACCACTTGGTTAACACCAATTGCTTTTGGCCCACCAGAATTAACGGCAACTGAAATTATGGATAAGACAAAACTAGCGTTTACTGATAAAGATGGAAATATTTTACCATCATACAACCAAACTGTTGAAATTTTTACCCAAGCCTACGAACTTTTTAACAATTAACAATAACGATATATTTATATATAAAACAAATTATGGATATGAAAGGACTTTTAGACGATTATCTTAAAAAAGATACAAGAATTACAAAAAAAGATAGTGGTAATGGTTACCAAGAAGTTTGTGATTTAGACACAGGGGATTGTTATACTATTAGAATGAAAGATGGACTAATAGAAAGAGTTGACAATACTCTTAAAACAAATAGAACATTAAAAGTTGAAACACCACAAGGGGTTAAAACATTACTAAACGGGTAAAGAATAATCAAAATGAATACAGAAAAAAAAATATTAGAAGAGTTAAGAAGATTTAATCAAATTAATTCTTATATTTTAAATGAACAGGCGGAAGTTCCGGCACCCGAAGGTGATGTTCCACCGGTTCCTGATGCGGGAGCACCCGAAGGTGGTGTTCCACCGGCAGGAGACATAGCTCCACCGGCAGGAGAAGCCGCACCAGCGGGCGAAACTCCACCGGCAGGTGATGCAATTCCTGAACCGGTAGATGTTGAAAACGACCCGGATGTTGAGGAAGTTGGAGGTGAAAAAACTCAAGATGAAGAAACTGAGGAAATTGATATCACTGACCTTGTAACTTCACAACAAGAAATCCAACAAAAACAAGATGAGTTTATGGATAATATGTTTTCTAAATTAGACGACTTATCATCAAAATTAGAAAACATGGACCAAATCATGTCTAAGATAAATGACTTAGAAGCTAAATTTGATAAGTATAGAGAGAAAACACCTGAAGAGAAATTAATGTTACGTTCTTTAGATTCTTATCCTTATAATCAAAAACTAACAGATTTCTTCCAAGATAAAGAAGAAGAAATGGAAAAAACTGGAAAAAATGAATATGTTTTAACATCTGACGAAGTTGAAAACTTTTCCCCAAACGAGGTAAAAAAAACATTTAATATTTACGATAAGGAAGAAGATAATATGTAAGAAACATAAAAAAAATAATGTAATAAAAGAGGGGGTTCTGCCCCCTTTTTTTATTTGACAAACTTAAATATTCACCTATATTTGTTGTAGATAAAAGAGTAATAATTAAAAATTTATTTATGGCAAATTCAGTATTAGATTCAGTACTAGCACAGTACGAAAAGAACGCACAACCAGGTGGTTCACAGAGAACAAGTATCTCACAAGAAGACAGATTAAAGAAGTATTTTTCGGCAATCTTAATGAAAAACGAAACTTCTGCACAACGTAGAGTTCGTATCTTACCAACTAAAGATGGTTCGTCACCATTTGTTGAGGTTTGGTATCACGAAATCCAAGTTAACGGACAATGGGTTAAATTATACGACCCTGAGAAAAACGACAACGAACGTTCTCCACTTACAGAAGTTTATAACGAACTTATCCAAACGGGTAAAAAAGAAGACAAAGAATTGGCATCACAATACCGTTCACGTTTATTCTACATTGTTAGAGTAATTGACCGTGACAACGAACAAGATGGTGTTAAATTTTGGAGATTCAAACACAATTACAAAAACGAAGGTATTTTGGATAAAATCCTTCCTATTTGGAAAGCTAAAGGTGATATCACAGACGCTGAAAAAGGACGTGACCTAATCATCGAACTTAAGAAAGCTAAAACTCCACAAGGAAAAGAGTATACCGTAATTCAAACGGTTATGTATGACGACCCAGCATTACTTCACGAAGATAAAGGAATCATGAGTGGATGGTTGGAAGATGAGTTGACATGGAATGATGTATATTCTAAAAAACCTGTTGAGTATTTAGAGGCGGTTGCAGTTGGTGAGACACCAATGTGGTCATCTGAACTTAAAAAATATGTTTACGGTGAAACTGCAGACATTTCTCTTGGGGGAGCAAAACAAGAAACACCAACCCCTGTTGACCCACAAGCAAACGAAGAACCGGCAGAAGATTTGCCATTCTAATTAAACTTTAACTTGGACACTCAGACAGACTAAGTGTCCAAGTTTTTTAAAATCAAAAAAAAATGAAACCTTTTTTAGCTGAAAAATTAAAAGACGCTCTTATAAAAAAATATGAAGCAGAGATTGCAGATGCAGAAGCAAGACTTTATGTTTATTTTGTAAACCCTGTTGGGATTGGAGAGCACCCACAACACACCGAAGAAATGGATAATTTAGTTACACAACTTACAGACGCAAAAGACAAGTTGGAGACTATAACAAATTTTAAAATTTACGAACTATAATGGCTATTAAAAAGAACGATTTTAGTTCACTAAAGAAAAAATTCTCTACATCTGCAAAGTACAAACCTCAAAGATTCTTTGATTTAGGTTCTGATTTTTTAGATGCGGTTGGTTTACCAGGTCCTGCGATTGGACACTTAAATATGTTATTGGGTCACTCCGATACAGGAAAAACAACAGCACTTGTTAAAACCGCTGTCGATGCACAAAAGAAAGGTATTTTACCTGTGTTTATTATTACAGAACAAAAATGGTCTTTCGAACATGCAAAGATAATGGGATTTGAATGTGAAGAAGTTGTTGATACTGAAACGGGTGAACTTGATTGGGACGGATTCTTTATCTTTAATAACAACTTTGAATACATCGAACAAATTACAGATTACATTAATAGTTTGTTAGATGCACAAGAAAAAGGTGAATTGGATTATTCATTATGTTTCTTGTGGGATTCAGTTGGTTCTGTTCCTTGTAAGATGACTTATGAAGGTAAAGGTGGTAAACAACACAACGCTTCTACATTGGCAGACAAGATTGGTATGGGTATTAACCAACGTATTTCAGGTTCACGTAAATCTGATTCTAAGTTTGAAAATACTTTAATCATCGTAAATCAGCCGTGGGTTGAATTACCTGATAATCCATTCGGTCAACCTAAAATTAAAGCAAAAGGTGGTGAAGCAATTTGGTTAAACTCTTCTTTGGTTTTCTTATTTGGAAATCAAAAAGGTGCGGGAACGACAAAGATTACCGCAACCAAAGACAAGCGAACGGTTAAGTTTGCATCAAGAACAAAAGTATCCGTTATGAAAAACCACATCAACGGACTTGGGTTTGAAGATGGAAGAATAATTGTAACACCACATGGTTTTCTTCCTGGTAAAGATACAACTGAGGAGAAAGCATCCATTGAAAAGTATAAGAAAGAACATGCTGAGTATTGGAAAGAGATAATCGGAGTTGATGGTGACTTTGATTTGAAAGCAGAAAGAGAAGAAGTAGAGTAGTAATAATTAAAAAAGAAAAAAGTGACGAAAACCTTATTGGTTGATGGAAACAATTTGATAAAAATTGGTTTTCACGGAGTGAAAGATTACTTTCACAATGGACAACATATCGGTGCGATTTGGCACTTTTTGAATACTTTAAGAAAGTTCTTGGAAGAAACCAACTATAATAAAGTTGTTGTATTTTGGGATAGCAACACGAACTCATCACAGAGAAGGTTGATATACCCCAAGTATAAGTTAAACCGTAGGAACGATTCTAATGAGTTCAAACAAGCTTCTTACGAAAGTCAGAAACAACGAGTTAAACAATACCTTGAAGAAATGTTTGTTAGACAAGTTGAAATTGACCATTCAGAGGCTGATGATTTAATTGCTTATTACTGCCAAATTTCTGAAGACGAGGATAAAACAATATTCTCGAGTGATAGAGACCTTACACAATTAATTTCTGAAAGGGTAACTATCTATTCACCATCCACAAAAAGATATTATAAGAATGGGGATACAATCAAAATGAGCGATTTTGAAGTTCCCCATTATAATGTCAAAACTATTAAAATCCTTACAGGTGATTCATCCGATAACATCGACGGTATTTTTTATTTAGGTGAAAAGACTTTATTTAAGTTTTTTCCTGAGCTACTTGAAAAAGAGGTTGAGTTATCCGATATTTTATCTAAAGGGGAAGAACTCCTTAAAGAAAATAAGGACAACAAATCATTACAAAATCTTTTGTCTGGAAAAACAAAAGAGGGTGTATTTGGTGATGAGTATTATGTGATAAACAGAAAACTTGTTGATTTAAGTCAACCACTTATAAATCAAAAAGGTAAAGAATTAGTTGATGCGTATTATTCAGAATCATTAGACCCTGATGGTAGGGGATATAAAAACCTAATTCGTATGATGATGGAAGACGGGATATTTAAATACCTACCAAAAACAGATGATAATTGGACTTATTTTTTAAAACCGTTTTTAAAGTTAACAAGAAAAGAAAAGTCAAAATTCAAAAACAAAAAGTAAAATTATGAAAGAACAAAATGACGTAACTAAAGTTGAATTCCTTATCACATTAAATGATAATTTTGTGGTTCAAAGATTCTTTAATGTCAAAGGGTTTAACCCAAAAGCAAAAAGTAGTGTAGAGTTGATGAGCTACATGTTCGAACTAAAAACCGATTTACAAACCAAACTTAGAAATAAGTGTGTTGTTTATATGTTGGAAAATAGATTTCAAATTGAGGAGGACTCAAATGTGTTAGAGACATCTAATACTGATGGTCCTGAAAGATTTAACATTATTTTAAGGGTAGGTAATGAGACAATTTGTCACCATATCATCGACGCTAAATTATACCCACCGAAGGTAAGATATACGCTGGACGTAAGGCCATCCATAAAAAACATATTAAGAGAGCTTACTGACATTTTTTCAGCTAAAAATTTATCTTACAATTACTTAAACTATTCGTTAGTTTAATCATATTTATCATATACAAAAATAAAAAAATCATATAATATGTCAGACAAAAAAAGCTTCGGATACTTAGGAAATACCTTTCAAATTCAGTTGTTAAATAACATCATAGTATACAAGGATTTCTCAAATTCGATTCTCGAAGTCATTGACCCACATTACTTTGATAACCAGTATTTTCGTATCATTTGTCAAATGATTAAGGAGTATTATTCAAAATATGAACATACTCCTACATTTGATACTTTAGAACAACTAACAAAGTCAGAAATATCCTCTCCAATGGCTCAGAAGAGTGTTTTGGACACACTACAACAAGTAAAAGACGTATCTGATGAAGGTTCAATCTTTGTTCAAGAGAAGTCATTAAAATTCTGTAAACAACAAGAATTACAGAAGGTTATGACAAAGGCTCAATCAATCATTGATAAAGGTGAGTTTGAAAGTTATGACCACTTAGAAGAAATGGTAAGAGGAGCGTTACAGGTTGGTGAGGTCGATAAAGGAACAACCGACGTTTTCTTTAACCTTGAAGAGGTTTTAGATGACGACTATAGACATCCAGTTCCAATTGGAATTCCCGGTATTGACAATCTTCTTCGTGGAGGTTTGGCAAAAGGAGAAATTGGTGTTATATTAGCACCTACAGGGGTTGGTAAGTCTACATTTACGACAAAGATTGCAAACCACGCGTTTAATTTGGGATACAATGTTTTACAAATATTTTTTGAAGACAATCCTAAAATTATCCAAAGAAAACACATCACTCTTTGGACTGGAATTCACCCTGACGATTTAACAGAAAATAGAGAAGATGTTATTGAAAAAGTAAGACACATCCAATCTACAAGAAAAAATAAATTGATAATGAAAAAGTTACCTTCAGATACAGTAACTATGAATCAGATTAAAAATCAGGTTAGAAAAATGATTGCTGAGGGTAATAAAGTAGATATGATTATCTTAGACTACATTGATTGTGTAGTTCCTGATAAAATGTTGGCAGATGAGTGGAAAAGTGAAGGTTCGGTTATGAGAGCATTTGAGGCGATGTGTCACGAATTGGATATCGCAGGATGGACGGCAACACAAGGAAATCGTAATTCGATTTCATCAGATGTCGTAACCACAGACCAAATGGGGGGGTCAATTAAAAAGGCTCAAGTTGGTCACGTAATCATTACGATTGCTAAATCATTACAACAAAAAGAAATGAACTTGGCAACCATAGCGATTACAAAATCAAGAATCGGAAAAGACGGTATTGTGTTTGAAAATTGTAAATTTGACAATGCAATGCTTGAAATAGATACAGAACAAAGTGTTACTTTCTTAGGTTTAGAAGAACAGAAAGAAGATAGAAACAGAAATAGAATCAAAGAGCTTTTAGAAAAGAAAAAGCAAAAAGAACAACAATCTTAAATTAATTAAAAAATTATGGAAAAAATATTAACAGAAAATCCTGGTCGGTTCGTCATCTTCCCTATTGAACACAACGATATATGGGAATTTTACAAACAACACCAAGCCGCATTTTGGACGGCAGAGGAAGTAGATTTAACCAATGACATCAGAGATTGGGAAAATCTAACAGACAATGAAAAATACTTTATTAAGAACGTATTATCATTTTTTGCGGCTTCAGATGGTATTGTAAATGAAAACTTGGCCGAAAACTTCTATCGTGAAGTACAGTATCCTGAAGCTAAGTTTTTCTACGGAATCCAATTGGCTATGGAAAACATTCACTCATTAATGTATTCATTATTGATTGATACATACATCTCAAACGCTAAAGAAAAGGACGAGTGTTTCAATGCGATTGATAGACTACCTGCGGTTCAAAAGAAAGCTAAATGGGCATTAGAATGGATTGAAAATGCATCATTCGCAGAAAGATTGGTTGCGTTTGCGGCTGTTGAAGGTATCTTCTTTTCAGGTTCATTCTGTTCTATTTTCTGGATGAAATCAAGAGGAATTATGCAAGGACTATGTAATGCTAACTCACTTATCTTTAAAGATGAAAACTTACATTGTGATTTTGCAATTCACTTGCTGAATAACCACTTGGAAGAAAAACCATCTGAAAAAAGAATTAAAGAGATTTTATTATCGGCTTTAGAAATCGAAAAAGAATTCATCACTGAATCCTTACCGGTATCTTTAATCGGTATGAATTCAAACTTGATGAAACAATATTTGGAGTTTGTTGTTGATGGTCTCTTACTTAAATTCGGATGTAGTAAAGAATTTAATGTAGAACAACCGTTTAAGTTCATGGAACAAATTGCGGTTGAAACTAAAGGTAATTTCTTTGAATCTAGAACGATGGAATACCAAAAAGCGAAGTTAAACGAAACTATAGCATTCACAGACGATTTTTAAATTTTATAACATGTCATTAAAAATAATTAAAAGAGACGGAGACCTTGTGGCCTTTAACCCACAAAAAATTTACAACCGAGTAAAGCGTTCCGCAAAAGGATTAAACGTTAACTCTGATGAGATTTTCATCAAAGTTATTACTTCTGTACCAACAGAAGGTAAAGTCACAACTAAAGAGTTGGATAAGTTGATTTATGAAATTGCTGCGGCGTATACCGGAAGTCATCACGACTATTCAAGACTTGCTTCATCTGTTGCTATTTCATCTTACCATAAAGAAACTTCAGATAGTTTTTGTGATACTATGAAAGTATTATACGGAGATGGTGTAGTTCATGAAGAATTGATGAATAAAATAAATCAATATGGTGAAGAAAACATCGATGCGATTATAAGACATGAAAATGATTATAACTTTGATTATTTTGCTTGGAGGTCATTACAAGAAATGTATTTGTTAAAAAGACCAACAGGTCAGGTTATTGAAAGACCACAACATATGTATATGAGAGTTGCATTGTGGGTTACAGAAACGTTGGAACAGGCTAAAGAATATTATACTTCTTTATCAAATCAACTTATTTCTAAGGCAACACCAATCATGATTAACTCAGGTACTAAAGTGCCACAATTAGCATCTTGTGTATTACATTATAACGACTCGGATTCAAGAGAAGGTTTGTTAGGAACTCTAAGAGACATTTCAACGTTCTCTTCAGATGCCGCGGGTATCGGACTTTCAATGTCAAACATCCGTAGTAAAGAAAGTAGAATATCAACTTCAGGTGGTTATGCGGGTGGACTTTTAAAATACTTAAAGATTGTTAATGAATCACTTAGATTCTTTAATCAGCAAGGACGTAGACCGGGTAGTGCTGCTATCTATCTTGAACCATGGCACAAAGACATCTTTGATTTATTAGATATTAAAAAGAACACAGGCGCCGAAGAATTGAGAGCTCGTGATTTATTTACGGCACTTTGGATTCCTGACAATTTTATGAAGGCTGTTAAAAATAATGCTGAATGGTATTTGTTCTGTCCTAATGATATTAAAAAGGCGGGATTAAAAGGTTTACAAGAATGTTATGGCGAAGAATACGAAGAAGTATATAACACCGCAGTAAGTATGGGTCTTGGTAAAAAAGTTAAAGCACAAGACATATGGTCTAAAATTGTTGAGTCACAAGTAGAAACGGGAGTTCCTTATCTATGTTCTAAGGACAATGCAAATAGAAAGACTAACCACCAAAATATTGGTGTAATTAAACAATCTAACTTGTGTAATGAGATTTACCAATATACCGATGAAAAGACTACTGCGATTTGTACTTTATCATCTATGGTATTGAAAAACTTTGTTAAAGATGGTGAGTTTAATTTCAATTTATTATATGAAGAAACACGTAAAGTCGTTAAGGGACTAAACAAAGTTATCGACATTAATAATTACTCAACCGAAAAAGGATTAAAAGGTGGGTTAGAACAACGAGCAATCGCTATTGGAACACAAGGTTTGGCTGACGTATTTTATTTAATGGACTATACTTTCACATCTGATGAAGCTAAAAAATTAAATAAAGATATTTTTGAAACTATCTATTACGCTGCGATTACAGAAAGTAATGAGTTATGTATGAACGGTAAATATGAATCATATTCATTCTTTAAAGATTCACCAATGTCAAAAGGTATTTTCCAATTCGATATGTGGGGAGTTAATGAAACAGAACTTTCAGGAATGTGGGATTGGAACAAACTAAAGAAAAGTGTTTCTGACTATGGTATATGTAATTCATTATTTACCGCACAGATGCCAGTTGCCTCTTCAGCGAAAATAACAGGTTCATATGAAATGACAGAACCAGCACACTCGGCAATATTTAATAGACGAGTTGTTGGCGGAGAAATTATGATTGTTAACAAATACCTCATCAATGATTTTGAAAAGATTGGTATTTGGTCTGAAGATTTAAAAAATGAAATTATCTTAAATGAAGGGTCGATTCAAAATATTAATTTTAATAATTACTTAGATTCTGAAGACAAAAATTATTTGAAAAAAGTAAAAAGAATTGAACACTTAATACCTAAGTATAAAACTATTTGGGAGATTTCACAGAAACAATTAATTGATATGGCTGCCGATAGAGCACCATTCATCGACCAATCACAGTCAATGAATATCTATATGGGTAACCCAACCCTATCTAAAATTACATCATCACACTTCCACTCTTGGGAAAAAGGTTTAAAGACTCTTTGTTATTATGTAAGAACCAAAGCTATCTCAACGGGAGCGAAACATTTGGCACTTGACATGAGTAAAAGAGAAAAACCTAAAAAGGTTGAGGTGCCACAAGTTGATTACTCGACAATGAACTTACCACCAAAACCAACAAATACTGATTTTGAATGTTTTGGTTGTTCATCTTAATCGCGACACTAATCCCGACACTATGTCGGGATTTTTTATTTTATAACTATTTATTGAAAATATCGAGACACTATATTTATGTAATATGGCTAACGGAATAACATATGGTATAAATTTTCCATTCATACAAAGTGAAAAGGGTAATTATTTAAAATTAACTGAAACTACGGATGAAGAAATAAGGGCAAATCTTGTTCACTTGTTATTAACAAGGAGAGGTTCTAGGTATTTTTTACCTGATTTTGGTACTCGAATGTATGAATATATTTTTGAACCATTAGATGGGGCAACCTTTGAAGAGATTAAATCTGAAATAGAAGAACAAATTAGTAAGTATATCCCAAATATTACTATTAATAGTATAACTGTAGAATCGTATACCGATGCTGGAGAAACTTCAGGTCAATTAGACTATGAATTATTGGGTCAGGCGAGTATTTATCGTATACCGGGAGCAAACACCGCAGAATATAGTGCAAAAATAAAAATTGATTATACAAATGATGCAAGAGCATTTGGTAGTCGACAATTTGTTATAATTAACATATAATATGGCTAATAATAAAATTAACTATACCGATAGGGATTTTGAATCAATCAGAGATGGTTTAATTAATTACACTAAACAGTATTATCCTGAGCTCGTTCAAAATTTTAATGATGCATCTGTATTCTCTGTTTTAATGGATTTAAATGCTGCGGTTGCCGATAATTTACATTATCATATTGATAGAAGTGTACAAGAGACTGTATTACAATATGCCCAACAGAAGTCTTCAATCTTTAATATTGCAAGAACTTATGGTTTAAAAATACCTGGTTACAGACCATCCGTTGCCGTGGTTAATATTTCAATCACAGTCCCACCATTAGGTGATGCTGAAGATTTTAGATATTTAGGAATTTTAAGAGCGGGTTCACAATTTAACGGAGGAGGAAATTCATTCGAAACGGTTTATGATATTGACTTCACTAATCAATATAACCAAGAAGGTGAAGTTAATAGAACTAAAGTACCTACTTTTGATGCTAACCAAAAAATCATTAATTACGTAATCACAAAACAAGAGGTTGTGGTTAACGGAACAACCAAAGTTTTTAAAAGAGTAATCAACCCATCCGATGTGGTTCCTTTCTTTAATTTCTTTTTACCTGAAAGAAACGTTTTAGGTGTTAATTCTATAATTCAAAAAGACGGAACTGGATATCCAAACGTTCCCGATTATACTGAATTTGTAACGGCTACAAATAGATGGTATGAAGTTGATGCATTGGCTGAAGATACGGTATTCATAGAAGACCCAACAAAACCTGTGGATAATGCTGGTGTTAAAGTTGGAAAATATATTAAAACTGAAAATAGATTCATTACCGAATACACACCCGAAGGATTTTTAAAAGTTCAATTTGGAGGAGGAACGACAACTCCAAATATTCAATTGGCTAACTTTGCTAAGTTAGGTATAAACTTAGACTTGGCTAATTACCAAAATAACATTGGTTTAGGGTTAACGGTTCAACCAAATACAACAATTTTTGTCCAATATAGAACAGGTGGTGGTTTAGCGTCAAATGTTGGTGTTGGGGTAATCAATCAAGTAGGAACAATTGATTTTTCGGTAAATGGTCCATCAAGTTCAATTAACTCAAATGTAATTGATTCTTTAACGGTTAATAATGTAACTGCAGCGATTGGAGGGTCAAACCCACCAACAACAGAAGAAGTGAGAAACATGGTGGCATTTAATTTTGCGGCACAAAAAAGAGCAGTAACTGTAAACGATTATAAATCATTAATTGATACGATGCCAGGAAAATTTGGAGCACCCGCAAAAGTTGCAATTACTGAATTAGATAATAAAATCACCGTTCAAATTTTAGCTTATGATGAAAATGGTAAATTGACACAAACGGTTTCTAATAATCTTAAGACAAACTTAGCAACTTACCTTTCAAAATATAGAATGATAAATGACTACATACAAATTGATGTAGCTAAAGTTATCGACTTAGCTTTTGATATATATGTGGTTGTGGAATCAAATGTTAATAGAGGTCAAGTTATTACTGAAATTATTAATCAAGTTTCAAATTATATGACACCAGGAAATCGTGATATGGGACAAAACGTAAACATATCTGATGTAAGAAGGTTAATTCAAAATACCGCAGGTGTGATAAGTTTATCTAATTTACAAGTTTTTAACTTAGTAGGTGGACAATATTCAACATCAGAAACGTCACAGTCGTATATCAATAAAGCAACTCGTGAGATTAGATTAATTGACGATAATATTTACGCAGAACCTTCACAGGTTTATCAAATACGTTTTGATAATAAAGACATACGAGTGTATGTTAAAAATCTTGCGACCGTAGATTTCTCCTAAGATTATTTATTTCCTAAACTACTTACCTATTTTTAAAATGGGTAAAATAACTATTTATTTTAAAAGCACAAATGACCAAAAGTTATAGGATAAAATCAACACCAGGAAAAAAAGAAAGAAGTATACGAATTAACGTCACTCAGGATTTTGATTTTTTAGAAATGCTGTCTTTAAAATTAAGACAAGAAGACGTTTATACGAGGTTTTGTGCTGATTATGGTGTAGTTGCTGGTAGGGTAATTGTTAACGGTGGATATGGTGTACCAAACGCAAATGTATCTATATTTATTCCTCTTGATGCAATTGATGAAAATGACCCGGTAATATCCACACTTTATCCTTATAAAAACGTAGAACAAAAAAATGAAGATGGTTATAGATATAACCTATTACCTTACGTAAAAGAATATGATGGGCATACTGCAACTGGAACTTTTCCTGATAAAAATGATGTTTTAACAAGAACTGAAGTTTTAGAGGTATACGAAAAGTATTATAAGTTTACCGTTAAAACTAATGAAAGTGGTGACTTTATGATAATCGGAGCCCCACTTGGAATTCAAACATTAATTTTAGATTTAGATTTATCAAACATTGGTTGTTTTTCTTTAAGACCTGCAGATTTAATAAGAGCGGGTTTAGCAACTACTGAGCAATTTGACGGAGACCAATTCAAATCATCAACAGATTTAAATTCCTTACCACAAATTGTTAACATCAAACAAGATGTTGATGTTACTTCATTTTGGGGTGAAACCGAATTATGTAATGTTGGGATTACAAGGGCCGATTTTGATTTAAGAGATTTTGGAATTGATATTAAACCTCACGCTGTTTTTATGGGGTCAATTTTTTCATCGGCCGATGAAGACTATTTGAAAACAAATTGTAAACCCGGAAAAGAAACAGGTAATCTATGTAGTTTAGTAACTGCTCCTGGTAGAATTTTAGCGGTTAGACAAACAATTAATTACGATAATGATGGAAGACCTGTTTTAGAACAATACACATTACCTGAAGGTGGTAAAGTAATTGATGACAACGGAACATGGTTAATTGAAGTTCCTATGAACTTAGATTATGTCACAACTAATGAATTTGGGGAACAAGTATTATCAAATGACCCATCAGTAGGAATCCCAACAAAAGGTAAATACAGATTTAGAATTCAATATCAGAATGAGGCTGGTATGGAAAATAGTATTATGCGTGGTGATTATTTAGTTCCTAATGTTAAAGAATGGGGTTGGTCATCTAATAACAATGACGAGCCAACCGATACCGACGCTCAGTTATACTCATACGCCTTTAGTTTAGATTGGACTGAATACGGGGACCCAACAACAACAATAGGTCAACAAATGATACAAGAAGCTATTGATTGTGAAGATAGGTTCTACCAATTTAATTATAATAAAGTTTATACGATATCGGGATTAGTCGATAGATGGAAATGGGGTTCAAATAGATTACGACATTTAGGTATTAAAGATATTACAGATAGGACTTGTGTTAATACGGTTAATAAGTTTCCGGTTAACGATGGTGTTAGAAATTTTGATTTCTTGGTATTCATATTAAACTTACTTGTTACAATTTTAACACCTGTTTTTGTGTCTTTAATTATAATATTACATGTTTTAGCATTACTATACCCTGTAATTCGAATAATAATAAATCTTATAATATGGATAATAAACGTAGTAATATATGGGATTTGTTTAATTATTGCTGCAATATCAACTAAAAAGAAAAAAGAAGATTGTAAACAAGAAAACATAACCCCATTAGATAAAGAAAATCCATTTAAAAGAATTTCTTTACCTATGATGTCTTATCCTGATTGTGAAGCGTGTCCTTGTGAAGATGTTGCATTACCTCCGGATGAATCGTCATTCCAACAAAGTGCAACTGTTACAATATCAGCAAGTAATTTTAGCCCATTGGCGGATTTAAATTCTATATCTTCATTTGAAACATATAATAGTTCATATGCATCAACATCTAGTAGTCCTGAAAGTTATAATAATGCGATTAGACAAGCATATGCAGGATATCAAGTACTGAATTCAGGAAACAACTTAGATAAACTATTAAAAGTTCCTGTGACGCAATTTTTAGTACAAGGGGGAATACCTTCAATAGGATATGACGTTCATTTAGCTCAATCAATGAATTTAGCAAACGTAAGACAAAGATATTTTGACGGGTTAAATCATATCAAAGTTACTGTAAATAATACTAATCCGCTTACTAATACGGTTGACCCATCAACAACCTTTGATGATAGTGTTCTTGTTATGTTATGTGATTCAGGAACCATATCAAATATGCCTCCAGGACAATTATTAACCTTTACGGATTTAAGTGCAATCAATGACCCAAACACTACAGGGTTAACGACAATTAATCAGTATAATACAAATAATATAACAGGTTCAACGCCTTATAGTCCAAACAGTTTATATAACAAACAATTTAGTTGGGTTGATACAAACGGTAACGTACAAAGTGGGACTTTAAAATTAAAAATCACTGAAAACGGAAAAGAATATAAATTTAAAGCTGGGGTCGAGTACTTCCAACTTATTACAGGTGCCACCACTCAGCAATTTTCAGGTATAACAAGTGGAACAACTGGTTTATTAAATCAGTATTTGTTTAGAAAAACACAAACATATAATTATGGATTACCACCATCATTTAATCATAATGATTATATCACTCCGTGGAAATTCTTAGATGGATTTTTAGAAATGGAAATTTTAATTCTTAGTAGAGGGGTTGACCCTTACACTGAGAAACAAAAAATAAAATATGACCTCTCAAAATTATTTGGTTACGCATTATCAAATGGACCTACGGTAGAGGGTATATATCATTTGAATATACCTATACAACCAAATTCGGGTCCACAATCATTTGGACAAGGTATGTATCCTTGGTATAGTTCATATGTGACACCACAAACACATAAAGTTACAGATAATACCACAACCTCACCATATAATGGAGCTAACCTATACTTTGAACCATATGGATTTACTGTGGACCCAACTCAGTTTACTTCATTCACAAATAATTCAGTTTACTACTATAACTCAACTGATAAAAGTCAAACAACTCATAAATCATTTAATGGTGACAGTTATAATTTAGGTCATTATTCAAATAACGGAGGAGCTATTAGTAATAACACTGTTAATAATTTTACCTTTCAGTATAATTACATAACTAACGCATTTATCGGACAAGGTAATTTTGAAGGGGGTACTCTATTAACTTCCAGTATACCTGCTGGAACACCTTTTAACCCTATTGCTAACCCTAATAGTCAAGCAAGATTAATGTCACCGGCGTACCATTTACAGTTAAATGCTAATGTAACAATTACAAATAATAATAGAATGGTGTTAAGGTCCGATAGGTTACCAACATCAACAAAAACACAAACAAGTGGTAATACATCATATTCTTTACACCTTAATGATAATTTTGCGGTGTATTTGGTTGGTGAAGATGGTAATGGAACGGTGGCTCCTTTTGTTTCATTACAACCAACAGATACGACTAATAATTTAGCGGATTTAACTGGTGACACTTCTAACGCCATTACAGATGCTGTTATCGGTTCTTTACAATGTGAGAACTTAACACTTTTAGAATGTTATAGTGGTACGGGTACAAGTTTTGGTGTTAATGACCCTTGTGATGGAAATTTAGATAATAAACGAGTAAGTGGTGGGTGTTATTATTTTGTGGACAAACCATTAATTATTTCAATACCTAAGGATATTAAATATTTTATTGAGTGGAAGGCTAGATTTAGAATGATGTTTGGGGCTTGTAGGGGTGTGTTTTCACAAGTATTTCAGAATAATTGGGTAAACGGTTCTTTATATATGTTCTCGTTTAAGAAAAAAACAATTTTTAATATTACAGGACAACCCAAAAAATATCAATTCTGTGGTAGTTATGATAGCGTCTTTAGACCTGGTCAAGGACCTGTATTTTATGCCGAAGGAAAAACAAATGGATTGTATTATCGGGCAACACCTTACACAGGTAGCCAATTTGTTGGTCAAATGCCAAAAAGAAAACTTGTACCATTAACACCATTTGTACCTGCCGGATATGGAGGTATGAATGAAAGGAACTTATATTTCCCAACAACAATAATGGATTTAGGTCCGAGAGACCAATTTACAAAAGAAATATGTGCTAACCCACAATTTGAAGGGTACCTAATGGAAACCTTCCAATCTACGTCGTTTAATGATACATCAGATTTATTACAATTGTTTATTATTTCACGATTGATAAATTCCAATTTCTTAGGTCAAATGTTAGGTATTGGAGATGCGTCAATCAACAGAATGTTCTCAAGAAGTGAAGATAGAATTGATGGTGATATTGCACAATTATTCAGTATTAACTCAGAATATGGTGTCGAAGGATTTAGTGATGATGTCTACGATGATGATACACTATATGTTGCCGGTTCAGGTGATGCGTTAGTTGGCGTCTTCTTTACGGGTAATACCGAAAACCGAATTAAACTAACTCCTGGTATAACAACATTTACACCAACACTAACAAATTATTTTGGTTACCCTAAAACTCAGGAAGTTCCATTTTATTTATGGAAGT